GGCGATGCTGCCGTTGTAGTTCACATAACAGAAAGTGTTGTTGGTGTAGTAATAGGGGGAACGCAACCACCACCACACAGCAGTGCTGTTCGCACTGTGATTATAAGCTACCTTAGCGTTTCCACTCTTATAGTAGTCATACTGAAGCTGGTAGTTTTGCTCTGCTGAGTTTGCGTAATTTCTGGTTCCAAAAACCTCGAACTCAGACAAAAGGAACAGGTAATCCGTTGTCGCAGTCACATAGCTTGCTGTGTTAGAGCCGCCGCCAGTATTATCGGTATACTTCGTCACTGACTTCATAACTGCTCTCAAATCGGCAGGAAGCGCCGCCATCAGGCTGTTCGCCAAGGGGCTGGTCGGACTATTGCTGTTGCCCAACAGCGTCTTGCGCATCGCGCTGTTGTTCCATCCCCCGCTGTTGGTGCGGGAGGTATTCATGTGGAAATATCCAGCGGAAGTTTGCTCGTTGTTGTATTTGCTGTCGCAAAGTGCCACATCTTTCCCACTAATTTTTCCGATTTGGAAGTGGATACGATTTGTTCCCTCCTTGGCACTATTGTGATTAAAGCCCAAAATAAAAACATCAACGGAGAGGTTAGAGAAAGTATAATTCCCCGCCTTACCATTGAGCTTAATGGTTTTGGTATCACCAACATTCCAATAGCTTGCTGCAAGACCAGCATCAGACACTTGCTTGATTTGCTCCCATGTATAGGTGTTCAGCTTATTCCCTTTTGCGGGCATAAACTGAGCTGTCACTTCAACCGTTTTATTAGCAGGAGCAGTATAATTGCTTCCCGCTGCAACCTTGATGGTAATAGTTGCTGATCCGGTGGTCTGATTCACATGGTTAATGGTCACGATATTGCTGGATACGCTTACTGTTGCAACACTGGTATTGCTGGATGTAGCAGAGATTGCGCCATCACCAGGACGAGTCACAGTCACAGTGTCACTCAGCTTTGATGTGTTCAGGGTTACAGAACTCTTACTCAAAGTTAAGCTGCCAGCCGCCTTACCAATGCTCCACGATACAGTCTTAGCCGTTGTAGTACCGTCAGGCCACATATAGTCATCTTTCGGAGTAAAGGTGGCGTTGTAACTCGTGGCATTGGTGCCTGTGGTCACACCGCCCAGTGTAAGCTGTGCGGTGTTATAGTTACTCCAAGACGGGGACTGCGGTGTGTTCTCTTGGAATGTCAAACTACCACTTTGACTGGGGACATTCGCAATCGTCATCCTGTTCGCTACACCAGTTTTGCGATTAGCGGCGTTAGTGTTGGCTTTGCCGTCTGTAGACATGGGGAATAGAGAGACATAGTAAGTCGTTCCATTCTTCAGCCCTGTCGCCACCAGCGGGGTACTTGAGTGGCCGTTGCGGGTTGTGCTGGTATGGGTATATGCGGCGTCAGGATCGGTGGGAGAGGCAGCATAGCTTCCCTCTTTCACGACCACAATCGTGGACGCCCAGGTCGCACGGGTAACACCGTCAGTAACAACAGTAGCGGCAGGATCAGTCCACTTGATAGACAACTTCCCATTGCCCGCCGCTGCCAAAGTAATTCCAGATACATCACCGACCGCCACAGGGTTGGGCGTCGCACTAAACTCATCGTCGGCGCTATCTGTATATGCACTTGAAGTGGTGTACGGGAAAAACTTGTAGAAATACTCCACACCATCTGTCAAACCGCTATCACAGAAATAGCTGTTCTGATAAGCGTTTCTGGTCTTGCTGTCTAAAACGACAGTACCGTCTCTGCGGCTCACCGGCGCACTACCCGCCTTGCGAACCAAAAGGGTTCCTCCCCAGCTTGCCAAAGGCGAACCGGCAACAACCAGATCGTCAGGATCTGTCCATTTAACATAGACCTTTCCCGCCGCTGTCAATGTCTGAATGCCCGAAACTGCGGCCAGAGCAAGACCGCCGCCGCTGCCGCCGCTGCCAGACGGGAAATTTCCAATAATAGGCATAGTAACCTCCTTCTTTCTTTATCCCAAAAGAATGATGATGACTGGGATATCACAATAGGGCTTATCACCATTAGCAAAAATGGTTAGCGCACCATCAGTCTGGTCGCCAACCATCAGCTCTGCCATATAAACAGCATCAGTCTGTTCAAGTGTAAGATTTTGTCCAACACCAATAATGCCGTTTGTATCAGGTGTAAGCCCCTCGATTTCCAAAGTCTGTGAATACTTTGAACCTGTCCAAACCCAATCGGAAGATGTTAATGAAGCCTGGAATGACTGACTTTTGATTGCTTTTTCAGCCAAGACCTCATCAATCATCTCCATATTGGAATTGACCAGGCCGTTTAGTTTTTCCCGCCACTCTTTGAACTTGGCGGTATCATCTCCTTCGAGATAGAATCCATAGTTTTTTGTCGCGCTCATATTCCTTCCTCCTCTCGTTAATCGAGCAGGATAAGGGTAATCGGGATGTCGTATGTCGGTTTATCACCACCATACGCAACCGTAAAAGACCCATCGGCCTGGCCGCAGATATACAGCTCCGCACTTGCCACAGTCTCACGTTCCGCCGTTGAAATGTCTTGAGATAAACCGACTACACCATTTTGATTTGCAGTTAGCCCCTCAATCTCAACAATTTGACGATTGTTTTCCCATCCGGCAACGGTCAGTGTCGCATTGACTGAGCGACTAATTTCCCCAGAGATTCCGGGCAAATTTTCCACTTTATCGGACAAAGCGCCAATTTGTTGCGCCTGCTCTTCGATTGCATCAGCGGCGGTCTTAGCGACCTGACCGATCAAGGCGCTTTCCCGCAATCCAAACTGTTTCAAGTGCTCCAAATATGGAACCTTATTCACTGCCACAAGATTCACCTCCACCTATCCTAAATACAAAAGAGGAACGGCATATGCCGTTCCTCTTTATACAGCCATTATCTGAAATTAGGCGCTAACCTCCGGAGTATCAGGAACACCGAAGATTTCATCCAGCATTTCCTTGACCTCAGCATCAGTGGCGATCTCCACCACGGTCACATCGGCACCGTCAACGCTGATTGCACCAGCGGTAGTGCTTGCTTCAACCTTAGAAAAATCAGTAGCAGACTTGCCGCTGTCGGTCAAATTGCCATTAGCATCCAGGCCGGCAAAGTTGCCAGCGATAGCGCTGCCGACCTTATCAGCCTTGCCAGTGATATCAACCACATCGGACTTAGGCACATACAGGCCATCGTCTTTCTTCACCAGGGCGTTGTTTGCCTCAGCGGAGATATTCACATCCACGCTGATCTCATAGCCGCTCACAGTCACGGTAGCAGTGCCATCACCAGCCTTGGCCTTATAGGTGTCCACCAGAGCGGCCATATTTAGGAAAGAGTAGGTAATCGCATCGCTCCCGCCCTTGACGGCCAAAACCATAACAGGCTTGCCCTCCAGATTAGGGTCGGTCGCCCCAGCATAAGTATCTGCATCAAAAGCAAACTCGCTCACAAACTGGGTCTTAGTCTGATCCAGGAACAGCTCTGTAGGGAAATCAAAGCTGAACGCAGGGGTGCCGCTCTTATCCTCGGTGGTGTACAGCTTGACGGTATTACCCGCCACCTCACCAGACTTAAACGACGTTGCAAGGCTGGCAATCTCTTCCTTAGTAGCAAAGTTTTCATTGATAGTGGTCGCCAAGGTCTTCAAATCCTGTAGTCTGGTCAGTTTCTTCACATCGTAACTCATTGTCTTTTCCTCCTTGTTTTGTCATAGGTTTGTATTTTCTATCAGTTGACGGTCAACGACCGAAAACTTCTTTCAACATTTCTGCCACCTCCGCATCGGTGACAACCTGGTTTTCGTCTATGGTGCCATCTCCACTTTGTTCACCAAAGACTTCTCCAAGCATTTCATTGACTTCCTCGTCCGTTGTTACATCAGAGGGTTTAACACCGTCCCCATTTAGATCAACAGGATCTGGAACCTTGTCGGGCGCTTTCTCAATCGTGAATGAAAGAACTTTTTTATCGTCGATATGGGGCACATATACTGCACCATCCGCACCGACGATTCTGCCAAGATTTTTTACTCGCCCATTATCCAGAGTAACGACTAACTCTCCACTGTCGTTAATTTCTAAGGAAGCAATGCCAACGCCATCTTTACCGCCAGAGCCACTGCCTGCAATAAGCAAAGCGTCTCTTAAACTCAAATCTGCCATCGTCGCACCTCCTCCCTAAAACATATAGTAAATATTAACATTTACCGTTTCTAAAAATTCCAGCGATGTAATATCAATCTGGTTCATACCCAACTCAAAAACGCCAGTAAACAACGGGATTTCCTTCCCGTTAATTTTTACTACTGTACCGGCAGGACAGGAGATACCGAACTTTTTCAGCACCATGTCCCCATATTTCAAAATGCTGTTCGGGTTATCCCTGATTTCGTTCTTTTTGAACGTCTCCAGCATATTGACGCCAGGTGTAACAGTTCCATTGAAGCTACCCAAATGCGCCTGAGACATATTTGACCTCCTTCCATCCATCAACTCATGTAAGCTCGACCCAATCAAGCTCGTTAAGTGTCATATCGTCAATATCTCTTAACTCCAAATCATCAATTTCTCTAAGAAGTCGATATCGCTTTAGCCCAAAGTTTGCATCAGCAACATCAAGTGCCATACCGCAATCAGAAAGGTATAGCACTTTCACCAGCGTTCCTGTTGCACTCTCCATGAGCTGGATAATTGCCTCTGCTCTTTCAAACTTCTGAGAATTTGTCCCTTTCACATTAGCACCAATAGCAAGACCGTTATACCATCTACCAAGTGAATGCCGTATTTCTGTGCCGACGACCATTGCCATAAGTTCAAATGCCGCACTCGCCTCAATCGTTAGTTGGTAACAAAGACTTTGAAGAGTCGCGCCCATTTCCAGTGCCGTATCTGTTTCAATGTAATTCCGCTGATTGACTTCACGAATATCGGAATCAAGAAAGAAACCGCTGTCGGCTCTAATCAAACTTGTCTTTTTAGTTCCTATCACATCTGCATTAAGCAGTAATGCCAAATTCACTTTACCGGCAGACAACGCCACCTGCGTATCAATGTCTCCAGCAGTTAGGATAAGTCCATTGTTGAACTCATTCATAACCAGTTCGATAGTCTCTACAGCTGGTGTATCAAAAACGATTGGATCGTTTTGAATGTACAGGTTGTTATGCACCTCAATTTCTGCCGAAGCACCAAATGTCATCTCGATGCTCAACCGCTCTTTGCACAATTTTATCATCTCATCAATATGTGCAGTAAGCAGTGATCCAGTTTGAACCGCCACAAATTTATAAAGCGAATAGCTTTCAAGCGCAGCATTCAAAATAAGGCGATCTGTCACAGAGATACCGTCACGATATGGAATGGAGTAGATAAGCAAATCACATTCGATAATGTGCTTTTTCAAAAAAATATCAAACTCCTTTGACATAGATCTACCCCACCTTTCTTTCTATCACGTCGGGTTTTGCACAGACAGGTTCAGATATCCAGCCTTAATGGTCATAATAGTAGCCGCCTCCACAGAGCGAGGAGTTGACAGTGCTCCATACTGAAGCAGATTTCCTCCATTCTGGGCGTCAAACACAACAAAATGTGTCACCGTACCCCAGCTTGCGGTACTTTCGTTAAAATCAATGTTTGCTTCGTTTGTAACAACACCAGAAGCAGGTTCACTCAGCATATCGAGCTTAACCCTCGCATAGCCAGCACTACCAACCGGCTCGGAAACATTCGTACCGTTGAGATTGGGTGCAGTAGTGCTTAGGCCAATCCAGTATTCTGTAGGAATGGCCGGAGTTTCCTTCGTCCGATAAATATTACCGGCAGCAAGATTCAGAAAATATGTCGTAGTCATTTTGCATCCTCCTTGTTCTTTAATTTGTGTAACGCTATCAGATCATCTACTATCGAATAAATGCTTGGTTAATATTTTTGATAATATGAATCAGCCCATGATTGGGAATTTCAACTTCACCAGAAATATCACGGATGGTAATTTGGTAGATATACTTACCCGCAGGCAGATTCACCGTCTCATCCGCCTCTAACGTAACACAAACCACATTGTTTACATCACCGTCTCTATTTGGATCTGGTCTAATCTCCATTTGCTTTGATAGGAGCGGCTTACCATTTTTATTTACAAAATTGATAATAGAAAAGTCCGCTACACAAGCGGACAAATCCTGTGGTTTCTTCGTTTTGAAAAAATAGCAATGAAAGATCAGATCCTGAGTCGATCCACCAACAAAATCAAATGCTGGTAGTGTATATGGGTTTGGAATGTGCATATCATCCCCTCCTTATTCTTCCGTTTTGCTTTGCTCCTCCTCCGATGCGTTCTCTGCCTCAATATCCTTTTGAAGCTCTTGCACTAAAAAACGCAGTTCCTTCAAAGTATCGCCCATCATAATAGCACCATCACCACAGACTTGAATCTGTGCCAAACAGTTATGAATATTTGCGATATGCTGTACGATTTCAATTTTTGTCATTTTCATTACCCTCCTTAGTCGTTAAGCCAGTAATTCATGCAGCTTGTCAAAGTAGTAAAATACCAGCCGTACACGGTATCACCACGAAAAACAGTGTCAATTCCTGTTGAATAATGTAGTCCTATATTGTATCGAAGCGAATTGAATTTTGTTGCGGTTAAAGTCCTACTTCCAGAACTCATCAATGTACCTGCATATGAAGCGAATCTGTTGTTCCAAGAAAGACCTTTGGCATCAAGGATTTCTTTAACCTTATTCACCATATCGTTCCATACAAGATATGAAAAACCGCTTACTTTGCCCTTATTTCTAACGGCAGAGTAAGCGGCGCTTGTTTGCGAAGCTGAGGCGTCTCCATTCGATCTTGACCAAGACCATGGCTCAACCTTTATCTCTGGACTATCCGTGGTAAAGTATCTTGTGCCAATCCATGTTGTATCGTCCAATTTGACATTGCAAGCATAGTCGGTGCTTGGCTTCAAACCACTAAACGACCTGGAAAGCGAAGACGAAGTAGCAGTATATGTTCGGTCTACATAGACTGTACTTCCAGGATCTATTCTTACATAAAACCGAACTTTTTGCCCACTTTTCAACCCAGACACTCGCATCGTAACAGTGGTGTCGGTGCAAGATACAGTAAATGAAGCCAATTAACTCACCTGCCTTATCCGAATGTTGCCTCTAATGAGAGTCCTTCAATATGGGCGTTTTGGAAATTCAAATACCCAGAAAAAGTAGTTCGTGGAAAAGCCCAGTAAGCATATGCACCATCTGGACTCCAGAACTCAACTTCCGGCCCGAAGCCAGTGTCAATGTAAGAAATTGAAAGCATCTTGTAGAGATAGTTCCCAAAATAACCATACATACTGTATCCGCCAGTCCATTTACTATACCCAGCGGCATTTTTAGGTTTAACAATAAACTCATCTGCGTAAATCGTTGGGCTGTAGATCTCAGTTCCATTGATAAATGTTCCGTTGTTGAACTCACCATTAGCAATTTTTCTTGCCAGTTTTTCAGCGTCAGAAGCATCTCTTGCGGCGGCTGCAGCATCCTCAGCGGCATCAGCAGCGGCATCATATGCGCCGTTAATTGTGTTTTGCAAGCTATAATTTAGATTGCTCCACTTAATTGCACCATTACTCAATGTCAGATTTCCAGTCATACTAACATTGCCAGCAGAATCCACCTTAAATTTCGGGTTAGATTTATTCGGAACATAAATAGCTGGGCCGATAATTTCTGCACCAGCAAGAGCTGTCAACGACCCACTGAGCTTTGCAGCGCTCAATGTTCCGCTGAAATCACCGTTCTTAGCGTGAAAATCACCGTTTTTCTTAACCCAAAACGGAGCGATAGAAGGATTACTTGCGCCCGCCCACAAAGCGTATTCTGAGTAATAGCTTGTTCCTCCGTTGATAGCTACACGTGTATTGCCTGACCCAGAATAAAGGTAGCTGTCAGCAATCGTAAATCCGCCAATCGTACCGCTCTTGGCGATCAGTTTTCCACGGAAGTAGGCATTGCCAGTATTTACATCCAAATAGAAGTTCGCATTTGCCGGCATTCCCTCAGAGTCATAGGTAATACTGCCGGCCTTGTCCAGAAATTCAGGTGTCACAGTAGTACCATTTGTATTGAACAGGAGCTTTGTACCAGCCACAATACCATAATCGGGATCTACGATGATAAGTCCGTTGTTGCTCTGCAAAACAATCCGTGAATTATACAGCCATGCTCCGGTGCTATCCACTTGAAACATCATGGTGCCAGTCACGTTTCCATTTTCGTCAATCAACGGATTTTGAAGTACAAGGTTATTGCCGATAATCAGCTTACCAGCAATTAGTTCCGCGTTAACACCCCACTGCACTCCGGTTTCGGGAGACGCAAAGCGTCCAATCGCCAATTTTGCTGTTTTCCAGCCGTCATCTGTCATGGCAATCATATTGTCGATGATCCGCATCTGATATTTGGAATCACCACCAACATGAATGCCTGAACCGTTAAAGACAACCGTTTGGTTTTTCGCTGAAAGCACTGCGTCAACAGCACCTTTTTGCAAATCGTTCATAAAAATGTCGATCTCGGTTGCTTTGTCAGCAGTACGGTTATAGATATACTTGCTGGCGTCAAAACTTCGGCTTGAACGAGTGGAGTTTCTGATATCCTCTGTCCAACTCTCCGCCCCATTCCGCAAACGGTAGCGGTTAGAAAACACCAGCTTGAACTCATTGATTTTCTCAAAGTTCAGCTCAAAACCGATAATCTTTGGCTTAACCAATCCCTCACTGCCCAATTCTAAATAGACCGCCTTGCCAAGTTCCAGCCTATTTTTGAACGGTTCAAATTTCTCGTGGTAAAGGAAATTGGCGCTATCTACGCTAAACTCATACACAGGCCATGCGTAATCGGAAAGAACATCCGTACCAAAGTCGTATAGCTCCATTGCAACAGAATATTGTTGAAACTCACTCACATTTACTGTAAAATATGAATCAGCATTGCTTGTACTGAAGCTCAGTCTTGTTCCTTTATATTCTGTAATTCCTTGCTCCGTCCTCACAGAAATATCACTGGAAAACCGTGATAACCTGCCAGCGATGGTCAAAAGTCCACTGCTAAATTTCCGATTGTTGTAGTTCGTATTTCCCAGATAGGCCGTCAATACATAGCTGCTGTCACCCTTTACATCCAAAGTGCCCCGCACGATTTCAGCGGAGACACCAGCGTTTCCAACCGTAACAGTACCGCCGGCCAAAGTGTACATTGTTTTTGCAAACTGGCTCAGTTCCACTCGTGCGATATTTGAAGCATTTATGGACACAGTGCCGCTTACCTTAGAAATTGCACCTGCCGCAGAAGTGTCCACATCCGTAGCAACAAATGTTTCCTCCTCTACGGTGCTTTCAATAAAATACTGGTTGAGGATTTTCTGTTCCTCCTGTGTGAAGTATGATGAAAATTCCAATCGTCCAGTAAGCCGTTTGATATCATTCATGTAGCTGTCAATTTCAACTTGTAGAGAGTTGATTTTGGCCTGTTGTGTGTCGATCTCATTCTGTTTTGCGGCAATCTGAGAATTGATACGATCCAAGTTTGCCTGTTGTGTTTGCTGTCCTCTTGCAGTGGTTTCTAGGGAAAACGCCTGAATAGTTACACTTTGCTGTGCTACCAGACTCTCCATCTCACCGTTCAATTCTACAAGATCGGACTCGGCCATCAATTTCTGTGCTGTCAAAGAAGCCCGTGACGCAGCCAGCCCAGTATAATACTGCTGGTTCTCCGCAATTTCCAGCTGCCATCCCCGCACGCGGTCTGCCAATGTGGTATTGCTGTTCCCTACTTTGATGTCCAGATCCCCATTATAGAGAAAATAGCTCAAGTCCACAAGGTAGTCTGTCCCTGTGGGGTTTACATCCCGCACCGACAGACCATCCGAACCATAGAGATGTAGCTTTGTTACCATCTCCTCTGGGATTTCCTCAACACTAACTGCATCGACCAGATTGTTATAATTCAAATAGATGGGTAGGGTTTCCGGATTTTCGTTGGCATCATATACATTGATACTCTTATCGTACACATCAAACACAATGACACAGCGATACTTTTCCATGGCGTCTTCGTAACAAAAACCCAGAGCATCACTATCATACTGGTCAAATGTGCGGTAGCACCCAATCAGCCTTGGGGCCACATAGCCCACGTGCCATGTCCGATCCAATTCTAAAATACGACCCAAAATCGTATCTGCTGAATTGACTGGATTCCAGAAATTATAAGTACCTTCTTCTAAAAATAGGTTTTTCTTCTGGAAAAGATATTCCAAAGAATATCCTGTAACGGTCTTTATTTCTGACACGCCATTGCCCTCTTTACTGGGAGAAGTCAACACATAGATGCCAAACTCCTCTGTATAAACCACCTTGAAACTTGAAACAGCGGCATAAAGGGGGTTGAGCATTCCATTTACTTGATACGGGATTGTAAATGAAATCGTGCTCAACTCTGCATAGTTGATTGCAAAATTCAAATCATGTACATATGGAATTGGGCCAAGCTCTTTTCCGGCCAGAGTGCGAAGCCGAAGCATAGGCTGTTTTCTCTGTCCACTTTTAATTTTGGCATAGTTTAGATACATCTCTGACCTCCTCTCTTGTTATGCTCCAACATTATACAAATAGCGTCCGCTGATTGTAACAGTCCCGCTTCCATCGAAAATCAATTCATTATCTCCCGATGCTACCTCAAAGAATTGAAAATTGAAAAAGCTGTACAAGTCATAGCCATCAGTTTTTTCCACCATGACTTCATTTTCATTGTCGATAAGAATTTGCAACCCGCCAGCTGGAAGACCTGACAAACGGAGTGTCTGCTTTGTAGTCTTGTTTGTGATTGCAAAATTTGTACAACCAGCCGCCAATTCAATTTTCAAATCTGGCTTCAAATTCTCTTTGATTGTGCTGTCATTATAGAAACGATATTCTGTTGTACCGTTAATTTGAATACGTTCCTCAAACGGATAACTGTATCCATACGGGCAATCACACAGTACCTGTGCCTCAAAAGCGATTGGTAGCCACCCCACGCTGATTGGTGTTAGCTTTTGAATCAGACACCGAAACTGAATATGCTCCATATCTGGCTGATCAATAGAAAGCCATTGATACTCCTGATATCCAGTCAGCCAATTTGAAACCTCTTGCAACTGGTAGCGATCCATGTACTGCTCACTTCCAAAAATAAGTGTAAAGCTCAAAGGCTGGTCGTGATACCGTACACCAAAATGCAGCGGAGTAATCCGATTCGCAATTCTTGTCTCTACGATGTTAGCCTGATTCCCAAAATCGTTGTTATTATGTTTGTTGCTACCGATATCAGCAACAAACATTCCATACAATGAAGCCGGAGTATCTGCAAAAGTAAACTCATAGGTTCTATACACCCGCCACACCTCCTCTCATCAAACCCACTTGACAGGCGGGCATACCAGACATGTCACCGTCTGGGCGGCTTCGTCAGCCTAAAATGGGTGGGAAGAAAATCTCCCCACCCTGACTAATTTAGATCCTGATTTTCAGAATCCGTGCAATTTGGTTGACCATATCACGAGTAACTTTGACATGACCGTTCACCGTTTCAGGACTTGCGTTGCCTTGAATAATGGTATCGCCAATATGAATTTCCACAGGCTGAGAACTATTGTTATACACATTGCTCACAGCACCAGCGCTGACCTTTGACAACTCGGGCAAAATAGGAGCATTAACATACCCAGGCATATCGCTAAATGCGGCGGACAGCTTACTCATTCGATTCACCATCTCAGTTACTGTATTCCACATCGCTTCTGTCAATACCGGTTCGCCTTTTTCCAATTTTGCCATAATCTCATTGTCTTTGACTGATCCATCCACGCCAGCAAAACCACCCGTATGGTAAATGTACTTCTTATATTTATCGAACAGAAGCTCTTTCGACCCATCCATATACCAGGTTCCATTGTCCCGATGAGTGTAGACACCGTACTGCGCCAGTTGTTCACCAAGCCGCAAGCTATAATCGCTTAGTTCTTTCTTGCGAGCGTCACTGGCCGTATGATGCTCCTGGCTATTTGCGTACATTTGCTTAATAATGGCATGAATCATTTCATCATTTGAAGACTGGTTGCCATAATTCGTATTTCCAACAACGGTGTTCGGCTCTTTACCTGTAGCACCCGCAGCATCCATATCAGCACCAATATTTTTGAGGGCAGACACATAGCTCCCATACCGTTGTGCCGCTGCCAGAGCGTTATCCCACGCAGTAGTTATCTCACTGTTCAGCACACTTCCATATTGCGTGTTCCAATCAATCAGTTCGGAATACAGTGTATCCCAGTGGTTCTGAATATAGTCGATCGCCATGTCATAAAGTTTTTGATAAGAGGAAATGCTATCTTCCAGAATTGCAATTTCTTTATCCTTTTCTTGATGATAGGCGTCTTCCATATCATCCAAAGCGTTTTTGGTAGCATCTAAAGCCTTATCTGCCTGTTCGTCTGCCAAGTCTTCCTGTAACTCAGCCATCTCCTCCAATAGCTTGGCCCGTTCCGCCTGCGCCTCTCGACTGTCATCCAAACTAAGCGCATCAATACGAGCTTGTAATTTAGCAATTTCTTTCAGCTTGTTAGCACGCTTTTTTTCGTAGTCGGCCTCATCCTTCGTAGCATCCAGCGACTCTTTTTTCTGGTCGATGATTTCAGAGTAAGCGTCTTTCATATCTTCCAGTGCGTCAATCTGATCGTTGATTCGTTGTTTCAACATATCCATAACGTACTTTAAGATATCGTCAAGCCCAGACTGCATCTTTTTCAGCTCGTCAGTCACGCCGCCAGCAGTTTGCCCAATGCTTTGTACAGCGCTGTCAGCCAATGCACGAATAGCATTGATGTTGTCCAGCGCTGCTTTATACTGATCTTGATCCAGCCCTGCCATAGCCAAACTTGCATACACGAAGCCCCATGTAGCGTCAGTCGCTTCCTCGGTAGCATACAGCAAATTGTTAAGGGTTTCGATATTCCCCTCCATTTTCGCGATACGCAAAGCCTCAATGTAAGACAAAGAACTCTCGATTGCAAGTTGCTGTGTCTTTGCCGCAATCACATCACGAATGCGCTCCTCATTGATGACCAGCTGGCCGTTTTCATCCATAAGATACGCCACATACTTCACACCTAATCCGATAATGTTCTGCAAAGTATCAACTGTAATGTATCCACTTTCCGCATACTCATCGGCGGCATCATGTAGGGTGTCGTAAACGTCTTGGATAGAATCAACCGCCTTAGATGCCTCTTCCACAATAGCGTCAAGCAAAGAAAGAATCTCTTCACGGGAATCTTTCATACTGTGCTGCAACTCCCACCAGTTAGCAGAAGCATCCCGATTTTCTTCGTTTAGATCGGTCAGCGAACCGATTAAATCTTCCGTTTCCTTGCGAAGAGCGTTTGTCGCCTCTTGCAAGGTATCGTATTCTCCCTTGCTGTCGGCTGTCAGATCATTGAGACGCTCCATATTCTCAATCCAGAGTTCATTGGTATCTGCATTGTACTTCACAACAAAGCCCAACTCACGGAGCGCTGCAACGCCAGCTGTGATTGTGCTATCCCTCTGGTTGTTTAGATTGTGTAGAGCATCTTGTTCACGCTCGTAAGCGCCAATCAACTGTCGTTCCAATAGGATCTTCTCTTTCAGATTATCAGACTCGTCGATTCTCGTCTCAATATTAGATCTGACTTCTTGAGCCTTGCGCAGACGCTCGATTGCTTCACGGTATGCGTCAATGTCAGCAATATACTCTTCAACTTCCTTAGAAGATCCACCACCTGAGCCTCCACCGCCACCAGAGCCTAATCCACCCTTAAAATCTTTCAAGGGGATATTTTTCAACGCACGAAGCGCGGCAATTTGTCCATCAATCTGAGCAATCGCATTCTGGTAGCTGGAGATATCAAGCTGAATCTGCGAAATAAAATCGTCCAGATTTGTTTGCTTGGCAGTATAGTTATAATCAGTACCTTGGAAACTCCCACTTGTTAGATTTAGAGAAATCCCACTACCGCCAACACCACCACCAGAGCCACCCTGAACACCGCTTGATCCAGCAACCTGACCACCAGCGACTCCAGCCATAGCCTTAGCAGCTTCTTGGCATTGTCTCGCAAAAGAAGCAACATCCAGCTTCGCCTGTGTCATGTTGTTGTAAACAGCCTGTGCTGCCGCATATGCGGCCTGATTAAAGTTACCGTTTACATCAGTGCAGACCTCCATAGCAACACGATCAAACTCTTCTGCGTTCTGGGCCATAGCTGCCGCCGCCAGCTTAAATGCAGTAGCTTCATCAATCCCTGCGTCAATCAGAGCTTGTGCTACAATATTGCCAGCGTTGATACGATACTCCGCCAGCTCTTTAGCAATCTGACCCTCTCCCTCACCTACATTTTGGGCGAGATCAAGTTGTGCCTGCGCTGCTTGAACCTTCGCTTCCAACACGGCCTTATCCGCTTCCAGCTTGGCAACCTCTGCATCAATCTGTGCGTCCAACTCGGCCTTTTTTCCTTGAATAAACGAGTTGACAACACCCTCGTTCAGAATAACCTGTCCATCAGCAGATACTTGAGCATTGTTGAGAATTTCAGGATAAACCTTAGCGAACTCCAAAGCCTTGTCCAATGACAGCGAGAACCCATTTGCAACCTCAGCCTGCAGTTCTGCAAGGGTTTGGAACGAATCGGAGACAGAATCAATGGTGCTTGCTACGTTGGAAAAGTTGTTTAGTGCCGCACTATAAGCATCCAGACTTCCCGTGATATTTCCATACAACGACTCATAAATTGCCAGCTTATTTTGGTTAGCAGCAATAGCGTCGGTATTCTCATTGATTTCATTTGTTGCCTTAGCAATCAAATTACTCCATAGACCGCCATCACTACCAAGCTGACGTTGCTCCTCATAATAAGCAATATTCTCACGTAAAGCCTCATTTTGCTCTTCCAACGAGTCGATTTCCTTTTGGATTTCGGCCATCTCATTCTGCATTTTAACATTGGCGTTTTCTTTCCATGCCTCAGTATTGAGCTTGACAACCCCATTTTCTTCATAGAGATAATCAAGATAATTGTCCTCAGCAGAAGCCAGCTTTTCAATAGTATCAGCAGACAACCCTCCGCCGTCTGCCATCTCTTTTTGAGCCGCCTCCAAAACATCATAAGCTGATTTCAGTTTTGAAAGCACCTCTGGCAACTTTTGAAGCTGTGCAATATAGCGACCCGTCTCCTCAGAGGCTCCAGCCAAATCCTCAGCATAGAAAGCCGCGAAATGCGACTGGCTTTTCAGAACAGAGTCAACAGCGTTCGCAATATCTTGACTTGAGCCAATAAATTCTCCGCTCTCCTCAGCCGCAGCTATCACGCTCTGCCGATAGTCGTTGAACTCATCTTCCGTAGACGGGATCTCATTTTCAATCAAGCCTTGCAACATATACTGTTCAGCCAAATTGTTGTTCAACGACGAAATACTGTCCTGATAACTCTTTACTGCGGATGAGCATTTGTTGTAGGCATCAAATAGGGCATTGTAGACTTCGTTATCCGAACCAGCAGTTTCAGACACAATATCCAGCATTTTACCCAACCGCTCATAGGCGTTAATGACTCCCTCAACAGTTGAAAGATCAAAATCATCCTCACTGGGCAACCACAATTCCATACCACGTGGAGCAAATGAGCCATCCGAAATGTATCCAGCGTCAACCAGAGCTTGCAACCCTTTCCGGTTAATATCCGCTTCATCTGCTCCCCATGTTGTAATTATGTGGTTCATTGATTTGTTGGCGGGGCCAGAGCCTTTCCCAGTTGATAAAAGCTCATCTTTTTGAGCGTTAAGACCACCACGCAAATCGCGCTCAGACGCTTGGAGAGATTCTATCGCGGCTGCTTTAATTGCGTCCGTAAGGTTCCCGTACTCTTCGGTCAACTCCTGGATTCGATCTTTTTCTATTCCGAGCTTGTCAATAAGCTCGTCTTGGGTAGAAAGCAAATCTTCCTTGACAGAATCATCTGTTTTAACAGCTTCGCTCAACTCCAAGTAGCGACCTGTCAAATCCACAATTTCATCGCTGAGTGTAGCCGCCGAGTTCGCAGCATCAATCGCCGCTTGACGAGCTTCCTCTTGCGCCTGCTTATAGCTCTGCCACGCCTGCACCAATGCCATAACCGCAGTTACCGCCAGCATAATCCACGTCATGGGATTAGTCGCCATAGCTGCAAGCGCTGCCTTGGCATTTGCGCCGACAACTTTCCATGAAAATGCTTGGGTTTCGTTTGCCGCAGCTTGTTCCAAAGATGCAATAATCGCCTGCTTTTGGGTAGCGGTCAATTTGTTGGAATTTAGAATTTCCACCATCATTGCGGCAGAAAGCTGTTCCGTTGTTCTCTTTTCAGTGGCCTTTGCCATATTTTTAGCAAGGGCTGAAGCGGTCGCTTTATCCGTAGACGCTTTTTCGGCAAGCTCCTGGATTGTATATCTTTGGGCAGAAACAATTAGAGCAGACATCGTTGTGATCTGTTTCTTCTGCTCCGCAGTTAGTCCAAGTGCGCTCATAGCAGCTGCCTGTTGAGACTTGTCCAGCCCTATCAGTTTCGTAGCATAGAATTGTACGCTTGCCGCACTACCATCCATAGCTACCCCAGATGCCTTAATTGCATTTACAGCAGGCAATACTGTAGTTTGTAAAGACCCCATCGTCGATCTGAACTTTGCAATCAGTGCAATGGTTGTGATAAGAGCACCAGATCCAAACAAACCAAGAGACTGTGTTAAACGGTCAATCACGTTAGAAACAGCAATCAGGCCGTCAACAACCAATTTCAAATCATCGGTCTGAAATAGATTTTGGGCAACGCCAACCCAGGTCTGTTGTAGAGTATTGAGCTTGTATTCCAAAGACTGGGTAATCTTATCCATTTCGCGTTCTGCACTACCAGCACTATTCTCCATTGTTTCGATAGCTTTTTGAGCCTGCTCAAAATTGGAAAGAATAGCCGAACCAATCTGGCCTTGCCGTTTGCCGAACAAAACTTCCAGCAGTTGTGCCCTGTTCTTATCTGTCAGCTCATCCCAAATTGTTGCGATATCTTGAAGAATGTCATATGTGGAACGGTAAGTATCGGGATCGCCAACTTCAAACAGTCTAACACCTTGGTTATTATTGCTGGCAACTTTGGTAAGATCCGCAATATCCCCTGTCAATTCAGCGACATCGTTTGAATACTCTTCAAGTTCTTCGTCATACCCACGAATACGCATAGACACAGTTTTCAGAGCATTACCGACACTGGAGGCATCTCTTGTAATCTCCACAGCGGCAGTAGCCAGAGCCACAGTTTCCTCAAAAGTATTATTCGCCGCTTTCATTGCTGAAGAGCTTCTGGTCATAACCTCTACGATATCCTTATTGGAAACAGCAAATTTATTGCCAATATCATTAACCTTAGAGATGATACCGTCCAAGGAATCGTTTACGTCGATTTCATCAAACGCTTTCAAGGCGCTGACCAGACCATCTGTTGCCTGAGTAATGTCCATACCAGGAGAAATTGCCGCAAAAATTGCAGAGTTTTTAGACAACTCTGCGGCCTCGGCCATAGTATAACCCAAACGTGCCCACTCAGCGGTTTGAGAGATGACCGCCTCTGTCGTTACTCCAAGTGCCTTTGCTGTATCGTTTGCAGTAGCGTAGAAATTGCGATACTCCGCCTCTGTTGCCACTGTAACCTTACGCAAATCCACCATAGCCGTATCCAGGTCGATAATCGTTGAAATCGCAGACCTCAGCAAACGAAAGGCTCTGAACAGTAGCGTTGTAGCTGAAACCCACTGCAATACCTTACCGACATTGTTCTTCAGAACATCGCCAAGGGATTGCATATTCTTCCCTGCCGCCTTAACCTCAGACTTAAACGCACTGAATTGTGCTGTCCACTTAGTCAAATCTGCCTGGCTGTTTACTCGTCTGAGATTTGCTTCCAACTGCTGGAACTGTGCGTTCAATCCAGGATCTTTTTTTAAGGCACTCCACGTTCTTCCAACGGTTGCCAAATCCGCTTTTGCCTTTTCCAGACTTTGAGTGAATCTAAAATCGTTGACCTCGCCACGTTGGACACGCATCAGCTCAGACATCTCTTTGCTGCACGCTCCAATTAGTTGTTGCAGCCGTTCATATGTCTGAACCTTTTCCCGATCGCCCATATTCGAGCTATATTGCGACGCCAGTTCCCGAAGCTGTCTCATATTCCGAGTAACAGACTCCGTGGGTTGCACCAGCTGATTATATTTAGTTTGCAAATCAGCGATAGTGCTCGGAATGCGCTGCATAGCGGCATCGTATTCTCTCGCCTTATCCGCAATTTCCATCTGGGTATATACCAGCTGAGAACCATTCAAAAGGCGGCTCTGTTCAAGAGCCGCCGCCTGTTGTGCGTATTGAACGATATCCACATAAGGAACCAGTTGTCCCTCCAAGGTAGTTCTCTGGTTCTGTAGGACTGCAAGCTGCCCCTGCAAAGCAACCAACTTATTCTGATCGGCTTTGGGGTCTAACTTCACCATTTGAGCTTGCACAGAGGTAATCTGTTTATCCAAACCAATCAACTGAGTGTATATAGCATTGACACCACGTAGCCGCTCTTGAAACACAGACACATCGTTATTCAGCTGGTCAAAGCTGTTAAGAAATGTCACAAGCTCATCTTTAGTGCCAACATTTTGCAAAGAGGTCTTCAGTCCGTCGATTTTCGTCTTAAATGTCTCGGTGAGCGTTCCCGCAGCCTCCAGCCGTTTTTCCAAAGCCTCCAAACCGGAAAGCTGGTCGCCCTTGATTGAACCGATGTCTTTTGTCCTCAGCTTGGTCGCTACATACTCCGCATTCTGATACTCTTTTACAAGTCGTTGCAGATTAGCAATCTGCGCCTCCAGGCTGGAACGCTGCACATTGTCCAAACGCCCCTCAGCAGAAATCATATTCTGAATTTGAGCATTAAGAGCAGTATAGGTATTATTCAGCGTTTCCAAATGTGAACTATCCTTGATCGGCTTTACAGAGGTGGAACCAGCATAAGCAGCCTGGACATCGGCCAAAATAGACAACTGCCGATTTAAGTATGAAACTCGTGATTCATTATCCTTTTGCGCCTGCTTTGCAATTTGCTCCTGGACATTCCGCTGGCGTTCAAGATTGGCTGTCACATTGGTCAAGTGGGTGTTGATTTCGCCCGTCTCAGTGTTGTAGGTCTGCAAATAAGTGACCGTGCGCTGCATCTGATCTGTGCCCTGAATAGTCAGGTTCAGCATTCGCTCCTCTTCACCGTTGACTGCTTGCCACCGCCCAGTAATCCGATCAATCTGAATGCCCATCTTATCCAGCTGGTCGGTCATGGCGCGAGAAATATCAGGACTGACCTTCAAGTTGTTTAGCTCTTGCCGGATTTTTGCAACAGAGCTTTGATCCAAATTCAACGTAACGCCGATACCTTGTGTTTTCGTTGCCTGAGCGATCTGCCGACTTACTTTTTGGGCTTCAGACTGAATGTTAGAGCTATCCAGAGAAACGCCAACCTTGATAGTGCTTTTCGAGTTGATCATCTTCGCAATATTAGGAAGCTGCGCTGAAATTCGTTGTGCGGAAGCCTGTTCGTCGGCCTCCAGTTCGCTCGTCAATACAATCTTCAGATCTTCGTCCATCTTTTCTCACCACCCTTTATTTCAAAAATCATTTCACTTTGACACCCTGCCTTTGTAATCCTGCTTTCAAAGCAGTGATGTGTGCTTTACTTGCTTTTAGGTGTTCAATCGTTTTTGCAGTAAAAGGACGCGGCCCCATATAGGCCGCGCCTTGTTTCGGAAAGTCGTATTGATAAAACTTGTACCCATGCCCGTACTCGATTAGTTCGGGAAGATTTTTCCCGGTCGTCACCTGTCCCTCGCTCATACAGCCGCCCGGATTCGGATCGGTTAAGTTGACTACCGCCATAACTCCACCACGGGATGTTCCTCCCTCAATTTCAATGTTATAAGGGTCAGCCATACCGCCATATTCTCCGCGTCTGCGATACATTCGAGGCGTATAGACTTTATAGATAACCTCGTAAATGGTGGCGGCTTCTTCGTCTTGAATCTCTTTGAATACTTCATTATTCATGGCATCGTCAATCTTTCCCATCAATTTTTTGTTCGCTGCCGCAAGAGCTTCACGAATAGTCGTACCCATGCCGCCACCTCCTTCTTTTACTCTTTCTTCCCCTCGTGGAGTTTAAGTAATCCTTGCAAAATGCCGCCCTCGTCTAACCCCTTTGTCGCAACAGACAGATCACCTGCAAACTGCATCAGGTCGCTCACATTCAGACTATCCACCTTTGTAGTCAGAGCCACAATCAAATCACGCAGAGCGTTCTCCGTTGTGTTACCACTCAAAGTACAGCCCTTCTTCCAGTCGATAGCTTGAGTACAGAGGGCAACCATTTCACCCAACATAGCCTGATACCCCTCATTCTGCACGGCATCCAGATTGAGAGCCAAATACAGCTCGTTCATGCCGTTCAAATCCAATGCCGCAGCGCCCTCATCGTCTGTTTCGTTTTTGAGAGTCAGGGGCGGAAGGTTCGTACACATCTGCATAATTGTGGCCCGCAGCATAGGGGAAACATACTCAGGCCGGAATTTGCCCGTAGAATCAAAACAACCGGAAATCACCCGATTGATAAAGGTGGTTTTCTCACTTACTGTCAACGCTGTGTGAAAGGCCACTTCAAAAGAACTGTCTCCCATGGTGAATGTCTGGGTATATGCGTCTTCACGCTTGTGCTCTTTTAGAAAGGCTTTTACAGTATTCACTGCGATTTTCTTCATTATCATAATCCTCCAGAATCAGTTCATTTTCATAGCCAGATTGTAAGTCAAATCATCCGCGTGTTGACTGATCCAGCCACGATAGTTCTTTTCCAGACGGCAAACTGCCGTCCGCTCATCATTGTTAAACCACTCCATGTAAGGCACAAATCCAGAACGCTCCGGATTGGAAATAAGGTCGTTCTGTCCGTCATGTCCGATAACAATTACTTTGCAGCTATCATGGACACGTGTTAGCACTTTTTTTAACTCATCAAAGTAGAAATTCTGGGCTTCATCTACAATAACTACCTTGTTCTCAAAGTTCGTGCCTCGCAGAAAAGTGTGTGTCAAACATTCGATGTAGGCGCTCTGGTACTTCTCGTTGATAGAACTGTCATAAAATGCGGTGTTCCGATTCACACCTATCTTATCTAACGCTTCATAAAACGGCTCGAAATACGGTTCGGATTTTTCTTCGATAGTTCCCTTTAGGAAACCTTGTTTTTGTTCCTGTGTCGGTGAAGCGATATACACAATGCCTTGGCTTCTGCCATACTCATATAGAAGATTGGCCGTGGCAGTAGCAATAAGTGTTTTTCCTGTACCTGCCTTGGCGTTACAGAAAACAACCAGTTTCTCCTTGCTCCAAATCGCATCCCGAAAAATCTTTTGCTGTTCATCCAGCCTCAGCCCATAAAACGGGTGTTCAGAAAGGGTAATAGGAACATCATGAATGCTCACGCCAATATTTTTCCGCGCCATATTTTTCACTCCTTAAAGAATGGTATCAATGTCTGTCACAATCTCATCAGCGATTCCCAACTTAATCATTTCTTCACTGAACATAAACCAGTCTCGCCGGTAGTTCTTGTCATAAACATCCTCCGTAATGTGAGTGCTGGAAATGATATACGCTTTCATCCGCACCTCCAGCTCCTTGGTAAATTCCAAGTTATCCAACATTTTGCCAATACTGCCGATTGCACCAGAAGATCCATCGTGAATAAGACAACTGGTATGAGGGAAGATATACCGTTTGTGACCGGCCATCAGCAAAAGGCCACCAGCACTATAAACTCGTCCCATGCCAATGGTATAAACGGGGGTTTTAGATAAGTGGATCATATCAATGATGTGTAGCACTGTATCCACACTGCCGCCGTCTGAATTGATAAGGATTTTGATAGGCCGACGATCCTTCGGTTCAATGCCTCTATCCTCTGCATTCCACTTTCGGATGTAAAGCGCAATGTCGACTGTGGCATCATCAATTTCGTCGTTCCAGAGAATTTCCCTCTTTTTCAGCCGACGATAGTATTCAAGCAAGGAAGGTTCAGGAAGCACATCCTCCATCAAATCCTGAATGTCCTCAAAGTCCTCGGCAAATTCACCACAAATACGATTCTTCATGTTTGCACTCATGTTTTCTCTCCTTTTGATATTTCCAAATTGTTTACGACATAGTGACCAATACAGATTGCATCCGAAAGGTTGTCATTATCAGTCTCGATTCCGAACTTTTCCCGCACAAATTGCAGAGAAAGAATTTTGGAACTTTTCTTTGGTTCAAGCTCCACCTCTTTTACCTTGGATTTGATTTCCTTGGTAGTTCTGCCTCGTGCTTTACAAAAATTTTGCCATTGCGTTGGTGCTACAAGACCATAAAGGTATTCGTTTTTCTCACACAGATTTACGAGTACACCCTGCAACTGTGCCAGTTTCTTGAAAGATTGCACATTCTTTCTCAACTGAATGTCCTCAAAGAAAACCGCATCAATGCAGCGCGTGTGTATCACTTCATTTATCAACGCCTCGATGTGCAAAATTGCCTGTTCAAATGTATGATTTTTGCTCTCAAAAGCCCACGTCCCATAGTCAACCAGAGACTTTTCTTCATAATCGAAAACAGCCCACGCACCATGTCTGGCCTGATCAACGGCCAGGATATTCACCTCTACTCACCTCCAAATCGAAAAAGGAGGCGCTGCAGCCTATTTTCTGCAACGCCTCTTCTTTATTCTTATTCACTTACCTCAGCATCATCTGTTGAATGCAACTGCTTTTCATCCTTCTTCTCAACGACCGCCTGACCAGCGGGAACAGCTTTCTTTCTCGTCCCATTCATACCTTTCACTTTTGAGGCGATTTCCACCATGAGCATTTTCACACTCGGCAAAAGGCCGTCTGTCTCTCGAATATTCACACCACGTTTGCTAAGAGCATGATAGGCTTTCACAGCATCGTGATCGCCCTGATATTCCATCAAGACATTGAGAATATAGTAATGGTCGGCGGTGTCGGTCAGAGCACGCCAGCTATGAACCTTTTCACAGGAATAGCAATACTCGTACTCTGCACCGCACACCCGGCAATGACGCTTCATCGCTTACACGCCCACGCCAACTGCCTTACCGATGAGGATGTAGCACAGCTCTTCCTCCTCGGAGCAGTAATCCTTCATGGCGGAAATGCTGAAGGGGTGGGTGCCCTCGGTGGTCAGATTCAGACTGAAGTTGTTGTCCAGCTTACCCTTGGAAATCACAATAGTGATAGCAGCGGTCACACCACACACATCTTCAGCCAGGATCTTGGCAATATACTTGGCATTCTTGTTGAAGGTTTCAGAGCTGTCGGTCACACGAACGGCCTCGTCCGTCTCGTACTGATACAGCACGCCAATACGACTTCCGGTATAGGTATCAGGCAGCGTGATAACATTTCCGGTAATCTTGGCGTTTTCATCAGCAGTACCGACTTCAATGGGATCGCCCAGAGACTTGTCCTTGTTGATCGCGTACACCACACTGGGGGTAGTCGTCGGGGTATAAGCCATGGTAGCTTTCTTTTCACCACTGTCCTCCACAATCGTGATGATCTCGAAATCCTCACCCTTGATCTTCTTGTCGGCGGTCGCCACCTGAACCTCAGTACCCAGCTGAGAAGCCATCAGGCCAAGCTCCAGCTTAGAACTTTCGCCGGACAGAGTGAAACCCTTGGCGGTATCAAAACGTGAGATTAGAATACCACGCTCGTCGGTCTTATCCACAGATTCGCCAGTGAACTCAGCCTGGGGGCTTTCGATGTTTCTGAGCACCCAATTCACCATACCAGACTCCAGATCTACCTCGGTTAGACGGAGAAATCTGTTGATAACAGCACTCTTAATGTCAAAATTAGGCATAATTAACCATCCTTTCTTGTTAGCCGCAGGTGTCAGTCAGACATCCATTCAAGCTCTTTTTTGTTGATTTTTTTCATATCAACGCAACCACTATAAATTCCAAGCATTGTGAAATAGTAATGGTCACGCTTTTGCATACGCATAATACTGTCCATAAACACTCCGATAGGTGCATCCCAAACAGTATCCCATCGAAATTGAGATCCAGGCAGGTTTATTGCCGAAGAAACAAGTGGTTTCAGCATGGACTTGAACGGCTTGTTTGCTGCGTCCTCGCGATCATCCCGATCCGCCTCGATCATAATATCTCTGGTATAATCGTCATACGGCTTCACTTCATTCTTTTTGAACTGATGGATATGCCGTAGATAATCAGTTAGCAACTTGTAAACCGCACGGTCGATTACCGCCCCATCCCGATTCACAAGAACAAAATCTTTGAGGTTCTTTGAGGGCATAGGTTGAAACGAAGCCACATCTAAATCCCCAAACAGTATCTTCGTGTCACGCAACTGGATAGCTCTAAACGTAGACACAAACAACTCATACTCGTCTATCCTATCCCAATAAGTATTCATAGCGTCCCATATCTCTACCTTACGGTCAGCGGGTGTTGCACAAATTGTCTGTGCAAGTCCAAAATACTGCTGCTCCCCATAATGGTAGATCTCCCTCAATGTTGGGTTCCTCACTCCAATTTTTGGTGTAATTTTGTACGCTTCGCCTGTCAGCGCAGTTAGACTATCAATCATAACAGTTCTGCGCTCCTATTCCTCTCGTGAGTGATATATGGGATTTGCCACCCAGAATATCCTTCGTTAAACTGAACCTCATCTGCTGTGCTCAGAACAATTCCTCCCAGCCCAAACAAAGGTTCCTCTCCGTTATTCAGAATACAATCAACCTCATCTGCCAGCAGATCCGCTCTGGAACCCTGCAGCAAGTCAATTTGGTGTTCGTTACAGATGATATAGACGGTGATCCCCGTCTCCTTCACCACATTCGAGTCGGTATATACCACACGGCTACGCATCGTAATGAAGTTTTTATCTACTGTTTGTGTATCTGGGACATAAAAGTGAGTTTTGATAAGAGACGCCGCAGGACTTTTGCTTCCCGTTCTGATATTCTCAAACTCCACTACATTATTGCCCACATTACAAAGCAGGTTTACCACTGCCTGATTTTGTAGCAGCTTACGCTTCAAAAGGATTTTTTGCTGAATCATCGCGTCAAAATGCGGCACTCTCTTCACCTCCCTACCAATTCACGATTTGAATAGTAATGACAGCCTCACACGCGAGTTCGTCATTGATCGCTTTGATTTCAATTTGCTTTCCAACATAAGATGGATCGCTCTTTGCCTGTAATGTAATTACACCATCTTCCTCTGCGATAATACTGACTGCACCGCCAAAGTCGCATTCCAAGTGGTATTGAGGTGGATCAATAGGATCTCCATCAGCCGTCAAACAACGAACCTGTACTTGCTTTGTTTCGCCACTTGCCAATCTGAAGTCTCCGTCCAAATCAGTCAATATGAGAGAAGCCGTTGACCCTGGTACTTCCTCTACACCACCAGAGGTAGCAGCATGATAATCTGCAATCATCAGTTCAACACTGTCTGTTGCGGTATTCAGCTGGTCTTGCAGCACTGACCATTGAATTAACCCATCCTCCTCACGCTCACTGCCTACCGCATAAGAAACAGGATCTACCCTTGTAATACGATAGACACTTGGCTTGTCACGTCTTTTATCCATGATAAAGCGGAAATTGTCATCCAGCAAAATCGTCTCTTGGTTAAATGGGAGATAAATTAAATGCTGATCTTCTCCAACATTCATGTGGGTCTTTTCCAACTCACCTGTACCGTACTGTGTACTATTGGTGCTAAATACTGGATAGTCTACAATCTCACCAGTCAGCGGGGAAACAAATCGAATGGAATGTTTGCATTTCCACAATACCGCTTTTTCGTAAATACGGTTGTTGTCTGGCAACGCACTGACCAGCCAGAATGCTCCATCGTATTTCACATACTGCCCGCACTTCAAAATTCCAATATTACAGAGAATTTGTCGTACTGTCGTGCTGTTGTAAACATCGCTGGTCTTATTTTGAACGATTGCTCTTACCTGTTGTGGCTGGGCATATACAGCCTTATCATAGATCAACACATCGGCCCCGATAAAAGAGTCAAGCACCTCCTGAAAGCCATCCTGACCATATGCCCAAAACTCATCATCCTCAAAACCGCTGTTGAAAAGGGGGCGTGTCATCCGATACCAGCTCTTGGATTCCTCTGACATATTACCACCCCTTATCCATACGTATGATCTTTCTGCCGATGGAGCAGTCTTTCAACCAAAGCAATCTGATCGTCAAGCTCCTGCTTGGTCACACGCTTTGTAGCATCCTGCCCTGTCAGCTGTACATCTTTACCGTAAATACCATTCAAGGCCATGACACGGCTCAATTCCCTTTGCAGATAAGACACATACATCATCTGCGCCAGCGTCCGGCAAACGGTTCTATCCAGTTTGCCGGCAAACTTTTGTGTTTTCTCGTTATACCGCAAGTCGCAGCTTAAATTCAACTCATAATCTGCAACCGCTGTGGCAAGCCATTCTGCCTCTAATCCTTCTGGGATTTCAAATTTCGTCAAAGGCATGGAATGGAAGGTTTTCTCAATATCCGCAAAGGTTGTTCTCTTAGCGTTAGGCATATTCCATACCCTCTCCTCTCTCAGACCTAAACGGCGGCAGTTTCAGCCAGAGCACGTAGGGCATCCACCTTCCACGCCTCAACATCATCTGACCCGGCCTGCTGTGCCAACTCTACCAGCATCTTCTTCTCAGCATCGGTTGTTACCATTGCTTTAAGCTGCTCGTTGAACTTGGCCTTAGTACGGATATTCAGCAATGCCTTGACAGCATCCAGGTTCAGCAGAGCAGGAGCGTCTGTCTCCACACTTTCCAGGCCGAAAAGCTGCTTACGTTGCTCATCATTGACAATCTGAATACGAGCATGGTTGCCCATACCGTCTGTGCCAGTGAACATCCTATTCCCAGTTTGAATCTGTGCCTGAACCTCCTCGAATGACAGCAGAGGCCAGTTCTTCGCGTTCGCGGGGATCTCAACATCACCCTGCCCAGCTTTACGCCAGAAAGAGAGAGGCCAAGCGCACAGATTATTTACCAGGACATTGTTATTTGTTGCCATAACGATTCTCCTTGTTATTGAAAATTAGGGAGGGTTTTACCCCTCCCTTTTAGTTTTCTTTGATTTAGTTCGTCGCTTAGGCGGTGGGTGCCTCAAAGTTGGTGTCGGAAATCAGACCGATCTGATCCTCCATACCCTCCGCAACACCAGCGCCCAGTTCCATGTCGAAGCGGGTCAGATGCTGCCGAGTCACGATGTCGTCACCAGTCATAGTGGTCAGACCACCACGCAGGAAGACCTGCAGCGGGGACACAGCGCCACGGGGCAGGAAGAACAGCAGACCTTGGGGCATATACAGATCGTAGTCGGTGCCCGCAGCATTCAGCTTCGTCCAGTTAATTGCGTTGGGCAGCTCGGTCACGATTGCGCCGTTGTACAAATTGACAAGTCCAGTCTTACGAATCTCCTCAGCGACAATAGTGTTTGCGTACCGCGTCTCGTCAGCTGCCAGAGACTTGAACCCAGCAAAATCGTTAAACTGGCTAACCACAGAGTAGTCACCAGCGATGTTGACCTTGCCGTACCGACGCATGGACTTCAGCATATTGTCAACGCCGGTCTTGGTAATACCGGTGGACTCAGCAAAGTGCTTCACGCCCTTAGCGTTCTTCAGCGCATTGTACAGAACAGTCATCACATAATAGACAGCCTTATTCTGCATATCAGTCTGCACCTGGTTCATACCCTCGGCAATATTGCCGTCGAAATTGCCGCTCTGAAGCTCACGGTAATCAACAGCAAAGCCACCAGAAATAGTCTGGGTGCCGATGGGGTACTCACGCCAATTCCAAGCCGCAAACGGCACATCAGCACTGGAAGCCTGGAAACGAGAATCCACGCTCTCATACTTATAGGTCTTCATCATAGGAGCTTCGTGGTATCCGATCCGACGATAAGTACCCATAAAGTCGAATAGGCGCACAGCCTCCAGCAGTTTCGGCTCAATAGCGAAACGGACAATGGTATTGATTTCGCTCTGTGCGGCAAGATCGCCAGCCAAAGCCTTAGAAGACAGCTCCTTCAGCGTTGCCACAGATTTGTCCAAAACCTTGGCATCCACATTGGGCTTCATGCCCGCTGCGAGAGCAGAAAACACCTCGACAACAGGGGAGTTCTGCTTAACACGCCCAGTGTCAACAACAACCTGAGCATTGTTCATATTGATTTCATAAATCGGGTTCATGTTTTCTCCCTCCTTCATTATTGCACGCGGATAACGGCCAGAATACCCTTACCCATATACGCGGTCTTCTCGATGACCTCAAAGTACACCTTGTAGCCGTCACTTGTGCCCTTTACAATCAGGCCATCAGTGCCAAACACCAGGGTATCGCCAGCGTCAACACTGTCAACACCGCCGTTGATCTCATAGTCGGCAAACTCCATCTCCATGTTTGCCACGGAAGTCAAATCGTCAGCACGAACATATTCGCCCTCCTTGACCTCCACAGTCTCACTGTAATTGTGCATCTCAGGCTTATCGTTAATATTGGTAACGATGCGGTGGCACGCCTTAGCCTCATCCGCACTGGCAGGCAAATTAGCCGTCTTAGCAGCGCGATCCAGAATCACGCCCATACCCACCTTCAGATCGACAGCAGCTTTGCAGTAGCCGACGTTCTGAACATTCTTGAAATAACCGATAGTCTTTGCTTTCATTTCCTCTCACTTTCCTTTCTTAGAATACATCGACTTCACCGTCGTCAGCTTCCAGCTTAGTGCTGTCTGTCATAGCGAAAACATCAATTTCACTGGCAGCGTTGGTTTCTGCAACCGACTTCTCGCGTGACAAGCGCACCATCTCAGTACAAATCTTGCCCACGATAGCATTGATTTCCACACTTCCGGGGTTCTCATTGAAAGCGTCGATCTCCTCTTTTGCGATCGCCTGCTGCTCCTCGGTGTAAGGTGCCAATGCTGCATTTAGCTCGGCTTTGGCAGCTTCGCTTTCAAGCTGGGCGATCTTGGCGTTAGCCTCACTCAAACTGGCTTCTGCCGTCTCCTTGGCGGCATTTGCCTCAGTCAGTCCAGCCTCAGCAGCGGCTTGTGCGGCATTTGCCGCCTCAAAGTCGGCCCGCAGCTGTGCGATTTCGGCCTCCTTGAGTTTGATGTCCGCCTGGAGCTGGGCAATCTCAGCATCCTTTGCCTCAACCTTTGCCCAGTATTCATCCCACTTGGAATTGGACTCGGAAACAGCTCCGGAGATGACCGCCATCAATTCATTTTTCAGCTTCTCATCCATGGTACTTTCCTCCTTTTGTTGCTTTTTATTATTTAACTCCATCACGATAGCGGCCTCATCAGCCGGTTTGACGCTAAGGATTGCATAGCCACTGTAATCATAGATTTGCGGAATACGACCCTGCTCTTTCCAACCGCCGGAGTAAATAATGTATCCATCATGCTCGGCTTTACCAACAATTTCGACAGATCCCTTAATAGTGGATTCTGCCATATGCTCACGCAGCCAAGCTACAAACTTTGGATAACGCATCTCGTCCAGTGTTCCCTCAGCAATCAACACTCGCTTCGTTACACCATCAATTTCAACGTCATCAATATACGCCCTGTCAAAATGCCCCACCATAGTAGCATCCTCAAACAAAGGCAAGTTATCTTGTACACGAATCTCAGTCATTCCGTGCCCATAAGGAATGTCTCTATCATCTGTCAGAAACTCAACGGTAATTGACATACCTACTACAGAATGCAGGTTAGCTTGTACATATTTCTCAATCCACGAGATTCCATTCTCCTGCCACGTAGAATCGTCTGGAAAGATTTCATGCAGGATGACCTTGATAGGCCGTCTGCCTGCAATCTTGCTTTCGCTGGAAATCTCATAACAAATTGGATAAAAAAACTTCTCAGCCATACTTCTTCACCTCCCTTTACGTATCAGAAGGAGATGGACTTGCATTTCCATTATTAGCCGTTGTAGATGCGGTGCTTGCATTTTGTGGCGCATCACCGCTGGTACTTTTATCTACATCGCCATCTGGAGCGTCTTTACCCGTCACAGTAAACGAAGTTTTATGGACTGGGTAGCGATTTTCAAAATCTTCCTCCAACTCCAAGTCCATGAGAGAGAGATAGTCGTCAGCATTGATACCCGTTGCTGCAATCCATGCAAGCAAGCTCCCTTTGCCACGCGCATACAGATCAGAGAAATATTTTACCTGCTTCTCCCGATTAGCAAATGTAATAGGCAGGACCCTAAACTCTACGCGATAACTGCTATCACGAATTACATTATAGTTTAAGCACTTGTTCAACTCCTCAACAATAGCCTCAATCCATGTAAAAACATTGTTTGCCACAATCTCCAGATTCAGCATGGCCGTAGCATAGTTGCTTGTGGAACTGCTTCCGCTTAGAGCCGCCGCGCCCACACCGATAGCCTCGTTCACATCTTCTTTGATCGCATTCTCGTTATCCTCGTCCAGCAAGTCAATATTGACTGGCAGGCTATCCATTTTTGTGCCTGCCGCCAAAGAGAAAAATGCAATGCCGCTGGAATTTGTGCGCTGTGTCAGAGCTTGTCTTACCGTGTTATGCTGATTTTCCTGTTGCTTCTGAGATAGAGCGGAAGTACCCTTATCTTTCCCCTCTGGAAATGTCTCGTAGTAAATCTGATTGTTTACCTTATCCAACACATGACGCTTGGTATTGATAAAATACTTGGCATAATCAATATCATCCAAAGCCGCAACAGCAAACGGAACGCCATACGGATCGTTCTGACTGCTTTTAATTTTGGTTACAATCGTTTTGCGCCAATCCAACCTCAGCCATGTAGCGCCGTTTTCAAACCCACCATTGTGATACTTTTCCCAGCCGTCTTGAATTTGCCGAGGAAATCCACGTAATTTCCGCTTGCGCTCGTCATCCAACATACCATCAAAATACCGCAGATCAAACGCTACCTCGTAGCAGTTATTCCTACGGCCAATAATTCTTACATATTCAATAGGAAGAGAGATAACTACCGTGTTGACGCCAGCAGAGTTGATATCAGTAATGCCATTGATATCCGCATCCGTCAGCGCCAACCTCCGCTCTACAGGAATAGTGCGGGTTTCCATGTACCCTACATACATTCCTTCGTTGGCATTATGAAAAACAGCGTCACGAATCACCTCTTTGTAGCGCATAGAACGAAGAACACTATTCATCCGATCAGCATTAGTGCGATAGCCTTTACGTTGACCACCGGACTTTTTGGGTCTTGCCGTCACAATGTAATCCAGAGAGTGAAGACTTGTCAGGGCGTCAATCGCAGTGCCAACCGTCCCATTGGAGTAATACGCCCAACGTGCCCACTGACGCAGCTCAGTAATGTATCTCATAGGTTCTTGCGCCATTCTGATAATCTGCTCCGTAGAATATGGTGCTGTCTTAGAGCTTCCACAACCGACCGCATTCAAATAGGCCGCTCCGAGTTGAGTGTTGAACTCATGTAAAACTGCTTCCACTGTAGAGGAAATCGCATTCTGCTCAGTAGTATCTCTTGGATGATTTTCCCCGCCTGTCAGTCTGGTCAGCCATGACCGAAATCTTGATTCACCTGCCATAAATCTTCACCTCCTTAATTGTAAAATGTTACATATTCGTATTCTGAACTATCCGAAAATAGATCCTGCTCCAAAAGCTCAATGAAATAGTTGCCATAAGATACCGAAGTATACCGGTCTTTCCGTGCTCCAGACCGTTCTTCAATTTTAATAAGCCCAGTTTGATTTTGCACCGTATACTCCAGCCCAATCATTTCATTGATTAGTGCTACAGTTTCCAAGAAAGGACGCTCATAAAAAAGCTGAGTTTCGACATCTGCTGTCTCATAGTCCGGAACAATTCGCTGTAGTTCCTCCACACCCTCTTGATTGGGCACCATTAGCTCAATCATTTTACTGTTGAGTGTATTTTTCATACATACAGCGATTTTACTGTTCGTTTCCAACTGGGCTTTAATAGAGTAAACTACTTCTTTCTGACCGGCAATTACGATACGAGATCTTAGGTTATCGTCGTTCATGCACGACCAAGGCTCATATTCTACATTGCGTTCTACATCATATAGAACCTTCGCTAAGGCATCGTAAATAGCAATACCTGCATTTCTGGTATCCAATACACAGTAGTCCGCATCAAAGTCTGTAAATAGTTGTTTGATCCGAATGGCCTGCTTGGTTGTTTCAAATTCCGTTTGAGGTTCCATATACACCACTTGCCGGCGATACCCTTGCTTAACTTCAATGTGTTCTCCGTTCACATCAGAAGTCTTGTATTCCATACTTTCTGGCAAAGCACGAATACAAGAGAAAATAGAGTTATCGTTGCTGTCTCCCCCCTCAGTGGCAATATCACAAGATATAATACGGATTTCTCCTTGCTGCCGAGGAATAGCATAGAGATTTCTTGCCCGCATCAAAACATCCTCGTTTTTCCGTGGATAGAATGGACGTTTTAGGCAACGGTTCTTATTCAACATCTCGTAAGTAAAGTAAGCGTGGGCGTTTTCGGCAATCATTTGGTTTTCGTACTCGATTGCCCATGCTACACTATCCAGTTTGTTCCGTTCTTTGATAAGGAACGCCCTTGGTTTGATTGCGTGTTTCAACGAAATGCTATAATCCATGCCAATCAGAATAGCAGAATCTTTTTTCAACATATCTTTCACGATGATCTTCATCTGATCCCACATCCAATGGTTTTTATACCATGCAGAACTGATATAGACCTCTTTCGGCTCCTCGATCAAAGAACTGTATTCCTCATACTTCAAAATACATGGAACCTGCCGCACATATAGAAAAGGAGAGAGAACGGTATCAATTATGTTTTTCAGAATCATACGGAACTCTTCATAAATCATTACAGTCGCACGGTGTCCACGAGCATTGTCATTGGCCGGCACCACAATAATAGAGCTTCCATTATGGAAGAAAACCTCAATTTCATTCTGATTATCACGGATGCGCTCAATCTCCGCCTGCAACAACGGAGATCGAGGTAGAATTTCCTTCTGGATTTTCTCAGACACAATCAGCTTTGCCTGTCCCTTCGTGGCTGAAGCTACGACGATTTTCGCACCTGGTCGCAAAATTGCTTCCTTACAAGCATAAATCGCAATGATAAAGGATTTTGCGGCACTCCGCGCTGCAACCAGACAAATACTTGGAAAGATATCCATTAGAAACAAGATAATGTGTTGATAAAGGTGAAGAGTAATCCCAAAATAATACTGTACGAAACGGCTTGGGTTTCTTCTCCAAAAGGTAATCCAATCCATTAGTTTCTGTACTCTATGGGGATCTCCCAGATAGTTTGAGGATGAAAAATGCTCATGTACATGACGCTGCCGTTCATCCATAACTTTTTCGTAATTCATGCTCACTCCTCCGATCCAGACAGGTTAAACTCCTTATCCATTTCTTTGGAGCCAGTTAAAAGGTTGTTGAGTGGCCGTAACATGAACCTTTGAATGTACTCTTTTAGATGGTCATAATCAGCATAAATCGCCTTATCCTTATAGAAGTCAGCCGGACAATGTTCCTCAATATCCCGAATCATCACACCCAAAGGACTGAGCTGCATTTCTGCTTCTGCTTTCTTCTTACGATCTTCAATCTCCGTTGTGGCCGCTTCGATAAACGCCTTGTAGGAATTTGCAAGAGCACCAACACCTGCCGCACTATTTTTCACACTGTTTTGTAAATTCAGCTTCAAATAGCAGATGGAAACATAAAGCTCATCCTGTCGTTTATCCACAGGCGCACCACAGCGATCTACCCAGCTGTCATATTCTCCTTGCAGGGTATCATAATCACCATCAGAGAATCCCAATCCAAATCTGCGGATCACCTCGATATTAGTTGTAATATCGTCATTGTCCTCCGCCTCTTGTACAGTCGCAGCATTTTCAACCTCAGCCTCAAAGCGCCTGATTAGCGTATCGGAATATGTGGACTCTTTGCTGCTCTGCTTAATATTCAGCTTAGAGATATATCCACTCATGCGATTGCGATTGGCACTGATTTTTCGTGAAGCGGCCCATGCTGTTTCGTCCACACATAGATCAATAATCTGACACACACGCTCCATTGCAGAATCCTCATCCTTATCAAAGAACGGGATATTCTCTTCAAACATTTCTGCCACGCATTTACGACAGTAAACTACATAACCGTTGTTCCCCTTAAACAGTGGGGACTTAGAAGGAGAAAAATTCCCCTCTTGCTTTGTGTACTCATGGCCGCAGCGTGGACAGCGATATACCCTATCCTCAACAACACGCGGCTCGGCCTCGCTCGGTTTTGCATCCTTATTCACTTTCAAAGGAGCAGGTTTCTTTAGCTGTTTCTTTGCCGCCATACTGCGACCTCCCTTCTTAATATGACAAAACCTCGGAAATCCGAAGATCCCGAGGTTTTTTTAGTCGTTATAGTATTTTGCTGGTGCGCCTAAAGGGACTCGAACCCCCGGCCAACTGGTTAAAAGCCAGCTGCTCTACCAACTGAGCTACAGGCGCATATATAAGGGTGGGTAGGGTCTGTGTGGCCGTATCCCACTGGCCTACCCTCACTGATACGGGTGCAAAACATACTTTTTCAGGCTCTCGAAGTCCCGTTGGGGTATGTTAGCCCGCCGCGCTCCTGATCGGCTATGCCGCTTTGCTTACAGCGTTTAGGTTATCTATCGCGTTTTGCCTGCGCCGGAATTTCACCGGAGGGAGCGACCCCTATGCTACCCACACTCGGTCAATTTTTATTTTACCGACGTGTCAGAACCGTCACACGTCATCCAGGGTAGAGGTGTGCCTTTTCAGGCTGGTGGGTTGAGAAGGTAACGATCCTTCATCCTACGGTTTTTCAGACCGTCGCTCAGACCTCATAAGCCATCAACCCATATATGCGCATTTTTGTTTAACGGTAATCACAGGTCAGCGCATAAGACCACCGCCCGTTTCGTAGGGGTAACGCCTTTTCGTACCGTTTATCATAGGGTCGTTAGAAAATGGTAAATATCAACACATCCCGTTGGCGACGGAGGTGGGATTTGAACCCACGGACGGCTCATCACCGCCTCCAGTTTTCAGGACTGGTGCCATCAACCACTCGGCCACTCCGCCATTTGAACCCGACCTTGTTTTAGTTGCATATCGGGTAGCAACAAACACTTGTGGTAGGGGAGGTGGGAATCGAACCCACTCAGCCCGAAAGCAACGGATTTACAGTCCGCCCCAGCTCTCCAACTCTGGCGCTCCCCTATATAAATTGCATAAGTGACTCCACTCCCAGCCTCACCACACACCTTTACGCTGTGCCATATTTCAGCCTTTCTATCGGGGAGCAGGGGGATTAGTGTTTCCCATCTGAGTCTACCAAGGTATTTCGATGTACATGACATCCGTTGCACATATCCACGCTTCCGCAGTTACGTGGCTGTTGCCATCTGTGTGCGGCTATGGCCTGTGCGCAGCTTCCGCAACGCCCTCGATAGTACAACGCTACCTAACCGCTCTTTCTTTTATGCCCAGTCACTCCCTCACAGGAGGCCACCTTGGATTACGACCGCCACTCACAGCCGTGATATGTTATCTCAATCGGGCAAATATGGAGCTGGTGCAGGGACTCGAACCCAGAACCCACCGCTTACAAAACGGTTGCTCTACCATTAGAGCTACACCAGCAAATGGAGCTGACGCAGAGACTCGAACTCTGAACCCGCTGCTTACGAAACAACTGCTCTACCATTGGAGCTACGTCAGCATGGCAGGGGCCGAAAGATTTGAACTCTCACCAAAAGTTTTGGAGACTTTCATGCTACCGTTACACCAGACCCCTATATGGCGACCTCGGCGGGTTTCGATCCCGCTACCTCCAGCGTGACAGGCTGGCGCTCTTCCGATTGAGCTACGAGGCCATTTTACTTATCCCAAGGTATTTTATCATCTAAATCCAGGGGAGACTTCGCTGTACTAATTTGTTCATATCCGTCTTCAACCTTGCGCCATAAAGTAAACCGCATCCTTTCCAGACATTGAGTTATGAAATATTCCTGTCCGGTTGTCGTAATACAATGAACACCAGTCCCATTCTCAGAAGAAGGAAATTTTCTCACGATTTTCGGTTTATTATCAGCAGATCCTCTTGCCATAGCTACTCCTCTTTTTGGTGATGCCGGAGAGATTTGAACTCTCAAACTCCGCCTTGAGAGGGCGGCGACTCTACCAATTCGTCCACGGCACCAAGTATGGTACTCCCAGCGAGGCTCGAACTCGCATTACCGGCTTGAAAGGCCAGCCTCCTATTCCAGTTAGAGGATGGGAGCATATATTAAGATGTGGGCGAGGATTTGCACCTCACATAACCCAGCCAGAGCTGGAGTCCTCCGGTTGTATCGTCTTTGTCAAACGCCGCACAGCTCTCCACCACTGTCTTACGACTCCATAGCGTCTACCTATTCCGCCACCACATCTTTGGCAGGGGTGGCTGGAATCGAACCAACGATGCGGGAGTCAAAGTCCCGTGCCTTACCATTTGGCGACACCCCTAAATCGCTATTGTATTTTTCTCAGAAATATGGTATAAACTTCTTGTAGCAAACTTTATAAGGAGGCGTAACCATGGCTGAGGAAAAGAAAACCGTTACTCGTAGGAAACGCACACCGGAACAACGTATCAAGGACATCGACGCCCAGATCGCAAAGCTACAAGCAGAAAAAGCAGAGCTTGAAAAGCCAATCAAAATCCAACAGATCCTGGCAAAAGCATCCGATATGTCTCCCGAAGAAATCGCTGAAAAGCTCGGTATTGAGCTGTGATTTCTCTCCCCGCCGAAAGGCGGGGTTTCTTTATGGAGATACCGATAGGATTTGAACCTACGATCCTGGGGTTGCGGCCCAGAGCCTTACCAATCTTGGCTACGGTATCATAACGGGCCTAACAGCGTGTATCGTTGCCTTATGCAATCACTGTTTCCACTCTGAATAGAGCGTGTCAGGGTTTCTGGTTTTCCCTCCGCCTACTATAAACCCTTGTTCGGCTTGGTGCTGGTGGTGGGACTTGAACCCACACGCCATTTCTGGCAACAGATTTTGAGTCTGCCTCGTCTGCCATTCCAACACACCAGCGTGTTTCCTACGGAGCACATTTTGGGTTGTCAATTAAAAGTTGATTCCAAAAAAAAGTTGCTGTTAGTGCTCCAATGGTAGGGATAGTGGGAGTCGAACCCACACGCGAACTGCGTCGGAACCTAAATCCGGTGCGTCTGCCAATTCCGCCATATCCCCATAAAACCATCCAAGGCAATCTGATCGTCACCAGTTGCAAGGAGCTGCGGCCAGCTCCACATGGCTGGTAATATCCCACTTGGCTCTACGTTCACTAACGGTTTGTGGGCAACCAACAGGTATTTTTCCCTGCTCCCATCCCTCCACTATTTGCTAAAGATGCCAGGGGAGCCGGCACCTATCATCATATCTGCCAAAGTAGAGAAGTCACAGATATAATAGATTGGAGTGAGAAACGGGACTTGAACCCGCAACATCCGACTTGGAAGGACGGCGCTCTACCAGTTGAGCTATTCCCACATATTGACCTACTCACACCGTAGGCCATGGTGCCAACTCTCTGCTGTTGGGACGCAGCGGTTTCGCTTGAAACCTGCTAAAAGTTTTCACTGCCAGATTGTGAACATTTCTATTCCCCATTCAGTTTACAGTCTCCGCTCTGTTTGTGGGGTGGGCATGGTGGCGGGAGTGGGACTCGAACCCACGATCTCCAACTTATGAGGATGACGAGATGACCGCTTCTCTATCCCGCTATATGTTGGCAGTTCTAAAAACAGCACCGATGTAGACATCAGTTGCCTGTAAACTCTCTGCCATGTTTTGAGCTACTGGCTGGCAGGGTGGGACTCGAACCCACGACCCTCTGATTAACAGTCAGATGCTACTGCCATCTGAGCTACCCGCCAATACTTAGGCTACGAGACGCGAAAAAAATGGAGGTGGTTATCCTTGTCGGACTTAAAAAACATTTGATAGAATATTTTGAAAATTTGCTGTGCGCGTCTCACAGGACACTTTTTTTCTTTTTTACCTTAAAAAATTATAAATTGCTGTTAGTGTCCCTATGTATGGTGGAGCCGAGGGGATTCGCACCCCTGTCCGAAATTCCTACATGAGCAAGACCTTCTTACACAATAGACGATTTTCCAGCGATGCCTTGCGGCGGGCACTTGCGATACCGTCAAATCTTTCCTAGGGCGTACTGGTTTGTACACCTCCACCACCTTGTCTTTATTTTACAGAAGCACAAGGAGAAACTGCACGTGCTGGATGATTCTTTAACCGCAGACGCTTACCCATATCCAGCTGGTGCGTCGTTTTGGAATCCAGCCACCAATCAGGCAGCAGCCCTCTCAGCCACAAAAGCAGCAAAAGCGGGGTGGATCATTACAACAGATTCAGTGTTGTCATTTCATTTTTAGGTATGCCTTTAGGCGGTCATCTACCTGTGAGTCTTGCACTCTCAAAACCCCGTCGAATCTAAAAACGGCCCCATATAGAATTGTCAAAGTACCTATGGTCGGGACGAGAAGAATTGAACTTCTGACCGCACGATTATCAGTCGTGTGCTCTACCAACTGAGCTATATCCCGATTTAGCGATATGCGTCCGAAGAACCTCGTTCATGACCGATAGGTTTCTGACAGGAATAGTAGTTAAGTAATGAACTGAACCACACAAGCGTCAGCATAACCAACATATCTTGCTGGTGGAATTAGGGAGGATCGAACTCCCGACCTCCTGCTTGCAAAACAGGCGCTCTCCCAACTGAGCTACAACCCCATACATTGATTTTGTTTGTTTCTAAGGAAAATTTAATCTTTCCATCATACTCACCACTGGGCCTTCGCCCTACCTCCATAATCTTCTTCATTGTTCCGCCACCAGGGAGACAAGTCTGAGCTTCGGGGAGCGACCCCTAACTTCTTGCCCCAGCGCCATAGCGCCACCTCCTACGTGAGCCTGTTTACTCACAAATTTCACCGTTCGTTCAGAAAAGTTTTGAATTAAATACTTACTTTTATAGTAATTTCTTCAAAAGATTTTGCAATCTGTCCTACGGCTACTCTAACCAGTGACTTTCGTTATAGCCGGATTTCTCCGACATCAAGACAGGAGCGCATTGTTGGTTTTACCTCCGTATCTCTCGGCTACCACACCGAGCTACTGCAAGGCTTATTCTCCACAGGAGCGTCTATTGTTGCGCCCGAAAGTTCTGTGCGTTATGAAGCGATAACTCTTGGCGACATATGTTTCTGTTGGCGGTTTCCGCCTCCCCACCGTACATCACTGTACAGTAGCGGCCTCACTTGAAAGGTATCCCTATGCTACGATGTCCATAGACAATCGCCAAGTCAAACCGAAAATACCATACGCCTCGGAGTGCTGACACACTTTGTTCACCGAGTTAGTAATAAGCATGATGCAAAGATTAAATTTTCAAGGAACATTGATTTTGTTCGCCGCTATGGTTATAGTATAGCACGCTCTGAACCAGATGTCAATAGCGGCGAACAAAATTTTTTCAATTTTTTTCTGCTCTGCTCAACAAGCGGAGTTTCCCAGGGTCGTTAGCCTTTACAGCCTCTTTCAAATTATCACCAGGACGGAACACAACCACCCGATAATCGTCCATTTGTCTTTGCTTTTTGGTATGGATGTCTCGCACAAGACATCCTTTCCTTGTCTTCACCTCAAATGTCCCAAATCCCCGAATTGTTACTTTCTCGCCATGAGCCAACGCCTCTGCAATGACATGGAACACATCGTTGATTACAGCACCAGCCTGATTTTTGTAATAGTCCATCTCGGACAAGGCAACTACAAGATCGTTTTTGAGCACATGATCACTCCTCAGTTCAGTTTGATCTGATAATATGCGTCAGCGCCAATCCCAGGCGTAAACACCATCATCAGTTGACCCGGAGTGGAATATAACCGCTTCCCGTTCGCATACTCGTCAGTTCCGCAAAGGCACCTTACGATCATGCTCTCAATGCCCAATTCCTCAAATTCCTCTTTGTGGTGCTTATCAGCAAGGATAACATAATCAATTCCAGAGCCATATTTCTTCACAAACAGAGTGTTCAACGTCCTGCCGGCGTTCTTCACACTGTCAAGGTCGCCGTGAGTGGCGCAAATCTGATAACCACACACATTAAAGTATAGAAATTCGTAATACTCAGCTTGGGGAAATTGAATGTCGCCCCTATCACCCAGTCGTTGTTCCAGCCACCAAGGAATCAGACGCTCCATGTTATCCGCGTGAATGCTGTCTTGTTTATTCTGGACGGTGCGCAAATGATTTCCGTAGGTTGCGTGTACCACCGTTTCGTCAACTACATCTGCCAGAGCAGCCACTGCTTGGGCAATAATTTCCGACACCTGCATCACCTGATCGCACACCAACTCTTCAGAGGCAACACGGGCACTGGTGTGAATCGCACCGTGGGCCATATCCCCCAGCAGAAGGATATGAAGCCTCCGACAGCGATGCAGTCTGATCCGTTCGATTGCCGTTTCCACCAACCGTTCCACACGACAGCGGCACACTTCGGTATTATAACGCTCCCAGATGTTATCTGTCACCATACCATAGTGCCAATCCGCAAACACAATAACCGCTTCGTTATCACCATAGGCGTAAACGGAAGATTTGTCTATATTCAGAGGCGTAGACTCGTTCAATGCCGCAGCCGCCTCCACAAGACGGTCTTCCAGATTTTCAGTCCGTCCAATGCGGTCAACCAGCTTGTTAAACTCACGCCGCTGATCAAAGAGCCGTTTAGATTCTTTTCTGGCTTCAGCAATTTTGATATCAAGCTCTCCCAGATATTGCTCTTTATCCGGTCGGTCTACCGCTGCATACTTTCGCTTAAAGTGTTGGGCGACGGCATAGCCAGAGTATGGCGTAACAGACGCCGCTTTCCTCAGACTATCCCGATGACAGTCCAGCTGAGTCGCCTCTACGATATCTTCCCAGTCCAGGTCGTCCGGTTTCTGCTCCATCTTAATTTCAATCAGACGAAGCCCATACTCGTAAAGATCTTCACCATCTTTTTGCTCGTACTTAGGGTTCACGAATTGTTTCACCTCTCTTCTGTCGGCGGCAATTCTATCTGTCGCTCAATTATTAGTGTAATATTGGGTACTCCACTCCACCGTTTTAGAATTTCCTCTATGCTGTAGGTGTTTACTTTATCCCTGTGAAATTCCGTCAAGGTTCCGTCAGAACAGTCGATTGTGACATTTGTATATTGTTCTCTTTGCTCCTGAAAGGCCATCAACACTCACCACTCTGGCTTTTTCTTCGCGCATCCCGTAGCGCACGTTGGCGGTCAAACTCCTTCACCCTTTCTGCAGCCGCAGAATTACTGTCGGCAATCGGACGCATCAGCTCCTCGCTCTCCGTACAGAAATAGTGATGCCGTTTGGAATCTTGCTTCATGGTACGGGGAAATTTATAATGCGGGAACAGTTTGACCAGTAGGTCTTTCTCTTGCTTGGTAATCGAAATCACGAAAAACTCATCCTTTTCATATAGATTCGAGGGGCTTGATTTTGTTCGTTACTTCCCCTTCATAATTTGACCACAAAAATGCTATTCCTAACCGCCGAGCAACCTCGGCGGTTAGGTGTGGTCAAATTAGAATTTTTCTACCAAAAAGCAATAATTCACACCCGGATTTGTGCTTTTTCAACGAATACAGTCGGCCAAATTCGCCGGAATCACCATCTCTCTGCGGAATCGGAAGTCATAGATTTCGATACTTCCTGCGATATTTTCATCTTCTACCAGCAACGGGATTGGTGTCCGGCTTTGCTCGATCAAATTCAAGAAGTCCTGATTGGGCAAAGAAAATAGCGCATAGAAAAGAGTCCTTGAAATTTCCTTGTTGGCTGGATCTTCGATTGCCAATAGTAAGCGGTATGCCGTATGACGATTTAGTTTGAGCTTTTCAATGTAGCTCAGGTATTCCTGTCTAACCTCGTTTACCAGAATCGCCTTACCGTAGTTATCCAGATCGTCGTCTGTACCGTTCCAAATCATTTGAATCTTGGATCTCATATCACGCACAAACTCCAGGATACGGTCTACCTGCGGATATTTGACAGAACGAGCGGAATATTCATCTTTGGGCATCAGCAATGCAGAAAACGGCACATAATCACGATGAACATGATTGACACGGAAAGTATTCAGACTGTGCTGTAGGTAGTCCATCGTAGTATCGTGGAATTTGTAATTCTTCCGATCACTGTCATAATACCCTTTCATACGGGCAATCTTTCCGAAAAAGTTGGGTTTGATTTGCCTACCATCATCATCTCGTGCCTCGTGCTTCTTTCTCAGCCTTTTAATCTCCGCTACACTATCTACGGCGTATTCCCGTTTGGCTTTGTCGATTTCGATGTTAGAAAGCACATCCAACTGGGCAATTTCACAGTAAAGCTCCTCCACCTCGGAGAAGTCTGCGCCGCTGTTCAGTGCATCCCATAGTTTAGTATTCAGCTCTTGCGAGAGATTTACAATCTCACCAATCTTGTTGACCGATGTTTTGATGTCCAAATCGGACTGATCCGCACGAGTGTAATGCCGCACAATCTTCTTGGCGTCAACCAGACTTGTAGGAACCAAGAAGCGATTATAATTCCTCTCTGCGGCACCAATTAGGATGGGATTGTCAGTTAAAAGCATAGTATCCGAGTCAAAATCAGCACCGGATAAACGGAATAAGATATTCTCCTCAATACTGTTGACACACACGACTTCTTTAGTGAGATTGAAAAAACGCTCAATTTCTGAATTTTCACGGTTTTTTGTCAACAGAATATTCCCCATTGTTACATGAGGACTGCGGGAGCCAAGAATGGTCTGATTGAAGCGAAAGCGCTTGCTATAAATATTGCCAGCTCCAATTTGGCTTGTGCCATCAAACGACCCAATAGCCGCATACAGCATTTCCATCGGATTACCCAGCAAAGTAGAGTAATTGCCGTCAACCAAAATATGACCTCTGCGAATGTCCTTTTTGAACGCTTTGCTTATGTCGTGCTTGAAGTCTTCATACAGACGGGTATTTGCAAATTTATCTGTAACCCCTAACATCTGATAGACGATATCATTTGTGGTTGGTGCTGCGTTAATCGGCTTATCAACACCAGAATAACGGATATGATACCGCAATACTGCCGGGTCATTCTGAATCATTCTCAGATAGTCCAACGACGGTTTCACCAACAAATCTACTTCCTGTTGCGTCATCTGCAAAGTATTCAGCAGCTGGTAATGAATCTGAACCATACGTCCATCAAAGAAGTCCGTAGGCTTCTCATATTTCACCACACCAAAATCACCGTCATCTTCTAAGAGCCTCAGCCACGTTTCCAACGGGCCAAACTTTACATACTTGATGCTGCTTGGCGTCGTGATGATTTTGATGTCACTAATCGAATTTGCGAGAGTAAACCCGTTTAGCTGGGACACCTCTGTGATTCCTTGAGCAGCAAAAAACTCCTGAATATTGCAGTTGAAGCAAGCCGACTTGAAGAAGCGGTTGCGGAGCAGGATCATTCCGTGTTCACCATACTCTGCCATTGCACTCTTGTCTATCAAAGACTGTCCATCCCAGATGCTATTCTCAACTTCAACATCTTCTGGCTGAGATGATAGCCACCCATCATCCCCAACTCTGGTGGCGATTACTCGATCTTTGAACTTACTGGTATAATCGTCAATCACCAGGAAGTTTTCGGGACGAAGTGGAATTGTACCAATGATACTGCTCAACGTCAGAGCAATGTAAGCCTCAAATCCGGCCAGGTCAAGGTCTTGCCCATCTCGGATGTGTAAACCGCACTGCTCCCATTTGTGCATACGAGGATAAAGCCGTTCATCAATAAAGAGGCACTTGCCAACCCGACCGCTGCCAGCAGAACGCTTAAACCTCCGAAAACGAATACCGTCACACACAAAGCCATCATGGTACAACCGACTCCGTAACTGGGCAGCGGTAAAGACAACTTTCATACTTTTTCCCAGCTTGTAAACACCGTCCTCAAACACAAACAGATTCCCCAAGACTGAAGACTCCACAGGCTGATCCACTGGGTTATCTACTCGAACAGCGATCAATTCTCCGTCCTTTATGCAGATATTGTCTACCAACTCTACATCAGACGGGAGATAACCGTATTTGATATAGGTTTTATCGAAAAAACGGTTAAACTCCTTGACACTGTACTTAAACGTTACATTGATGACTCGACGGCAATATTCTTTGCCTCGTTTGAAGAAAGTAAAGTCCATTCTACGGTAGATTTTCTCAAAGACCTCACGCATTTTAATAAGATCCAGACTGTAATCCAGCGTATTCACAAACCGTTTCGTATTAAATTCACCACGATTGTCTCCGCTACTATACCTCACGGTATATTCCGTACAACAATCATTGGAATAGTTGGACAAAAACAAATCCTTTGCGTCCGCAGACACGATGTACACTGAATTATTGATAGGTCTACCCTCCATTCTTTATCCGAACCAAATCACCGTACCAGAATAGCCACTTGGGTTCCTCCACCAGTTCAATGATTGCGGAAAATCCATCCTCCCGCTTCCGATATAAGCGAACAGTGAATACCTTATCCCTACTGGACTCAACAAAAGCCTGATACTCCTCTGTCGTTTGGGCATAGTCCTCACGCTTGGTGATACGGTCAACATCCAATTTAACCAAATCACCTTCATGCAATGGGTTCTCAATCTCCTGAGAGAGCTTGTTGAGTTTATCCGCCGCGTGCTCCCGCACGCTCTTTTTGTGTTTCTTTTGAAACGCTCTACGTTGTTCACGATTCACTGACATCAACCTCCCCGTCAGAATAATCGTTGATCATCTTTTGATACTCCTCCGCATTCTCTTTCAAGATGCGGGAATAATAATTCTCGTTCTCCTCTGATTCGTCAGCCGGTGTATAGTCCGAGCAGTACCCAGGACACTCACCGCCACACTGATCTTTCCAGATACATTCTTGATTAGCGGTGTTCATTTGCTACCTCCTTCCGTTGTCTCCACCGCTGCGTCAGCTTTCCTTAAATCCTCCAAACGCTTCTGTCTCGCTAATTCAAGTCTTGCCTTTGACGCCGCAATTTGCTCCGCCGATAGATTGCTTTTCTTCTTCGGCCTGATTCTAAACCAGTCAGCCGGGAGTTGAACCAAAATACTCCCGTCATTGTTTACGTGCCGAATATCCACTTCGCCCGGATATTCTTCATGTAATCGTTGAATCTCCCTAATCCACTTCTTTTCAGATGTAGAAAAGGTAGCTGTCTTTTCTCCGTAAATATGATCCCATGCAGTTTCTTTGATGTCTTCCATAACTTCACCGCCTTGATTTTATTCGTCGTTATCGGAGGAAGAAAGATCAATCAACCACTGCTTCAGTAGTTCTCGCATACGCCGGCTAGGAACATAAATCCAGATTTCTTTCCCGTCACGAATTGCAGACCGCCAAATCCACTGAATCATTTCGCCCAAAGCATACTCATTCTCTTTCACTTCTACGCCATGATCCATAAAGTAATTCTTCATCAGGGGGTTATAGAACACATTGACGCAGTAGGCCAGATGATCCCTACCACGATATATGTTTGTCGCTCGGATGTTGTACGAGAGAAATCCTTTGGTATAACCCTTACCTTTCAAGATGTCCTGATAGTTTTTGAAAGTAGTCCATAGATTTTGTCCGGTCGAAGAGCCAAACCGATTCGTGAACACGTTTACAAGATTGTTTCTCATCTGGCGAAGCTGAGGTTGACCTTTTGCTTTTCGCGCCCGATCATACCACGAGGAAGACAGACTTGCATACTGATCTCCAATCTTATTCAGCTTTGTGTCCTCTAAGATGTGGATTTTTTCATGCAAAGTCTTCACATACTCTGGCATATGCACATAGTCCGTAAAATGGTACTCACCACGCTCATACACCGTCCCGATTTTCTGAACCTCGATTCCCGCCATGTCGAAGTAGTATTTTTGCATTTGAGCGTCGAACATATAGGTCAAAATAATAACATCCTGAAAAGCGTGAAAAACTTCGATAGGATACAGCCAAAGCATCAGGCACTCTTTGTAGAGAATGACATTGCCAGTCATACACATATCCCGCAAGTCTTCAAAACGGCCCTCGTAATCTTCTTTGACCCACCGCACTCGGCAGTCATCGTCCACCTCAATCATCTCAGTGCGAAGCATTTTCAAGTCTTTTTGGGATATTTCAAGGTTTTGCGCCACCTGGAACACCTCATCCAGAATGAGTTTATACCCTCCGTCCCGAATGAGTGAAATTGTCTCAGTGGTATACATCTCAAACAGAGAGTGAGTGCTGGCAATATTGCACCTCTCCGCCAACAGCCGGTGTAAATCCCCCAGCTTCCGGTTCCCTTTGTTCTGCGGATCTTTGAAATCCCGCACGGCACAGCTCCGTTTGATACGCTCCACCTCATCCAGATATGGAGTAATGAAGATATATCGGCTCTCCTCGTCACTGTTCATTAGGGTAATCGCGCTCTCGGTCTTGCCAGCTCCCATAATCATATCGCACACTTTAACCGTCACGCCTCCACCCCCTTTGCAATCTGCCGGTAATGGAAGAATTGAATCTGCTGAACATATCCAGCATATCCAGCGTACTTACTGGGGTCAAAGTCACCATGATAAATGTCGTCAATCAACCGATTGATCCATACATCTCTGGGGTAGCTGTCCATACGGTGTAGGCCGAAGAGCATAACGCAATTTGCTACTTTCTCACCTACCCCGTTCAGATCCAGCAGTGTCTTCTTAGCCTCATTATCATCCTGCGCCGCAAGACCAATCCAAAAATCAGGCTGATAATTACAAAGCTCTTTGACATACTTCTCCCTGTATCCCAGGGATGCACAGGCCAGATCCTTTCCTCTCAACTGTTCCGCAGTAGGGAAACTGTAAATCTCGTGACCGGCCACCTCTCCCAGCTGTGTACCAAAGTTTTGGCATAGGCACTCCACCGCACTCCTGATCCTGGGAATGTTGTTACGCTGGGAAATCACAAAAGTAACGACCATTTCCCACAAGTCCTGCCGCAAGATTCTGATTCCGCCGCCCCTCTGAATTGCTTCAATCAAAAACAGATCGTCGGCCATCTGTCGCTGATATACTCCATAATCTTCGCTCAGGTCGAAGTATGCCAACCACACATCCCGAAAATCTTCCCAAGTACAGCGGAACACATACCCGCCGTTGCTTTGACAGTCAATCTTTACAAAATGCTGCCCTGTTATCGCCAGAAAGCTACCATCGGGAAGTGACTGAATCCGAAAACATTGGCCGGACTCGGCGATTTGCCCTATATCGAACTGTGGGGCACTCAGCAAAACACCGTTACTGACTAAGTGGCAGATTGCTTTTTCTCCATTCATTTAGCTCACTCCTTTCTTCAAGATATTTGCGGATAACATCAAGCCCACAGTAGACCAAATCACAATACGGTTTGGAACCGTCGCCGTCATAATGTGTGATTGCCTTACAAACCTCGTCCACCGTCAGATCTTTTGGCACCCACTTGAACATATCCAGCACGCTCTCCATCTTTTCCATGAGACGAATGTTGTCCGCACAGGTCTTGATTTGGCTCTTCGCCAGTGTCAACATGGTCATCGGGTCAATACCATATAGAGCTGCGGCGTCGTGGTAGATCTGAACCTCCGCTACCAGTCGTTCACATTTCTCTTTCAGCTCTTTCACAGCTTCGTCATGCTCAATCATATTCACCACCCCTTTCCTTTCTGATTTCGTCTTTCACCTGCCGACGCAATTTTCGCTTTGCATCCCGCTTGTCGCTCCTCAACTGGTTCAGCCGTGCGTGTTGGCAGTACATATACCGGGCAAACCCGTCAATGCTGAAGAGCTTTCTGTACTCATTACCTTTACTCATCACCCGCCCCCTCCTCTTTGCCATAAAGCTCCTCACCCAAGCGGTTATACTCTGTAAAGATTGCGTCGAATGCCGCATTCCATATCTCATCGTGCTCGTGCTCCACACCGACCGCAACATGAGCAAGCTCATGGGCAAATGTCTCTACACAGACATTGATGGAGTGCTCCGCAAAGATGACGATTTGCGGGATCTCTCCCTCGACAAAGTGCGTAAATCCATACTCTTCCTTGTGGTCGTCATCTTCATGCTGGTCAAAGAACGCCGTGAAAGGCTTATCATATAGGTTTTTATAAGCCTGACACACCAGAGCGAAAGGATCGTTGACAAAGGGACTGATAAAAGCTACCATACTCACAACATCACCTCGATTTTGTTTGTCGTTAATATAAATTCAAATCAGCGTTGTCGCTCAAAATAGAACACTATCTTCTTTGGCGTTGGTGTCACCGTGCCGAATCGGACTGCCTGCCTATATGTGTAGTAATCCCGCGCCAAGGTATCAGGCGTCGATTCTAATATCTTTCGCCAACCCTCCAAAGAGTTGCCACGTTTATAGTGGTTGCAGCTACGACAGGCCGGTAACATATTCGCCAAATCGTCCTCACCATCGCTCCGAAGCGCAAGTACATGGTCTACCTGCATATCCTCAAACGCCAGTTCTTCCCCACAGTATGCACAGTGACCACCCATCTTGTCATAAATGGTACGGCGCTCGGTTTGAGTCAACTTCCGACGATTTGCCATTACTTCACATCCTTCCAAAAGCAATAGAGACATTGGTGTGGACATGGCTTTCGGCTATTCAGCAGTTCTTTCTTTCCTGAGTAGCAAAGACAATCCCGTCTTTGGTATCCAGCGGCATCCATGTCGTCGCCCACTGTCAATCCCATCAGCTGGATATCATATTCGGAGACGCAACCGCACCGAATAGCCTCCGTCAGTGTGGGTTCTGCACAAGCCTCAACTCTCAACGGTACATCGGGTAATGCGCTTTCCCACAGGAGCTTCCATCCACGCAAAACATGATTTGCATATTCGATAGTTTCCTTATCAGGCGAGAACCCTCCACCATACAAACTCGGAAGTCCGCAGTCTGCAAACCGTTTTCTTACATGAGGGTACATATCAATAAGACTCACCCGATAGCGCGAAAACCCGTGTTCTGTAAACATCCCAAAGACCCTTGTGGCCCGCATCATACCCTTTACAGTGGGGATCATCGGGTCAATTCTCACCACGACTCTTTCTTTCGGAAACCCGGAGCCTATCAACTGCAAGGCTGCTTCCATCTGCTCTTCTGGGTGAGGTACATTCGGTTCAACAACTGTACCACCATACCCCGTACAGGTTACATGAATAACTACATTTGGCAAGCCCTTTACCGCTTCAATGAACGCCGGTGTGACACGCTTTGTAATAAGCACCGCGCCATCTACAGTATTTAGCTTGTCTTTCCATGAGAGATCCAGTCCAGCGTCACCGCCGTCTGTTGCTCCAATCTTATACTTAGCCATTGAATTGTCCTCCAGCAGCGGTGTATCGTTCAATGATCTCGTCCAATGTCCTGGGTGTGTAATCCATCCAAGGCATCATACAGCCAACATTGTACATATTGCACTGCTTTTCGTACAGATCCCGCATAAGGAACTTGTTATGCTCCATCATATTCGCTTCAAACGAAATATGGACATGACCGTACAGGTGATACCAACCGCAGAAGTGGTTCTTGAAACACGGAATCGGGTAGTGGCATAGGACAATCTTTCTGCCAGCGTCGTCTACCTCCTTGTAGTCGGCCACCTCATCAAAGCACTTTGCTACGCGATCACTCAGCTTCTCCGGATCGTGGTTGCCTCGGATCAACACCTTATGACCATGCAGACGGCTCAGAATGTTGAACCACATCTCTTCGCCTTTCCAGCAGAAGTCCCCCAAGATGTATACCGTATCAGACGGATCAACCGCCGCGTTCCACCGCTCCACCAGCTCATTGTCCATTTCCTCGGTGGTGAAGAACGGTCGGTTGTCGTATTTGAGAATGTTCTTGTGCCCAAAATGGGTGTCTGCGATGTAAAAATTCTTTGCCACTTATAGCACCTCCATTTTCGGTTAAAAATGTTCGGATTTTAGAGGCGGTCAAAATCGGTTTATGACTTCCAAGGTTATAAATTCGGTTTTTGACGCCCCTCAAAGCCTTGATATTACTGGTTTTTTCAAAATCGTCCCTTAGAAGGGGAAGGGGTATTTTCGCTACGCTCAAAAATCACGAAAAAGTTGTGAAAATCGTATTCTCTGAATTTGAAAAAATGCGGCTTATCCTGCCTCGCTTCGCTCGGCAGTTGCTGGAAACTTATCGCAGGATAAGCCACCCCCCTCTGCACTCCGATAGTAGGAGCTGACTGGGGTAAAGCTACCGTACATCAGCGGACGCCAGTTCCGGTTCCAGCATTCCCATCAGGTCGATGGAAACCTTATGGTAGGATTTCTTCTCTTCCTCATCAGCGATACCGATGTAGCGCATGGTAATTAAGGCGGAGGAATGTCCAAATAGTCTTTGAAGAAATACAATATCGTGATTGCTCTGGTAGTGGAAGTAGCCAAAGGTCTTGCGTAGGGTGTGAGTCCCGATGTTCTGCTTCAGTCCGCAAGCCTTAGCAGCGTCTTTCAGAATCTTACGAAGAGTATCAACCTCTACATGGTAATTTCCATCTATGTCCTTGATGTTATCTGTGCGAACCTTGCCATCTCTGTCTTTACGAGCTTGGCACTCCCTGGACGGAAATAGGTAGGTGTCTCTGCATAGGCTGGGGCTTTTCACAGGAAAGTACCAGTCAAGAGCCTTAACACAAGAGGAGTTAAGGTACATTCCCCGTCGCTTATGCACCTTATTCTGATAGACACTCATCTTATCCGTAGTGTCAGAGAAATCGTCAGAGACATATTTCAATTCTCCATTAGGGAAAAAGATGTCAGAGTGCTTCAGTTCCAGAAGCTCGTTGGCTCTTAGGCCAAGGTTGATCCCAAGGATAAAGCCAAGGAGATATTTGCGATCTGCGTTATGGTAGAGCCAAGAAGCCATAGCATTCAGATCCTCCTGACGCTTGATGGGAAATACGGTCTGCTCTCCACCAGCACGATAGTTAGGCTTCCGAGGAGGAATATTGGGAAATAGCTGGATAACCTTAGTGCTGGTGTGGGAGGCCACAGGGATGGTAGCTTCATGCTCGAAGAGCGACAACTGAGTATTCATCGAAAACCCTCCATTTTATTCGTCACTACGGACGGGGAAATTCGTGGTTTCCCACAGTTCTATTATACTCTATTTTGATCAAAATGTCAACAATAACTTTGATTTAGTTCTTCATTATTCGGAAGAAATGGCGAGTTTGCGGGTAGGTTAGGTGGACAATTTAAGTCGAAACAAATGCTAATATGATAATTTTTATGTAAGGTTTAACTCTTCTAAGGTTCGAGTTTGTACGGCTGTAAGGCCGAGCGATGAATCGAACGGGTGAGAGGGGTTTCGTGTGGAGAGGAGGGTACTGGAGACATATCGTAGATATGGCGTGAAGTTCAAAATGTAGAGGCTCCCCTCGGTCATGGTGGGCGGTGCTGGCAGGTGGGGCGGGCTTTTCCCGTGTAAATTCGGGGTTATTGGGGGCGGGTTCTGTTTTCTCTCCAAAAGCAGAATTGAAACGACGGCAGCACAGCGTCGTCGGCTGGCCTGAGATGGTGACGGCGGGCAGGCTGTACGGCAGACGGGCGGCAGGTGGGTCGGGGTGTTGCTGGGGTTCGGTATATTATGACTTTGAAGGCGGGCGGCTCTGTGCTTCCGGCTTGCTCCTCACTCTTTCCCCTTCTCCCCTCTCCCACTCTGCTCTGCTGGGCTGTCTCGCGGCGGCTGGGTGGAATGCTGGGACGGGTTCAGGCTGGGCGGCTTCTGGGAGATCGTCGGCGGCTCTCCGGCTGGGGCGGGGCTGGTAGGCTCCAGGCCGCTGGGGTAGGTGCTGGGGTGTTCTTCGCTTCCGCTTCTCTCCCTCTCTCTCCGTGCGTCCTCTGCTGCTGGCCTTGTCTCTGTCCCTCTGGGCGTATTGCTGTCTGTGCCCATGCTGGGCAGGGGCTGCGGGTGCTGGGCTGTCCTCTGTGGCTGTGCCTCTGCTGGGGCACTGTGGCAAGCTGGGCGCGGCTCTCTGGGGTGATGCTGGGCGGCAGATCAGGCAGGCGGGCACATGGCAAAATACACAAATACAAGGCTGTATCTTTGGCTATTTTTCACCCCTTAAAATATCTTAATGACGAACAAAATCGTTGACAAACTGGAAAAGGATATGGTATAATAGGGTATACCCAAAAGGGGGGTGGGCAGTCCGGGCGGCTTTTGCCGTCGTGCTCCTTCCCTTTAAGGGCGAATAAAATCATTGCAAAGGGGTATACATATTATGAAAAAGTCTTTCAATCTCTCCGCCATTATGGGCCGTGCCTGGGCTATCCGCAAAAGCGCCGCCGCTGAAATGGGTTGCAAGGTTTCCGAGGTCGTTTTTTCTCTGTGTCTGAAGCAGGCGTGGGCCGAGGCTGAAGGCGTCAACGCTGAGATCAACGCCGCCGCCGTGGTCGCTGAGTGGGCCGCTACCACTCCCGAAAAGCAAGTTGAATGGCTCCAGCGCTGTGTCGTGCGGGCCGCGAAAGACGTTATCGGCTACAGCACTGAAGATCACTATCACCAGTTCAACGAGTGCGCCGCCTGGGGGCTGCGTGGGCACCAGTTCGACGAGTTCACCGATGAGGCATACTGCAGGCTGTTCGATGCCTTTGACCGTCTGCCCATCACCAACGAGCGCCGCGCCGCTAAAGGGTTGCGCCCGCGCTCCCTGAAGTCCCTTGTCTACAACGCCGCAAAAGCTGCCATTATGAAAATCTGGGAAGATGACCGGAAACATGGCCGCGCAGTGCAAGACCCTGAGATCATGAACGATAACGGCGAGATCGAAAGCTACATTGAAACGAGAGTAAGCGCGGGCGGCTCTGTGAACACGGAGACAAGCGCCATCATCCGGGCCGATCTGGAACGGTTCACGGCTGGACGGGATGAGATCGACCGGAAGATCATCGAGCTTGTGCAAGAGAATTATACGGAACGCCAGATCGCCGATGTTGTCAAAATCTCCAATGTGGCCGTACACAAGCGGATTGTGAAAATCCGGGCGGCTCTCCAGAACGTCGGGATTGCCTGAAAAAATTTCAAATTTAGGTTAGCAACGAACAAAATCAAGCTGTAATTAGAATAAAGGGCGGGCCGGTGGAAATCACCACCACCGGCTCCCCCAAAAATTGAAAGGGGTTACATATCATGACTATCAACAACGCCAAACTGAAAGCCTGCATCAAGCTCTCCAGCAAAGTTACCGTTTACGTGCCCGCCACAAACGGAGTGGCCGACGCCGCCGACAATACGGAACAGGTGAAGAAAACCGCCGCGCTGCTGGCCGATCTTTTCGGCGGCTCCACCTCTACCGCCGCGCTGGGCTATTGGCTCTCTCCCGTGGCCGGCCTGGTCGCTGAGAATACCACCGTTGTTTTCGCCTACGCCAGCGATGCGGATTTGCAGAACGGGATCGCCGCCGTGGTCGATCACTGCGAGGCGCTGAAGCAGGAGATGGGACAAGAGGCCGTCGCGCTGGAAATCAACGGCGAGATGTACTTCATCTAACAGAACAGAAACGGCGGGCGGATGCTGCGAGGTGTCCGCCCGCTGAACATGGAAGGAGTTGAACACATGAAAAAGTTTGTGCTGGACTATGCCGCCGATGTTATGGAGCGGATAGCGGGAAATACTCTGATGAAAGAGGAACACAAGGCCGAAAAATTCCGCAACGTGGCGCGGGCGCTCAGTCTCTACAATCGGGAGATCATCACGACGGATGAGACAATCAAGGCGATTCTGGAGGCATAAAGACGGCGGGCCGGGGAATTATCCCCGGCCTTTTGTCATCTCAAAAAGATTTTTTGAAACGGTTAGCAGAACGGGAAAAGGGGCTGTAATAAGAATAGAGGCAACGCCCACAACAAATTTTTGGAGGTTACGAACATGGCAAGAAATCTCAAACCGGAATACATAAACAAAATCCGGAAGCTGGAAGCGCCGAACGGCTACAAGTTCGACATCGCAAACTACCTCTACAATCCCGCCTACGGGAACGAGTACCCGGCCTTTCAAAAGGTTATAGCGGAGACGGAGACGGAGCAGACAATCCGCCGCGTTTACTACTTCAAGCACTATGATGGAACGGGCGAGTATATCGCGGAGACGTTCACACGGAAAAAGAACGGTGAAGCGTGGCAGGTTGTAGGAGGACGGACGGAGGAAAAACTGGAGGTCGCAGGCCGGTATAACATGAAAAAGCTGTTGACATTTTGCGCATAAAGGAACGGAGGCGGGGAAATTCCCCGCCTTTTTTCATTTCAGTATTTGCCAAAAAAGGAATACCAGAGGCCATAAAGAATGGATGGTATTAAACGGATGCCACAAGGGAAATTGTGGCTCCCCTTTCCCGTCGTTTGTGTGTTGCGTTATATCGTTTGCGCTCCTGGTCATTTGTGGGAAGGTTCGCTCTGGATTCGGATTCTTTTCTATCATCTCTTTTATCAATGGCATTTTGGAGGCAATTCTTTAAGCCTTTAGCGCTTGCACCTAATAGATAGGTAACGGCCATCCATGGATTATCGTATAATCTCATTTTTTTGTCCCCTGGAAAATTTGATGGATTGGTTAGCAAAGCGGAAAATCTTTCTGTAATTATAACAGAGGCCAAAACAAAATTCAAGGAGGAACACAAAATGATCGTTGACAGGATTCTTGACCGTAAGGACGGCGAACCGTATGACGCGAAAGACTTCTATAACTACTGCATGGAGGAGCAGAGAATTTTTGGATATTACATAGGCGGAGAGATTACACGGGCGATGAATGCCAGAAACAACGCTCAAGTACAGGCCGCGCTGTGCAAGTACATTTTGGAGTAGGACTATAACCCGGACATCTGCGATTATATCCGCTCTGTGGATTGGCTGGGTGGCCTGGAAAAGCTCAACAGCATTTGCTGGAGGTGCAAGCGGCTTGGTCGTGCGGTGGACGGATGCCCTGGTACTACGGAACAGGTCTGGACGGGCTGCGTATATCGGGAGGTATGATAGCGGAACAGCTGAACGGCGGGAATTTTCCCGCCGTTATTTTTTTGTCGGAATGGTTAGCAAAGGCGGGAAATCGCCTGTAATAAGAATAGAACGGGCAATAAGTCTGAAACAATCGGAGGTGCAATCATGCTGGATAGGAACGGCTTTGAAAAGTGGGTAGCCGAAAACGGAACGGGTCATGTAGTCCGCAAGCATTTCAACGGGATTGACTATGCGTTCGCCACAATGAACGACGGCTGGATCGCTATTTTCGAGGTGGATGATGGAATGTATATCCCCAAAATGCAGGCGGCGGATGAGGCGCACGCGGATAGCTGGTGCTACATGATCGAGCGGCCACGGGTTCAATTTAATGTCATTTGGGACGGAAGGAGGCTACAATAATGGAAGTCAAACGCGGAGAAATCTACATGGCGGATTTGACGGTATCGGGGGGCAGTGAGCAAGGCGGAGTTAGGCCAGTGCTGGTTATCCAAAACAACACAGGGAACACCTATTCGCCCACGGTGATTATTGCGCCGATTAGTAGCCGGATGCGCAAGTCCAGGTTCCCCACGCACGTAAATTTGCACTGTCTCCAGCGCCCGTCTTTTGTGGAACTGGAACAGATCAGAACGATTGACAAGCGCCGTCTGGGTAGACATCTGGGACGGATTGATACGGACACGCAGGAGCAGGTCAATCAGGCAATTCGGGTTAGTCTGGCAGTGTGAACGGTAGCGGCGGGAATATTCCCGCCGCTTTTTCTTTTTCATGGTTAGCAAAACATATTTTAGCGCTGTAATAAGAATAGAGGACACAAAATTTCAAATCAGGAGGCATACATAATGAATTGGTTTTATGACACATTTCTTCCTTCACTCTTGGAGCGAGCCGGCACAAATAAGGGTATGTGGCTGTCACGGAAGCAGACGGCCATCTGCATCGAAAAGATGGAAAAACATACCACGATGGTTGCTCAGTTTCAGGGAGACTATTACCGCCACAATTACTATACATTGGAGTGGAGCGGGAGGAAAGTTTTCTTGAATTACTCCAAACTGAATGGCTGCGGGCAGATTACTTTTGGATTTACACCGGCTGAGGCTGAGGATGCAGGTCGTCGCCACGCTGAGGAGAAGCGTCAGGAAGCTGAGGAGCGCATGGAGCGCAAGCGCAAATGGGCGGCGTGGGCGCGGGAGAATGCGCCGGAGAAGCTGGAGCAGCGTATCCGCCGTTACCGCGCAAAGATTGCCGATTTGCAAGAGGCGTTAGAGGATATTTTAGCAGACCTGGCCGAGTCGGAGTCTGAGGGATGGATTCACGGTATAGAGTGTGAACGGAACGCATTGGAGCGCACGAGAAAGGAGATTGCAGAGGCTGAAACTATGCTGGCAATCTATCTGTGAGCGCTGGCCGGGGAGAAAATTCCCCGGCTATTTTTTAGAAACGGTTAGCAAATACCCATTTCATCCTGTAATAGTAATGGAGGCGAAAGATTGAAGCAATACTTCATCGGCGATAAAGAGATTACTGAGGCGGAGGCCAAGGAGATCGAGGCGAAAAATCGGAAGGTTCTGAGGAACGGAACGATTGAGGAGCTTTTGAAAATTCAGTTTGTCATAGTAAAGGAGGATTTTTATGCTATGTAGAGACTGTCCATGCTGGAACAGAGAACGGGAGTGGGATGTAACGGCTGGAGTATGTGAAAATCCTTTAAGTGAATATTATGAGGAAGAAACGCAATGCTGGTGCAGCTGTTCTTTACATGATGAAGATGACGATTAAATTTGTGGGCGCTCTGGAGACGGAGCGCCCTATTTTTATTTCTGAATGGTTAGCAAACGCCGGAAACGCTCTGTAATAACAATAGAGTTTTGCCGCAAGGAGGGCTAAAAATGAAAAACTACACAATCGACATGATTCAGGCCATGACGGAAACGGATGCCGCCGCTATCGCGCTGGAAAAGCTGGACGTAAAGGGGCACACGGTTTATCTGGTGGACTTCGGCGGCTACTTCGGGTATAGCTGTCTGGTATTCAAGAACGGCCACCATATTTACTACGCGAACGACTACGAGCTACATCACAAGTGGAGGAAAGCAACGCAGAAGCAGCTGCGGGAGGTTTATGTGGAGAAGCTGGGCAACATTCTCTTTACGCTGGAGGAAATCGCCTCTCCCCTGTCGGATTATGCTGAGTACGAGCGCCGGAGCAGATATCTCCATGACTTCTACGGAATGCAGGAGGACAACATCTCCCTATTTGACGCCGGAGGCACAAAGCAGGAGGTAGAGGAGCGCAAGAAGAAAATCGCCACGATGATTTTCAATCCTGTCGGTTTTGCCTACTACACCAACGCCGATTTTGTACGGGAACACATTGCACTTTTCCAGCGGCTGGAAGCGGCGCGGGACGCTATGGGAGACAATTTTGAGTATTGGAAGTCCGCTTTTAAGTAAGAGATGGCAAATCACGAGTATGCAATCAACTGGCAGGCGGACTGGGATACCCTGAGCGCGTTCGGCAATATTCAGTACCACGGCCACGATGAAAACGAGGTTGAGCAGTATTTTGACGAGCTGCATTTCACGGAGACGCAAAGGAAAGCATATTGGGCCGCGAGACGGGAATATATGCGGGAAGCGAATAGCTGATAAGGTGGAGGCCGGGATTTCTCCCGGCCAAAACTTTTTTATTTTGACGGTTAGCAAAACCTGAAAATTCTCTGTAATAGTAATAGAAGCCAACACAAAACTGCTATATAATAATGGAGGTATTGGTATGTACGATGTTGAAAAATTGGTGTCTCTCGTATGTGAGCTTTTCGATGCTGAGGCAGAGGGTAAGAAGTATAATTTGGAAGTTCGGAAAAACAAGGGGTATTCCCCTGATGCTTACCTCTGGGTTTCAACGCTGGGAGGCTCTGAGGCGTATCGGCTGGGCGAATTGGCCGAGCGCTCCAGGCAGATCGGCTGGAGTCTGGCTACTGTCTGTGATATGCTGGATATTAACCAAGATTGGTTGATTGCCGCTGTAAAGTCCATGCTACGCAAGGAGCGGCACAATGGGAGATGGGACAATCCGAACTTGACTTGCTGGATGGGGCGGGAAGATAAAGAGCGGCTGCGCCGGTTTCTCTCCAATAAGCGGGGCGAGTTTGACTATCATCCCTGGTATTCAAGTACCGGACGGAAAAAGGCGTGGTGTGAATGATGTGAGCGGGCTGGCGAAAAGCTGGCCCGCTTTTTTTATGTGATAGGTTAGCAAGCGGATTTATTCACCTGTAAAAAAGAATGGGAGACATCCCAACAAAAAAAATAAAACGGAGGAACACAACATGAAGAAGCAGTACATGATCGGCGAGAAGAACGGGCAGAAGTTTGTTGCCCATGCGACGCGGCTGGACATCCTGGACGGTGCGGTGGAGATCACCAAGGCGGAGTATCGCCGTCATCGTGCGGCTGGCATCCCGTCTTGGGGAGAGGCACAGACGGTCAACGCCAAGGCGCAGTCCCGCAACCCCAAGCGGGCTGCGAGGTGGGCTGCGAGGGCTGCGGCGGGCCACGTGGAGGCGATGAAGATGGAGCGGGAGCGTATGAACAACTGGAAGCTGCGGCAGGAGCAGGCTGCGGTGTAGAACGGACAACGGGGAGAGAGATAAAACTTTCTCCCCGTTTTTTTTGTGTTCGGTTAGCAGATACATAAATCTGGATGTTATATCAATGGGAGGTGTCGGCATGGACACAAGTATCATTCGTGAAGAAATGAACCGGCTGGATAAAATTTCTGGCCTGGATACCAGTGAAGTACCAATTCGCATATCGTCCAGAATGACGAGAACATGGGGCAAGTGCTGCTGGCAACGAAAAGGTCAGAAGTATTACATCAAGGAGCTTGTGTTTGCGGAGCGGCTGATGGAGCATGGAGCGGTGGAACATATAATCAATGTTATTCGGCACGAATACGCTCATCTTTATGTCACAAAGGTGCATAACAAAAACCACGGACATGACGCAATCTGGAAGCAGGCCGCGCTGTGGCTGGGATGTAACGCCAAACGATGTGAAAACTTTTAGGAGGTGTCGAATATGACAACAAAGACCGATTTTCACGCCATCATGGAATTGAAAGAGGCGTATAGGCCGACACAGAGAGGCATCGTGAGCGGAGCGGAGGCAGAGAAGATCATGTCCACGCTGGAAATCAAGTCCCGCAATGACATTGAGCTTCAGAATGTGCGGGATATGACGGTGATGCTGTATAGCCGCTGGTCTGAAAGAATGCGAGAGAAAGAGGTGGGAGACAGTTGTGTCATGGAACTTATGGACGCTATGAGCGCGATCTGCTGTGTAATTGACCAGGAAAAGTTTAATCGTGGAATGGAGGTGTAAAAATGCAAGAAGTTATGTGTAGCCGTACTGATTGCGAGTTTTTCTGGTGTGGAAAATGTGGCTATGGTGGAGAGGCAATCAATATTTCTGCTGACGGGTGCGACACATATGAGCCGGCCAGTGACGATGAGGAGTGATTTTTTTGCGGGTGGGGTTTGTCCCTGCCCGCTTTTTTTGCTTTAGTGGTTAGCACAAGGAAAATTAAAGCTGTTATATAAATAGGAGGTGCATTCCATGAGCTACAGATACTATTCAACACAGCGTCCTATTTCTCCCATGACTTTTCCTATGTCAAAAGACAACAAAGTGCTGGGATGGGAAAACTTCGACGAGCGGAAGCCCTGTTACGATATTCAGCGGGACGCATGGGGTTATATCGACTATGAGAAGCCGCTGACAGAGCAGCAGGCCAAGAATTATGAGCTGGTCAAACAGCTATATCCCAAGTACATCAAGACGACGGACGGATATATCGGGACATTCCAGTACCTGGACTTCGGGGAGTTCCCTGTCTATCGTTTCCCTGGTGGAGATCGGATAGCGGACGGATGGGAGATTGAGCATGGAAGCAATGACCGGAAAGAGTTGGAGGCGAGATCGTGAAAACATTTACAAAAACGGAGGTGTCGTGGCTAATCAATTTGCTGGAAGAAGAATCCCGCAGATTGGATGCCACTATGACGGCTGACGGGGCTACATCTATGGAACAGGCGCTGGCTGCACATATGTGGGAAAATTATCAGAGCGTCAAGTCACGGCTGGCCGAGGCAATCGAAAACAAAAACAAGCGTATAGAGATCAAATATTGAGGAGGAGCGAAATGCGTATTGTGATTTGTATGCCTACGGGCAAAGAGGCAGACGGCATCCAGGATGATGCGGTTATTCGGGATGCGCTGTTGACAGTGGTAAACCGTATCACGCTGGAAGATGAAAAATCTGGCGAGTTTGAAGCTGGCGACAACAAACGTAACATGGTCACTTTTAAGGTGGATGACACGGTGTAAATGCAAGGTGGAGAGGATTTTCCCTCTCCACCTTTTTTTTCGCTTTAGTGGTTAGCAAACAACAAAATCAAGCTGTTATAAGAATAGGAGGTGGTTCTACTACATGAAAAGCTATCAAACGACAAGAAATCAGTGTCGGCTGTACCGGAGGAAGATGGTTGAGCAAAAGCTGATGGGGCTGGGGCTATTGGTCGTATGTGCCTTTGTGTTGTGGCTGTGTTCCACTGGTACAACGCCGGAAGATCAGGACGCCACGGCGCTGGTGCTACTGTTTCCCCTGTCGCTATATATGCTGTTCACCAAAGAGATCGTGATTTATTAAGGAGGCGTAAAATGGGCTGGACAAGTTATCACGCAACGCATTACAAGCGCAACGGTTCGATTGATCGGAAAGCGGAGCTTGACTATGAGCTGTTCTGCCATGAGGGAGAGGATGGACACAAACTGGTGAAATCTTCGATGGTGGGTGCTGTCTACTATGCGGCGGTGCATCATCCGAAAGGTCATGTTTACGGACTGGTGGTTTTGACGCAGACGGACATGAAAGACTACTACAATTTCTATTACAAGGATATGTCCGAGGATATGCACCCGTTCTACTACGACTGCCCGCAGTCTATCCTTAAACTGCTGTCCCCTACGGATTATAAGGGAGCGCTGGAATGGCGGGAGAACTGCAAGAAAGCAACGGAAAAGAAAAAGTCCCCTACCGCCCTATCCAATCTCCCTATCGGAGCGCAGATTCAATTCAGATGGGGTGACGGTGTAAAAACAGTTGTCAAGCACGCGCCCGCCTATCAATTCAAGCGTCCGTTCTGGTTCAATTCGGCTGACGGCACCTACATTCCCGCAAAACGTATCCCGTCCGATTATACGGTAGTGGAGGCGGCAAGCTGAATATTTTCGGAATAGGTTAGCAAAACATTTTCTATTGCCTGTAATTATAATAGGAGGTGCAGATACATGGAACTGCTGGAAAATCTGAAAAAGTACAATGAAGCATCGTACTACGACTGCAACGACATCGCTGAAAAACTGATCGAGCTGGCAAACATGGAGGACGATGGGAAGTTAGGAGAAGAACTGCTGAACGCGCTGTATCAGGTCAAAGCCACGGCGCAGAATCCCTACAACTCCGACTACTGGCGGGTTTTGTACAATGTGCTGCTGGCAATCACTGGCCTTGAATAAAGTTGGCCTACGAGGGGAGAGGACGATACCTCTCCCCTATTTTATTTCAAACGTGGTTAGCAAGCACGGTTTTCTAACTGTAAATATAATAGAAGGTGCGAGTTATGGCATTTGACAAAGAATACATCAGCCGGACACTGGCGGAGGAAAGGTTGTGGAAGCCTGGTGAGAGTAGCGCTTTCACTTTCAATGGCTGGGAGCTGAAATTGGAGCGTGAAGATGATTCTTATGCTCCCTATCTGTTCCATGTGACTGGAAAACGCTTAGGCACAAAGGATACGAAAAATCGCCGCTACACCAGTATGGAGCAGGCGTTTCTCCATATTTTCAACGAGTTTAACGAGAATGTTGCTATCAAAAATCGCTACGCCTCTTTGAGTGAGGCGATGGAAAAATGGGAGGAAAATCCTATGAAAAAAATCTGCAAGACCTGTGGCAAAATCATTAAGGACGATGAAGACTATACGCTGGTCAATTCCGGGATGCCGGAGGAGTTTGTTCAGTGCTGGCCGTGCCATACCAGCGACATGGACAACGGCAAGGTGCTTCAGTGTGAAGCCTGTGGCGAGTATTTCTCCACTGACGTTCTCCACGATGAAGAAGTTTGTGGTGATTCTTTCTGCGAGTGTCCTAACTGCGGCAAAGACATCGTGGAGGGTCTTACAAAGGAGGAGTTCGAGGACGAGCATTTCATTCCCAAGTACGCCGTCGTAGTGACATTCGGAAACATGACAAGGGGCTATCAGATTGCCGCCCATGGCACCAATGAGGCTATGGAAAAGCTGCTGAAGCACCTGGGAGAATCCGGTATGAACGGAGTGACCGCCGTGCATATCAGCGAGATTCTGCTGGACGAGGATATTATTTCTTAACGGGAGGGCAACATGGAATTTTTTGTGAACAATGGACGGAAGATCGAGTTGGAGCAGGCCGAGCCAGACGGCCCGGTGAAAGTCACCGCCTGGGGAGCACCCCATGACGATTATACTGACTGTGAGGACGAGTACACCATCACGCCTGGGGATTTTGTGATGATGCTCAACTGGTATCGTCATCAGAAGCGGACAGGCAATGTGGACTTGAATTTCTGAATGGACGGGAAAGCTGCTGATGTAGCTTTCCCGTTTTTTATAGTTTTTTCTAAATGGTTAGCAAATCGTATTTTCCCTCTGTAATAAGAATGTGGAGAGTACCACGAAAAATAATTAGGAGGTATGAGTGATGAGCACTGCTAACTACCGTACAATGGATAACTTCTCCCTGTTTGTGAGGGAAGATCAAGATGAGGCCAAGCGCTGCCCTGAGTGCGGCGCTATCATGGATGCAGATGCTACTGCTTGCGACCTCTGCGGCTGTGAGGAACTGGAAGATTACTACTTCTCCGACGAGGTGGCATGGGAGTGTGACCGGCGTGAGATTGAGCGTGAGCTGGACGATCTCAACTATGATTTGATGTTCCATAAAATCAGCCTGCGGAGCGGGTACTACTCTGGGGTTCAGTTCTATGTGGAAACCGAGCACGACCTGGACGAGTATGACTACGACAACGACGAGTGCCACTACTACTTTGATTGCTGCCGAAGTGTAGCGTATCGGAAGTATGAGGCTGAAAAGCGGAAGATTAACCGGAAGCTGACTGAGCTGGGAAAACGCTGGGGATTTCAGGAAGTGGTCTGTATCGCACGGTTTTCCAATGGTGAGGCAATTTTTCAGCCCATCTCCAATCCCCGTGCCCGCCTGTACGCCGCCGTATCCTGACACTGCAAAGCCCACCGAAAAATCGGTGGGCTTTTTTTATTTCAATGGTTAGCAATTCCTGTTTATCCCCTGTAAATAGAATAGAGGCACTAAAAATTATGAGGAGGCTACACAATGAAAATCTACAATCTGATTCACGAGCAGGATACCGACGCCGCTTGGGGCTGCGATGTACGGTCGTTCACTGATAAGCTGTCTGCGCAGAACGCAATGCGGGAGAGCTGGGAGAGCACAGTCAAGGCGTGGGAATACGACGCAAAAGAGCACAAGGATGAGGATGAGTGCGAGTGCTGTGAGAGCACGGCGGTTATCCGTGATGACAGCGACGTGGAGAGTTGGCGAATTGAGGAACAGGAGCTGGATGTGCAGATAGCTGTGCGGGTTAAGGGCGGCTTGGTGGAGGAGGTTCACGCCAACGCCGATGTGAGCGTCGAGGTGTACGATCTGGACGTGTCCGACTTTCCTGACGATGGTGAGCAGGACGAGGCCGACAAGAAAGAGGTGGAGCTGGAGGAGCTGGTCAAGTCTCCCGGCTGGCGGAATGTTTGGTGAGGAGGAACAACATGGAACGGGATAAGAATGAGATCTGGAGTGGCGCTTATAAGGCGCTGACGGTGGGCGATGTGTTACGCATTGACCGACTGAACGCCCGTAACAACTGGGGTATCTCATATGCAACTGCGGAGCGGCTGTTCTCTGAGCACCGGCAAGCCTATAAGTGTGGAGACATTAGGAAAATGGAACAGGTGGAGTATCGGCTGACCGACTGCAATTTTCACAAAGAATGTGCTTTGCTTCGGGCCGGAAAATATAACGAGGCTCTGACGGAGCTTCATCGGAATTAAGGAGTGTAAAATGCAGATTACCTATGATGTGTCCAAACAGAAGGGTAGCTCTCGCTGGTATCCCCATAAAGTCGAGTCTCCCAAGGTAGCCGCCGGCCCGCTGGCCGACAAGAAAACGGCGCTCCACGCTGCCGCTGACCTCATGGGAGTGAGCTATAAAGAGTACATGGATATGAGGAGGAAGACGCAGTGAAAAAGAAATGGGATTTGCAGAAACGTGTTGACATTGACTCTCTCCGGCTGGGCTATCTGGCCGGAGAGATTTCTACCGCTGATGTGGCGCATCAACTCAACTGTGCCGAGGATGAGGCGTTAGATCGTATTGGTGTAACGGAACTGCGGAGAACGCTGGCCTACTCCCCAGAGGAGATTGAGGCGATGTATCAGCGAAACGAAAATTTCAATGGAAAGCGGGCTGATTTTGACAAGCTGCGGCTGTTCCAGGAGATCAAGGCGGGGCTGACCAAGTTTCTTCAACGCTGTGGTGATGTGCGAAAGCTGGAAGAGATTAAGCCCAACCAGTACGAAAAGAACGCTATTCTCTTTTTGGATGTGAGTAGTGTAGCTGCGTTTAACAAGGATGAGACGGCTATGCTGACCGCCATTATGAACAAGGCAGATCGGATGGTGGTTAGTACAGTTGGCGGTAGCTGTACACGGTTTTCTTTCTGTGTAGAAAATTGCTGGACAGAATAATTTTTCTGAACGGTTAGCAAACGACACATTTTTGCTGTCAAAAGAATAGGAGGCGGCAAGCCTACTGCAAAAGGAGGTTCAACCATGGAGAAGAACACGCTGCGCAAGAAGATTGAAGATACCAAGGCCGAGTATACCAAGCGCTATGGCAGGCTGGATTGGCGGTACACCGATGAGGGGCTACCCTGGGCAATTCAGGACTACCACGGGAGCGTGGGATCTGTGATGGATTTCACCGAGGATGACTGGCTGGCCTGCAAGGAAAACGGCTGGACACTGGATGAGGTATGCAAGCTGTGCAATGAGCGCCGCTTCTGTGAGGATGTGGACAATCTGGAGCTGTACATCCAAGCAGTACGCAATGATGACAGTGAGGCCGGAATTAACAACGAGTTTTTGGAGCTGTGCAGGGAGGATGCGCTTGCCCTGGTGGAAGATTTCTACAAGTGGCGTCAGGAGTTGTTTCCGAAAGTGCTGGCAGTATACGAGAGCAACAAATAAATTGGAGGAGTAAATTTTTCTTTGTGGTTAGCAAAACTGATTTTCTGACTGCTATAAGAATGTACCTGTTCACCACACTACAAAATTTAGGAGGTTTGCAAAATGGCAGCTAATGTTGAAACTATGATGTACGTTCGTGAGAAGCCCTGGCACGGTCTGGGCACGATGGTTGAGGAAGCGCCCACCAGCGCCGACGCTCTGCGGCTGGCTGGTCTGGACTGGACTGTGGACAAGAAGAACATCCAGGTCTGTGGTGGGGCGAAGATCGTCAACTACAAGGCCAATGTGCGGAGCAGTGACGGCGCTGTGCTGGGTGTCGTGACCGACCGCTATCGTATTGTTCAGAATGCGGAGGCATTCGCCTTTACGGACTCCCTGATTGACGGTGAGGTTCACTACGAGACGGCGGGCAGTTTGCAGGGTGGCAAGAAGATCTGGCTGCTGGCGAAGCTGCCGGAGACGGAGATTGTGGGAGACAAGACGGAGCCTTACCTGTGCTTCACCAACACCCATGACGGGAGCGGCGCTATTAGGGTCTGTATGACACCTATTCGGGTGGTCTGCAACAACACACTCAACTTCGCGCTGAACAGTGCGAAACGCGCTTGGGCTGTCCGTCACACTGGTGACATTCAGGCCAAGCTCCATGAGGCGCGAGTCTGTTTGGACATGGCGAATAAGTACATGGACGGGCTGGGTGAGTATGCCGATCAGATGGCGAACACCACCGTCACCGACGAGCGGATCAAGGCCATTCTGGACGAGATGTTCCCCGTGACGGAAGATATGAGCGACCGCGAGAAGCGGAACGCCAAAAAGGTCAAGGACGAGTACATGGTCTGCTACTTCGCTCCTGACATCGCCAAGTTCATGGGGACTGCATGGGGAGCACTGAATGCCATGAGCGATATGGTCAGCCACAACGCACCGCGCCGCCAGACGGCCAACTATCGGGAGAACAACTGGGGCCGTATCATGGATGGTCACGCTATGATGGACAAGATGGCCTCTCTGTTGGCAGGGGTGGGCACAAAGTAAAATAAAACAGGCGAGGCAGATTTTCTCCACCTCGCCTGTAATTTTTGGTTAGCAAGATTTTAGAACGATTCGTAAATATAATAGGAGCCTGCACCCTTGCAAATGAGTTGGATGTTTGATACAATGAGGCTGTCCTATCGGCTATACGGGGAGGAAGGACGGCAGAATGAGCGGTAAAAAGATTTTCTTCTTCTGTATGACTGTGTGCCACCGCCGTACCGATGAGCATATCGGGAAACGTTGCGGTGTGGTGTTGGCCGACAGCCAGGAGGAAGCGGAGCACACCGCCTGGGATAAGTACGGCAACGACGCCACCTGCCAGTTGTGGGTGGAGGAGGTGACGGACAACAGCTACGACTTCACTGTTTACAGAAGTGAAATTTAGGAGGATACAACTGATGATTTATTATAACACCATTTCCGACATCAAGAGCGCAATCCTGGAGCCGTTCAGAATGTGTGGGCGGTTCGTGGATGACTTCGAGGTAACAGTCGGCAGTAACGATGAGAGCGACTGCATGGAAAAGCTGGGCGAGCTGACGGAGCAGCACGGTGAGCTGGTCTGGTACTCCGGCTATGTCGATGAGGACTATGCGAATGGTGAGTATATCGGACGTGAGAACTTCAAGTACGACTAACAAAAAGTTTTGGGGAGAGGTTAGCAGACCTCTCCCCTTTTTCTGTAATAGTAATGGGAGGAGTGGTCATATGACAGAAATCAATACTTGGATGGCGGGAGGATACAAAGTCCGTGCATTTGACTGGATTGACGGGAAGAACATCTATCTCCACATTGAGTATTACCATCCTGGCGCGTCACTTTCCAGGCCACCGGCACGGGAAAAGAGTTTCTTGCTTCCTTTATCGGAAGAACCGAAAATTAAAAACTTTTTGCACAGTGTTGTAATTGGTCTGATGGAAATGCCAGATGTACAAACCGTAAAGTAGCAAAGGTTAGCAAACAATGGTTTCATTCAGTTATATAGAATGGGTGCCGTAAGCACGAAGCACCTAACAAGCCTTATCATAGCGACAAACAAAATCAAGGAGGCGGCGATATGGAGATTCTGATAGGCGTGATTATCACGGCAGTCAAACTGATTTGCGAGGCTTTCCAAGAAAAAGAGGCTAACAGGTACGCCGATATGGTGGTGCGACGCTACAAGGAGGAGTGAGTTCTATTGGAATATGTAATTCGACACTGCGAGTCTGGGAAATATCTCAGTCTTGTAAAGCTACGGAATGAGGCTGTGTGGGTTGATCTGGATAAAGCTCATCGTTTTAGCGACCGACAGAAAGTGGATAACTTCATGCGTATGAATTTCAATAATGCGGTCAAGGGGCAGATCAGAAAGTCGGAGGTGGAGATTCTTCCTTGTGATACAGCACATATGCCTTTCGATAGTTCAGGTACTCTTAGGGCTGAAATTACCGAGGAACAGGCCAATGTGTATCTGGATACGCTACCCGATATGATCGGACAGATGTACGAAACAGGACGCATTATGCGGGTACTTCTCTCCTACTATTCAGATCAAGTCCGTGTAGCGGACAAAGCGCAGGAGGATATGCTTCACAAGATCGAGTTCACTAACGCCAATGTAGTGGACGGGTTCAAACTCTACAAGGCATTGCAGGAAATTCGTCAGCGCCGCCGTCAGTGCAAGGATGTCTGCGATATGCTTGGAACTATTCATCGTTCTGGCACGGTATCCAGTTTGATGAACCTGCAGAATGAGATGACAAAATACCATGAGCATTTGGAAACACGGACATATACGCCGCGCATTCTGGAGGAGCTTTTTAACACCATTACCTCCGCTAATCTGGACAAGGTGTTAAGTGGAGTACAAAACATTGAAAGTGAGGAGAATTTAGATGAGTCTGCTTAATAAGTTCGCGTCCGTGGAGATCAAGGCGGATAACAGAATTTCTGAGGAGGACAAGGCGTTTTGTCTGCGACACCAGGATGCGTTTGACAAATCTGGGCCGGCACTCCAAAAAATTGCGAATGTCATATCCGACACGAGATATGAGCAGCGGCAGATCCTTGGGAACGATAGTTATGGAACATACATCACTTGTAACAGCTTTAAGTGTGATGATGAGCACATCTACGAGATGATGCAAAAACGAAATAAGCGATTTATTAAGGCAATCGTGGACTACTTTAGCCGGAAATATACCGTGGAGCTGGATAGCTCAATAATTCTGGAACATCTTATCCCTACCCCACCAAAAGAACCGCAGCTGCCTTGGGGTGGATATCGTGAGATGAGTGATGAGCAAATCGACCAGTTTAAGGAACAGATGGAGATCTACCATCAGGAAGAAAGCAAGTATAGCGAGGCTATGAGAACGCTCCCCCTTCGTTATGAACAGATCGTGGATGAGATTTTCGTCCAGCTGGGAGGTTTCTCTTTCCAGGAGCAGGCTATGAACGAGTTCCTGGAGCGCACATGGAATTGCTGTCACCAGAACTGGGACGGGAAAGAAAAGTTTGAAATCAAGAACGACACGCTTCGGCTGACCAGTGGTTGGTGTTACTGTGATGACCAGTGGAGCTGGGGGCCGGAGTGGAAGCCGAACGAGAATCTTCATACCTTACTGGATGCGTTGGCGTGGTATCAGTGTGGACGCATGGGTGAAGCCGCGCTGTGGTTTCCTGAGTTGTGCAAATACACGACCAAGGTAAATGAGTTCGACACTTGTAATATGAGCAAGGTCAAATTTATCAAACTGTTCAAAAATGGTCGTGTAGATATCAAATTCAGAAGCGCCGCCTATGTCCAGGAGTTTGTGGAGCAGTGCATGAGGAGGAGATCTGTATGACAAAGAAGCAAATTGCGGCACTGAGCAATATTATTGCCAATGAAAATGCACGCCTTGAGGAGCGAAAGTCGGCAGTAAAACCCGGCATTCATGCCGCATGGGATAAGTGGATCGTTACCGATGGGATCTCGGCAGTGCTGCTTGCCGAAAAGCCGGATGGGTTGCCGGAGGGCGAGGAGATGCGGAAGATTTATGAGATGGTGGAGCGGGAGGTCAAGCGTGGAGATTCTGTGCTGGCCTGTACCGCTACTGTGGAAAAAATCAAAGAATGGAAAGCTCTGGTAAAGCCGTGGAAACAGGGCAAGGACAGCAAGACCGGCGCAACGCCGGTGGAGATCACCGCCCGTATGGAGGATGGACGTGCCGTGACTGGATACTACAATCCTTGGTATCTGGTAAATGTCGTGGAGGCTGTGGGCACGAACGCCTTGGTTTACATTGGGTATAGCGTTCAGTTTAGCAAGTTTCCCTCTCTGTTCGTGTACCCAAAGGACTGGATGGAGCATAACCCAGATAGGATTGGGTTCCTACTTTCGATTCGGCAATAATGGAGGTTTTATCATGACACGACGGCAGATTTACTTTTACTCCCCGCAAAGTGGCAAATATTATGTCTCTGAGGAAATCAATGGTGACAAGACCGAGTTGGAACGGATGGGATCAAGCGACTACTGTGAAAACACCTGGGAGGAAATTCTGGACAGCTTGAAAAATGTCGCTGGGATGGGAGATTTTCTTCAGGCACTGGCCCGACTTAACGGGATATACCATTCTTCCCTCGGATTCGACCGTCCGCCTACCAGATTGCGGATTGCTCATACCCATGCGGAGGTAGGCATGAAAGATCAGACCTATGGGATTACGGAGGGAACGCTTGGGATTTTTCTGGACGAGGAACTTTCTATCTGGAAATAGGTTAGCAAACTCCGTTTTCTGCCTGTAAATAGGAATAAGAATTGGAGGTGTTTATTTTGAAACGGTTCACAATTATGGCGGAAGACGGTACGTTTCTGAAGCTATATTACCCCACTATGGAGGTGGCTCAGGAGCATTATCCGAACGCCAAAATCTCCGAGTGTCACGATCAATCCCATATAGAGTACATCAACAAAATGCTTGCCAGCGCGGATGAGCACAAGACGATGGAACGTAAAGGTTCCATCGTCCATGTGCTACGGTTCAATACATCGGTTGGAACGTGCATTGCTACGCTGCATCAGGACGCCAGCGATGGTGTATGGTACGACTTCTGTAAGTACCAACTATGGAAAAACGGGGCGCTTGTTGTGCCGGTCACATTCACATTGACCACTCCCGATAACTTCTGTAAAGAGTTCATTTTCCCAACATCGGAGTATACAGTGCTTTGCTCTGGCAAGAAGGTACAAAAGCCGCAGGAACTGAAAGGGATACGGAAATTTGCATCTGTTCCTTTCGATGGGAAAAGCCAGTGTCAACTGTTTTTAAGTGGTGACGATCTTTACATTAACCACAGTGACTATTTCAGTCAGATGTGGAGGCCACCAGCGGATGATATTGGGAAGCCAACGTCGTACTACATGAAGAAATATTTTGGCGTTCTAAGACCGGAAAAGTTCATCTATGCGGATTCTTGGGGTGCTATTGTAATAAGGAATAGAGCGTGGTTGCAGATCACTAATTTTGTTCAGTTGGTAAAGCATCTGAACAGCACCCAAGTTGCTACTACGGTCTGGCCTATGATTCGGCAGTATCACCATTGGGCCACTGAAGAGTATAATCTGGAGTGGGAGCGCTTTTTAGAGGCAGTTGCAAAGGTCACTCAAAAATATACCAGTGAGATTGGTTAGCAAAGTTCCGCTTTGCTTTGTATTAAAAATGGAGGTATTGATATGAATGTTCAGCTTACTCTTATCTATATCCGGAACGGGCATGAGACTATTTTCCCTGTTAAGGATATTGACCAGGCCGTGCGTCTTGCGGACGCTATCGCAGACAGTGATTTACTTAACGACGATGTGGATTACAATATGTTCGATGTGTGCCAATATCGCAATGGGCAGGTAGGAGATTCTTGGGAGAACGAGGAGGGTGACGATTTTGAGGCATATTGGAAATTATGCCGAGATGATGCCTGAAAAGACAGACAAAACAGTCCTTTTATGGAGGTGTTAGCGTGAAACTTAAAGAGTTTTCTGAAAAGTCTGTCAAGGCAGCGGAAGCTGCCAATACACTTGGTTTTGACTGTATTGAAAAATATGCAGTTGATAAATGTGGAGGCAGGATAAGTGTTCCTCACGTTAGGATGATGAATGTTAAAACCTCATGCGAGTTGGACTCCAAATTCTTCCCTGAGCTTGAAGTCGGGGATAAAATTAGTATTCTCTATATCATCCACTTCCGTGAGTGCAACAAGTTATATAAAGAACGCGGAATGTATCAGGACGAATAAAATTACTCTTTCATGGTTAGCAAGATTTGAATTGCCTCTGTAATAAGAATAGGGGCGTGGTTCTTGGAGGACTCTACTCAAAAGCCTCCATCCACAACTTTTTATAATAACGAACAAAATCAAGGTGGTGACTGTATGAAATACACGTTTCACAATGAGAGAATCCCACAGGAGGCCCGTCAGGAACTGAATGAAAAGATTCTCTACCTTGTCGATCAGGATCTGGCGGAGCGTGAGGGAATTACCCGTGAGGATATTTTCAACGCCTACACTGGGGACGGTGGGCTGCATGGCCTGAAGCGTTCTGATTTCGCCAACTATTACGAGTTCTCTGAGGCTAAGAAAGAAATCGAAAACGGCCAATTTTTTACCCCTCCAGTTCTGTGCCAGTTCATCATGAATGTGCTGGGCGTTGGAATGGGAGAGACTGTGGCTGATCTCACTTCTGGAATTGCTAACTTTTGTAACTATATGCCAGTAGAGGCAAACTTCTATGGGTGCGAGCTGGATATCAAATCTCACAAGGTAGCGCATTACCTCTACCCTACCGCAAATCTGGAACACAAGGATATCCGTTTCTACGAGCCAGATATGCGTTTTGACTACATCGTGGGAAATCCGCCGTTTAATCTGAAATGGGACACACCACAGGGGGAAATCATTTCTCAGATGTACTACTGCCTGAAAGCCGCCCAGCTGTTAAAGCCCTTGGGGATTATGGCTATCGTCGTTCCTGCCTCTTTTCTGGCTGATGATTATTTGGACAGCGCCAAGCGGAATGAACTGGAGAAGTTGTTCAGCTTCTTAGGGCAGGTTTCAGTCCAGAAAGACGCTTTTAAGTCCTTGGGTGTAGAGGACTATGCCACTAAAATTCTCTTTTGGCAGCGCAAGCTGACCGATGAGGAGACTGGAAACCAATATGAGCTGAATACCGCTAATTGGTTCAACATTTCCAGTATGGAGCACGCCAGCGACCTGCTCGATGTGGTTCAGGAGGCAATTATCAAACAAGCAAAGGAGCGGATGTCTTCAGAGCGCACCCGTGTTAAGCTGGTATCTCGTGGTGAAAACGAAGATGATTTTCATTATCAGGTACAGAAAATGTTGTACCACATTAAGAACAATCCCAAACTGGTAGACAAATATGCGAAATGCCAGGAATATCTTTACCGTTTTGAAAATCAGAAACAGCCAGACGGAATGAAGTATGAAGAGTGGGCAAAAATCCGCATTACCCAGCCCAAGGTTTTGGCCTACCTTCGTCGAGTTATCCGCTCTCAGAACAGAAAGCCCGACCGTGATATCGTGCGGCTGGTCAAGCAGGACAGCGGACTGATCCACAAAGGATACAGTAAAAAAGCTCGGCAGACCATGACCCCAGATATGAAAGAGCCTATCCCTTTTTACGCTCTCGCTTCGGGACAGGTAGAAAATACGGGATTGGAGCCTTTTGCCCGCCTCATTCGGCGTAAGCAGAGAAATTATGAACGGGAAACAAAGCCTTTTGCGGATATGGAGGAGAACGCTGAGATTGCCCGTTTTCTGTCGGAGTTTACCGTTTACGATCAGGAAAACGAAGAATGGATATACCTCAATGAAATCCAACGCCACGATTTGAACCTTGTACTTCAAAAGCACTATCACCTGCTGCAGTGGGAACAGGGTGGCGGTAAGACGCTGGCTGGTATCTCTACTGGCCGGTATCGGATGGAACACCAAGGGGCAAGGAATGTCTGGGTAGTATCAACAGCTATCTCCATCAAGAATAACTGGGATTTGGTATTCAAGAATTATGGCATGACCAACTATCGAATGATCCGTAACCTTGCTGATTTGAACACAGTGCAGGATGGAGAGTTCGTCATTATCACTTTGAATATGCTTTCCAAGTATCGGAAACAAGTTAAACGCCACATCAAAATTAGGAACAGAAATGTTTGCCTGGTCTTTGATGAATCGGACGAGATGACTAACCCTAACAGCAAGCGTACTAAGGCTGTGCTGGATTGCTTTCGGAAAGTGCGTTTTAAGCTGGCAATGACCGGCACCGTTACCCGCAACAATATTTCGGAGAGTGCTCCTCAGTTGGAACTGCTCTACAACAACTCTTACAACATGATATCCTGGGCGGATTCGCTCTATTATTACGAGAAGGGTAGCGATGGCAAGGACTATTTGAGCATTTCAAACAACCCCTTCTATGGAAAACCCATCCCCGCCTATAAACCAGGTTACACACTCTTTGCTGAGTCCCATCTGCCGGAGAAAATTACAGTTTTTGGAGTGGGTAAGAAAAACCAGGATATTTTCAACGCTGAGGCACTAAACAAAATTCTGTCCTATTCCGTCATTACTCGGACGTTTGCGGAAATCACCGGAAAAGAGATCCGTCGTATTCATCAGGTGCAGGTTTCTTTTTCCCTTGCGGAACAAGCGGTTTATAAGAAAGCGGTGGAGGAGTTTTATTTCATGCGGCAGCACTACTTTGCTCTTACTGGTAACAGCCGTAAGGACAGCATGATGGCGTTGATTCAGCAGATTACTTTACTACTCAGAATTTCTGCTGCGCCCAACACTGTGGAAGAGTATAACAGCGACAAGACACCAACCAAGATAGAAAAAGTCTGCTCCATGCTGGATGGGTGGAAAAATGAGATCGTGGTGATTGGTGTTCGTCACAAGAATGTTGTGGCCGCATATGCAGATGAGATTCGCCGATGTTTCCCAGACCGTCCATTGTTTGTAGTTACTGGCAGCACGACTACACTGGCCGGACGCCGAAAGCTGAAACAGACGCTCAAGGACAGTGGGAATGGCATTCTGCTTTGCACGCAGCAGTGCCTCCCCTCCTCCGTCAACTTTGAGTTCGTGAATAAGATATTGATTCCAGAGTTGCACTACAACAACGCTCGGATGAGCCAGTTTTATATGCGGTTTGTCCGCTTTACTTCAACGGACTGGAAGGATATCTATTTCATTACACACGCTGGAAGCATTGAGTCAAAAGAAAAGCTGAACCTCTTCATGAAAGGGCAGGATGTCGATTTGGACGAGATTTATGACAGATTCGGCGTGGACTACGATTTGATGAGCCTCCTCATGTCTCGTGAGGTGGATGAGGATGGAAAGTCCTACATCGCTTGGGGTGAACAAAAGATTGAATAATGGAGGTGTCAATATGACATTTATAAACGAGAAAAAGGAACGTGTTGAAATCGTTGTTAGAACAATGTTGGATTATCACGGAAACTGCACATATAGGATTGAGGACATCTATATCACGCCGTTCCGAAAGCGAAAGCCTATCAGCATAGCGGCTCAAGTAAGAGATCTGTACGAATATCGGAAGTTGAATCATGAGGAGCGTGCTGAGTACGCACATCAGGAATATATGAAATATTGTACGGAAGATCAGTTGTGGGAGGCTATACAGGAGGTGTATCATCAAATGGCACCTCAAAAGGAGTCTATTGTGTTTCGGGCGTGAAGAAAAAGCCGCCCTCGAAAGAGGGCGGCTCCTGTGGTCAACATTTGTGCTTAGTGCGGAACTCTCGTAACATATTGTTTTCCCACGCAGTTTTTATGTGGCTTCGGCACCATTTTGTGTATCGGTCATATTGAAGTGCCGCAGCTTGGGATGATAGGCCAAACACAGTTTGAATCTCCGTAACGGTACGGATGCCCATTTCGCGCATAATCGGTAGTGGAGCAATCATATTCCATGCGAAGTAATCAGCCTCGCTTTCAAACTGATCGTATGGCTCCCGCCAATCCGTATAGGCAATTTCAGCCTCCTCAATCGTTTCAAGATGGCCAATACAGATATGACCAACTTCATGGCAGAGTGTCCACAAAATCCTACCCTGATTCATGGATGCGTTATAGAGAATCAAATATCTGTTCTGTTCCACATCATGATGGGTCGCACCGGAGTTGCTTTTACACATGATAGCAATATCACGGATAGAACAGCGATTCAGTTCGGCCATTGTTTGATAGGTAAGGATACGGCAGCTTTTGGGGATACAAGGGATAATCTTTTGCGGTTGAATAGGATAGGAAATGGTATCCATAAGCTGATATAATTCCAACACCTTGCGCTGTATAAATGCCGTTCTGACCATTTAGACCTCCCCTCCTAACTGGAAAATGACAGACTCTCCATGTTGGAGAACTCAGTATAACATATCAGGTGTCCGATTTATCGGACTTTTCATCAGAAAATGCGTAGTCAAAACCAACCTTCAGCATTGCCATCATGCGGCTCTTGTCCCGATCTGTCATCCGTTCTCTGGCGCGTTGCAGGGAAACAAAGTCTTGATCGCACATAACAGTATCAATAGGTGTGCGGATGTCGGTAGCGCCCACGAGATAGTCAATAGAAACATCAAAATATTTTGCAATCTTGGAAATTTTTTCGATTGTCGGGCTGGTAGCGTTTTTCCACCTGCCAATAGAATACTGGCTCATACCAAGTTCGGTTTCCAGTTTGTTGACTGTGATATCGTTTTCAGCGCACAAATCTTTAATTCTCGTAAAAATGATAGAGTCCATAACACAACCCCCAAACAGAAAAATCTGCAAAGTCACGAAAAAAATCGTGAAAACCACTTGACATCACGAGAAAATGCTGGTATAGTAATCACCAGACACGAAACTATTCGTGATATCGAGGATAGTATATCACATATTTTCGGGTATGTCAACCCAAAACTATAAAAATTGGAGGAGTGCAATATGAGAATCGTCAATAGCCTGGTGGAAGATTTCGGTGGTTTTGAGCTGGATACCGGTGCAATCAAACTGCATAGTGCAAATTCACAGGATATCATGCTCCCGTACAGTGGCACTCTTCCGGAGCAAATGTCCTCGGTATCCAGCGCTTTCCTCCAGGTAAATGTTCAGCCTATCCAGGGCGCTATGTTGGCTCTGGTAGTTGAGAGAAATGGCAAGCAGTTCCGCCGGCCTATGGAGGCAACCAATCAAGAAATTATGACCCTACTGGATCAGTTTTTCAACCAACAGGATACAGGGCTTGATACCTATTGGCTGGGCTTCGAGCAGGCCAACTATATGGGATGGAGGCAAGTCGCCGCCGATTATCGCCGACTGCTGAAACCGCTGATGGCGTTGCCTATTCAGGAAAGGGCATATCTTTCCCGTCGATTGCTGGAATAAGCAGGCTGGCGCTCCTCCCCCAAAAAATTTTCAATGATTTTGTTATTTGCTATTGACAACGGCAGAAACTTGTGGTAGTATAATGGCATGAGAGATCGTTAGAGGGAAATGGAGGGCACCATGAACCGAACACAATTTTTTGAGGATGCCGATGGAGGTTATACCTCTTTCTCTCACCCGAAGCACTTCACCAAGACTTGGAACAAAGTTAGAGCGTTTGAGGAGAGCATCGGTAAAACTCTTGACGATGGATACACCAGAGAGGAATATATCGCACTGTTTAACTTTGCGTTAGCCCGCTGTTCCAGCACTTTTTACAATGACAAAAAGGTTGTTGTATTCTATATCCGATATCTGATTGCACGCGGAGCGTTACCAGCTGAACACGAAACTATTTTAGCTGGTATTACAGCGGATGATTTGAGCATCAAGGGCGGGACAGACCGTATCCGTTACTTCAAAAATCTCAATCATCTGCGCGAAGCGATCGAGGATACGGTCAAAGCTGCGGATCGAGTGGACGAGACGATGTACGATGTACCCAGTGCCGTTCTCTATTTGGCCTGGTATGGATTGACTGAGGAACAGGTTCTGACGCTTCCCAAAACAGCTGTTCTGGAAGACGGAATTATACTGAATGGTCAGAAAATTGAGATGCCCTATTTCTTGACAGACTTGTTGGTTCGTCTGCGGGACGCTGAGGGGTTCAACACAAAAGGTAGAGGGATTATTTTCCGAAAGTATATGTATTCGGATTATCTGATTCGGACTGAGGATAGCCACCAAGTAAGCGTCTTTCAAATGCGGGCCAGTCTCAGTCGAATGGATAAGGTGATGGATCACACCTACTCTTTGCGGTTCGATACTGCTCGTCAGTCTGGTATATTCTATCGAGCGTATATGCTGGAATGTGAAAACAACAATTTTGATTTGAGCGATCCTGAGTTTGCAGCCAATGTATTCTGTGAGGATTTTACTCAGAAGCAAAACAAGGCAGATCCTGGCAAGCGTCTTCGTGAACGGATACGGGACTATACGCTGTACAAACAGCTATTCTCCTAAAGCGGCGAAAGCCGTTTTAGGATTAGCATAATAACGAACAAAATCAATGTATGCTTATGGGGGGGGTAGAGATGCCGGTATTCATTTTCCTGGTCTTTGTGTTAGCGGCTGTGCTGTGGGTGCTGCTATCATTCGTATTTAGGCCGCTCGGTCGTTTTGTCGGACGAGTTTGGAAGGATGCAAAAGACGCAATGGACGAGGAAGATCCCAGCGAAGACGACACAGCAAATAAAAACTGACGGAGGTAAAAGAACACTATGAGAAAGAAAGGTTTCATTGGAGCGATCGTTCTGGCTGTCCTAATTTTTGGCGGTATTATCCTGGCTCTGCTGTGTACCAGCCGTGTGCCCGCAGGTTACGTCGGAGTGGTTTACAACATGAACGGTGGTGTAGACGGTGAGGTTCTATCCCAGGGCTGGAATTTGGTAGCGCCCACCAAAAAGGTCACTACCTATTCCATCGGCATTGAGCAAAGCTACCTGACATCCGACGATGAGGGAGACAGCAAGAACGACGAGAGTTTCAGTATTCCCACATCGGATGGTAAGACAGTCCGAGTTAATCTGGAGTTCTCCTACCGCTTCGATGAGGCGCGTGTAGCAAGCACATTTGTTACCTTTAAGGGCAAGTCTGGCGAGGAAATCAAGGATACCTTTATTAAGCCCAAGATTATCGCATGGACACAGGAAGTCAGTGCCAACTATCCCGTTACAGACATCTTTGGCGATAAACGCACAGCCATCAATGCGGAATTGGATCTGTACCTCAAGGAGAAGTTTGACAAGTACGGCATTATCATTGATACGGTGAACTTTACTGACATCTCCGTGGATTCTGAAACGGCAGCGGCTATTCAGAAGAAAGTAACTGCCCAGCAGGAACTGGAACTGGCAAATATTGAGGCTCAGACCGCCAAAATCCAGGCTAACAAAGACAAGGAAGTCGCTATGATTCAGGCACAGAAGGATAAGGAGGCCGCTGAGATTCAAGCAGAGACTGCTATCGTTAAAGCGAATGCCGAGGCGGAAGTTGTTCGGATTGCGGCAGAGGCAGAGGCTCAGGCTAACCGTGAAATTGCTTCCTCTCTCACTCCTGAGCTGATTGAGAAGATCAAATACGAACAGTGGGATGGTAAGATGCCTACGGTGTCTGGTTCTAACGCTATCGTATCCATCCCCGGCATGAATTAAGGAGGAGAGCAATATGGCTTTTGGAAAGAAGACTACCTCTTCCAGTTCACATGACATTCTGAGGGAAAAGCAGCAGGAAATTAACCGACTGGAACGGCAGGCGGACGATGCGGTTGAAATCGTAACCCGCACTATCTCTCGACTGGAACTCATCAACCAGCAGATCGACGACGGCATGACCGAGATCGACACCTATATGGCCGACCTTGTAAAGACACGGGAAACCATGTCCACACAGCGTCAGAACAACGCGGCTATCATCAGCAATTTCTCTAAGCTCCTCAATCCGCATTATGCTGAGGAGACTACTGGTGCCGGCGACGGCGAAACTACTGAATAAAACGAGCATTTTGTTTTGGGACGCTAACAGCAATTTCAAAACAATGAACATTTAATTCATCCAGTTGAAAATGCGTCCCGTGGTGGCGGAAATCGCCACATATGGAGGGGTAATCCTAATTGGTAAGGAAGCATCCTGCTAAGGTGCCAGTAACCCGCAAGGGCGTGTGGGTTCAAGTCCCACCCTCTCCGCCAGCCGTGTGGTGAGCGGCATAGCGTACATTGTAAGCCCCCTTTCTTGACGGCGGGAAAGACCGCTGACAGCTCGGAAAGACGAGCAATATGGGAGCGTCGGGTGGCAGGCCATACCGTGTAACGGGCGGCGGACACGCACAGCAATTTACTATACAAGAAGACTGCAAATCTTTTCCTCTACGGTTCGAGTCCGTAGGCTCCCCTAAAAGCCGCTATGATAATTCTTAGAAAGGAGATTCGTGCCATGAGTAGAGCACGTGACCAGACCATCTGAGTTATCTTTGGAAAATGTAATGTAATCGGCTGCTGAAACGTATGGGGCGGTGCCCCAACAGGTTTCAAAATGTGAACCGCCCACAAAAGTGCGGAAGATTGGGATGCAGTTAAGGAGGCTCTGCATGAACAAAGCACGAGACAAGCCCTAAGTGATGTCAATAACATCATACTTACCGCTTCCGGCACAACATTGAAAAAGTTATCAACTGGGACGCTAACAGCAATTCATTCTAAAATTTTGGAAAAAATGCGTCCGCTAATATCATGAATACGGCGGTTCCTGGGAGGTTCCCGCATTCATATGTGTAATGAAAAAACACAGGCAGCAATGAAAACCTCCCAATATGCAGAGGTAGCTCAGTCGGTAGAGCAATAGTATAGAAAATGTGGAGCGCACAGCCTCACTAACAGCAATGTATAATGGGGAACTATGTGTCGTAGGTTCGAGTCCTACCCTCTGCACAAGCGTACTTTTGTACGCAAATCCTTTCTTTGCGGTTCGGATGCAGAATGCGATTGCTCTGGTACAGAGAACGCCGTCTAAAGGTGATCAGCAACGGACGTAAAACAAGTGTAGTGACCGTGCAAATCGGAACGTCTGGGAGTTGTACCACTCCCACCTGTGAGAGCCAGGACAGCAAGAGATAGGTGAGCAAAGAGAAAGCTCATAAGGCAAATCCTCGTGCCTTAGCAGATGTGGTGTAGCTGGATAGCACGCTGGCCCATGTGGGGCCGGAAGGATTGGGTTCGAGTCCCATTCGCTGTGACTAAAAAGAAGGGCGTCATGGAATAGCTGACCATGCGCATTGGGAGTAGCTGCCCGATGTACAAAAACGACGGATGAACCCTTATGTAAAACGGTGTAGCATAGACGAAAAGATTGTAAACGTCATGTTTATTGAAACGGGTGCGCAACCGTGGAGAACACTGTTTGTATGGGAGAGTGGCCCATACCCTATCACCTCAAGCCAGGGTAGCTCAGTGGATAGAGCGCGTATCAATGCGTATCGTATGAAACGCTCACAGCAATGATTGAAGGAATTTTAATCCCGTGGTCGTGGGTTCGATTCCCACCCCTGGCACAAGACTCCTTTGTTTTCCGGTGTTCTTTCGAGTCGTCAAGAAAAAAACCGGCGTAGTTGCGGATGATAAAACGCAAGCGAAATCCATTCTCGCTAATGAATGGATAAGGGCAGGGCTTTGGGATCGCTTACGTCTGCTCTGAAAATAAGCGCCAGATAATCAGCCCAAATATCTTGAACTGGGCTGTGGCAGCTTGGAAAGACAAGCAACTATGCGGCAGTGGTGAAGTGGTAACACAGCAGCCCTATAAAAAATGTGAAGCGGAAGTTTCACTAACAGCAAGGTAAAAAGGAAGCCAAGCTGCCATTCGTAGGTTCGATTCCTACCTGCCGCTCCAATTCTCTGAACACATACAGCAATAGCAAGATGACAACTGTGTTCCGAGGTATCTCAAAATTATAGGAGGTAAGAGAATATGAGCAACTTTATGGAAAGTGTCAAGGACACGATGCTGGACGGCGCAAACAATATCTCTGTTACCGAGAATGGGGCGGTCGGCTATCGCACCACTGGTCGATCTTTGCTGGATCTCAACTTTGCCGTGGCGTCTCTCCGTAACGCCAGCGTTAAGGAGATCGCGGATCGCTTCACCCAGGCGTTTTTCGAGGATAAGGTGACAGCGATGAAGTGGCTGTTCTTTGCCCGCGATGTGCGTGGCGGGCTGGGTGAGCGCCGACTGTTTCGTGCGGCTATGGTGCCGATGGCAAAGAAGTTTCCGGAGTACGTTACACCGGTGCTGTCGTTGGTGCCTGAGTATGGGCGTTGGGACGATCTCTGGTGTCTGCTGGATACGCCGGTGGGCGATAAGGTGATTGAGCTGGTGGCAAGGCAGCTGCATGACGATCTGCATAACAACGTCGAGCAGAAGCCGATCTCTCTGCTGGCAAAGTGGATGCCGCGCCGCAAGTCCTCTTCTAAGGAGTCTCGTCATTACGCCCGTATTCTGTGCGAAGGGTTGAATATGACCGAGCGTACCTATCGGCATACTCTTTCTGGCCTGTCCCGTTACCTGGTTGTTGTGGAGCAGCAGATGTCCAAGAACGATTGGGACGGGATTGATTACCAGCGAGTCCCCTCCCGTGCCAACCTGATTTACAACAAGGCTTTCCTCCGCCACGATGAGGAGCGCCGCCGTGAGTTCCTTAGTCGGGTGGAGAACGGCGAGGCCAAGATCAACGCTGGTACGCTGTTCCCGCACGATATTGTCAACAAGTATCGTCAGAGCCACGGCGTGGACGCCACACTGGAGGCATTGTGGCAGAATTTGCCTGACACGGTACAGGGTTGTGGAAACACGATGGTGGTTATGGACGATAGCGGAAGTATGGAGTGGGTGATGCTCCCTGGGAGTTCCGCTCGTCCGTTGGAGGTGGCAAACGCCTTGGCGATCTATTTTGCCGAGCGATCTTCTGGTCAATTCAAGGATCAGTATATGTCCTTCTCCGACAGACCGCAGCTCCTCGACATCTCCAGTGGCAAGAACCTCTATGAGCGGCTTCAAATTGTCCATGCTTGCCATGCTGGAGCCAATACCAACGTGGAGGCAGTCTTTGATCTCATCCTGGAAACAGCGGTTTCTAAGCATATGAATCAGAATGACTTGCCTGCCAACATTCTCATCATTTCCGATATGGAGTTTGATGCTTGTGCCAGCTGCGGTGCTCCTTCGAGAGATCGGTGGAGCTACAACACGCAGAGGCCAAACGCCCGCCTTTTTGACGAGATCAATAGGCGGTATCAGCAGGCAGGTTACAAAATGCCCAGATTGGTGTTCTGGAATGTTGCCAGCCGCTCTGGGACGATTCCCGTTAGGGAGAACGACATGGGCGTGGCGCTGGTCAGCGGTTTCTCCGTCAACATCGCTCAGATGGTGATGAGTGGCAAGCTCGATCCCTATGAGTGTCTGTTGGAAACGCTGAACACTGAGCGCTACCAGCCTATCGAGGACGCACTGCGTCCTGTTGTCAACGACTAATAACGAATAAAATCAAAGGAGGCTCAGAACGATAGAGTAGCACGCCGGCTGTCTACGGTCTGAGCCTCTTCTTATACGAAGGAGTGATATCATTGGTCTATCTCGACCATGCGGCATCGACCGCACCTTTTCCCGAAGTCTTGGATACCATGCTTCCATGGTTTCAGACGTGTCATGTTGGAAACCCCAGCAGTATCCATTCCCAGGGTATCAACGCCCGCCACGCTATCGAAAAGGCACGAGAACAGGTAGCGCTAATGATCGGTGCAGACCCTTCGGAGATATTTTTTACCTCCGGCGGAACTGAGGCGAACAACGCCTGGTTCCGATGTCTGACCAAACACGTTGTCCTTACGGACGAGATTGAGCATCATTCGATTTCTGAACCGTTGAAAAATGCGTGTGTATGCCCGCTCCCCGTTGTTATGAAATACGCAAGGGTTTGGTCGGACGGCTCGGTAGACCTGGATGATTTGGAGCGGCTTATCATTGAAAACAAGAAAGAGCTGGGTGCCGTTTCTGTCATGTGGGTCAACAACGAACTTGGAACGGTGAATCCTATCAAAGAAATCGGAACACTTTGTAAAAAGTATGACGTTCCTTTCCATACAGACGCAGTAGCGGCGGCGGGTCACGTTCCAATCGACGTTCACGCCTATAATGTGGACTTCCTATCTCTCTCCGGTCATAAGTTCGGAGCACCCCAGGGAATTGGAGTGCTGTATATCTCCAATCGAATCAGAAAGGAACCGTGGGTTTATGGTGGAGGTCAGGAGCGTGGATTGCGAGGCGGCACCGAGAATGTACCAGGAATCGTGGGGATTGGCAAAGCGGCAGAGATAGCGACCAAGCGCCTGCCAAGGCAGATGGCACAGTGGGCACATTTGCGGGATGTGTTTTTGAATGAGCTTAATGTCGAAATGGATGGAGAGTTTCATATCAACGGCGATACCGACCGGCGTTCCTCCGCTATCATCAGCTTGACACTGCCGGGAGTCAACAGCGAATCTTTACTTCTGTTGCTGGATCAGCAAGACATCTACCTTTCTGCTGGTTCCGCTTGCAGCGCATCCGACGCCACAACTTCACACGTTCTGCGTGGAATTGGATTATCTGAGGAAAGCGCTGCCTGTACCGTCCGTATTTCAATGGGGTTTGATACTACGGAAGATGAAATGCGTCAAGCTGCTCAGGGTGTTGCGAGTGTGGCGCATAGGCTGAAAGCTATGTATTCCTAACCCCCTATATTTATTCTTTTTTGTTTTTTCTATTAACAACGAATAAAATCAAAGGAGAGATGCAAATGTATTGTGCGTATGTCACCAAAATCCGCAATCTGCGTAAGCACACCAACGCTGATCGTCTGCTCTGTGGCGAGTGCTTTGGGAACACGGTAATTGTGGATCTTGGAACCGAACCTGACCAGCTGGGGGTCTACTTCCCCGTAGACGGCAAGCTCGGTGTAGAGTTCGCTCAGAAGAACGACCTTCTGCGGCGAAAAGATGAGAACGGCAACCCCGCCGGCGGCTACCTCGATCCAGAGAAGCGCAACATTAAGGCGCTGAAGCTCCGAGGAGAAAAAAGTGATGGCTTGTTTCTGCCCATCTCCTGCATGGAGGGATTTATTGATACCTCTTTGCTGAAAGATGGAGACACAATTTCTGTCGTGAACGGTATCACCATCTGTGAGAAGTACATTCCTAAGCGCAACCGTAGTGGTGGAAGTCCTGGCGGCGGAAGTCGTGTCCGCAAGAAGTCCGATCCGATTTCTCCGCTCTTCATGGAACACGCCGATACAGAGCAGCTTGCCTACAATCTGTCTGCTTTCCGTGCCGGCGACCTGGTAGAGATCACGCTGAAAATGCACGGCACCAGTCAGCGTACTGGCTATCTTCCTGTGCTTCAAGGCTACAAGTATAAGAACGGTTTGCAAAAGCGGCTGTTTGAGAGCGATAAAACTCCGAACTGGCTACGCTCTATGATTGAGCGGACGCCCATCTATGATTGGGGTTATGTTACCGGAACCCGCCGTGTAGTGTTGGATAGCTTTGACGGAGGTTTCTATGGTAGCAATGCTTTCCGTGAACAGCACGCCAAGATTTTTGAAGGGAAGCTCCACAAAGGCGAGGAGGTCTACTATGAGGTGGTGGGTTTCACGGATGATGGCACGCCCATCATGTCTCCTAGCAATAACGCCAAGATTGGTGACAAGGAGTTTTCCAAACAGTACGGCAAAACCACTTTCTTTAGCTATGGCTGCGATCCTACCGGCAAGAAAACGACAGCAGACGGTTCTGGAGTATCTGCCGAGCCTGTTCCCAAATCCGACATCTATGTCTACCGGATGACCATGACCAACGAGGATGGTGATGTGGTGGAGTACCCGCCCGACTTCATGCGTTATCGCTGTGAACAGATGGGTGTCAAGTGTGTGCCGCTGTTCTGGCGTTGCTTTATCCCGGATATGGTTCAGCTTCCCGACGCTGTGGGTTCTCCCCAAGCTGTGGACGCTGGCGAATACATCAAAGCTATCGCAGAGAGGTATTATGACGGCCCCGACCCTGTTGGCAAAACCCATATTCGAGAGGGCGTTGTGTGTCGGATTGTCAATCGTCCCAAGTTTGCGGCCTACAAGCATAAGAACTTCTACTTCAAGGCACTGGAGGGGCTTATTAAAGATACCGCCGCTGCGCCGGATATGGAGGAAGCCCAGGAGGTGGAGGTTATGGAAGAAGAGGGATGAATAAGTCTACAATCCTCAACTTTATCCAGAACTTCAAAGGCTCTGAGGAGGTTTTTCTAAATGGCTGCTGTTACTGGTTTGCCTTTATTCTTCAAGAGAGATTTGGCGGAAACATGATGTATGAGCCAGTGATTAACCACTTCGTTCAGGAAATCGGTGGCCGGCTTTACGATGTCTCCGGTGATGTGACCGATCAGTACACCACAGAGTATTTGATGTTCTGGGCTGATATGGAGGGGTATGACCCCTCCCTCTATCAGCGGATTTTACGAGACTGTGTGAGAAAGAAGGAGTGTAGCGATGAATAAGGAGCGCATTATGGCTCGGATGCAAGAGCATTTGGCTACCGTTCAAGAACACTTCGGAGATGCGTGGGTTGGCCTGTTCCTGCAAGGTTCACAAAATTACAAACTGGATTATGAGAGTAGCGATATTGATACCAAGGCAATCGTACTCCCCAGCTTCTCAGATTTCGTTCTTACCCACAAGCCCGTCAGCACCACCCATGTTATGGAAAACGATGAGCACGTGGACTTTAAGGATATTCGGCTCATGTTTGAGTGTATTCGCAAACAAAACGTCAATTTCATTGAGATTCTGTTCACGCCCTACTGCATTATCAACCCGCTCTACACCGATCTGTTTCAATCGGTGTTGGACGCCAGAGAAGATATTGCCCGCTATAACAACTATGCTGGTATGAGTTGTCTGCTGGGTATGGCGTTGGAAAAGCAACACGCTATGGAGCATCCTTATCCCGCCGCTCTTGCCAAGATTGAGCAATTTGGGTACGACCCTAAGCAGCTTCATCATGCCTTGCGGATGCGGGAATTTATGACCCGCTATATGGCCGGCGAAAATTATTTTGATTGTCTGGTTAGCAAACAGTCGGATTACCTTGTAGAGGTAAAAAGAGGGTGTCACACCTTAGAGGAGGCGCGGCAGCTTATGCAGGAGGCAGTTGATTCCATGATCGCCGATAAAAAGCAATATATGGATACAGTGCCTCTCGCAATCAATCAGCACGCCGATCAGGTGCTACAGACAGCGACGGTGGAGATTTTGAAGCGGCGGTTTCTGATGGAATTACAGGAGGGTAAGTAAAATGCAGTGCTTCTATATGATGGTTGGTCTTCCTGGAAGTGGAAAGTCTTGGTATGCCGAGAACAAGTTGCCTGACGCCGTGATCCATTCCAGTGATACCATTCGTGAAGAGCTACTGAGTGACATCTCCGACCAAAACCACCAGGAGCTGGTATTCCAGACGCTCCATGACCGTGTGCTCTCCGATTTGCGTGCTGGTAAAGATGTGGTCTACGACGCCACGAATGTCAGTTACAAGCGCCGAATGGGATTTCTGCATCGTGTCACCGCTGTTAATCCCCAGATCAAGAAAGTGTGCGTTTTCATGGCGACGCCGTATATCCTCTGTGTAGAGCGCAACGCCAACCGTGAACGTAGTGTTCCAGAGAATGTGATCGACCGAATGTACCGGGGTTTTGATATCCCTATGGAAGCTGAAGGCTGGGACGAAATCTGGGTTGAGGGTGTGGAACCGTTTATCGGCGGTATCAGCCTTCTGCTCTCCCGCCTTGCAGCTCTGGATAATCCCCATCATGAGTTTACTGTAGGGCAACATATGCTAACGGCCTATGAGTATTTCGACAAACAGTATCCCCAGTGGGTGAATGATATCTCTTTGGGCCGGGCGGTAGCGATTCACGATATTGGCAAGGAGTATACGAAAGTTTTCTGTAATGCCAAAGGTGAACCTACAGATATTGCTCATTTTTATCAACATGAGCGTGTCGGTGCTTATGAGAGCTTTGCCCACACTACCGATTTGACTCTGCACGAAAGGTTGAAAGTAGCACTTTTGATTCGCTGGCATATGGCACCTTTCGCAGTAGAAAAGTCAGATAACCCGAACAAGACGGAGAGAAAGTTCAAAGGCTTGCTCGGTGAGGATATCTGGAATCAGGTTATGGTCTTGAATGACTGTGACCGTCATGCACATTAACCAAATTATAGGAGGAAAATGCAATGCGTAACAATGAAATGAGTTTGTATCCGCTGAGGGCTGTTCAGGTTCACCCCCCCCTCGCAAATTTTGTGGCTGTACCAGTAAATGGTGATTTGCGTCGGCTTCTGTCTTTGCCTGCTGAATCCAAAGGGGTTGAGACGGCAATGGATCACGAGGGATTTCACAATGGCTGGAACGCTGCACTGCGGCATATGCGGCAGCATTCCGACACACTTCTTCCTGAGATTGAGCGTTTGATCTTTAACGATCCCGCTACCATTGTCTATTGGAGTGACGGTACGAAGACTGTGGTGAAGTGTCAGCAGGGAGACACCTTCAGCGCAGAGACTGGTTTGATGGCCGCTATGCTCAAGCGTTTCATGGGCAATGACAACAGCTACAACAAAGTCATCAATTACTGGTTGGCTACTACTCATCAGCCTGCTCTGCCGAAGGCTACCGAAGACCATGGGAGTTAATTATGTCAAATGAGGTTTATATCTTCATAGGTTGTGCTTTGCTACTGCTTCTCCTCTATCTGTTTGATGGAGGAGGCGGTGGCGGGCAAGGAGGTGGACGTTTTGCATAGCAAGGAACAACTGGAAGAAATGCAGCGTCTGCCTCTTCCCCGCAAAATCCAGATTACCACAGCTCGGATCATCGAATGGTATCAGCATTACAATGGCAAGGTCTATGTGGCCTTTTCTGGCGGCAAGGACTCGACCGTACTCCTTGATATTGTGCGGCGTATCTATCCTGATGTGCCGGCTGTGTTCTCGGATACTGGGTTAGAGTTTCCAGAGGTTCGCCAATTTGCCATGAGCCGAGACAATGTGGTAGTGGTAAAACCTGAGATGAATTTCCGAAAAGTTATTGAGGTATACGGATATCCTGTGGTTTCCAAGCGTGTAGCTGACACAGTAGAGTACGGGCATAAGCCTGGCTCCTTCCGGTGGAAGGAACTACACGGCGAGATTATGCGGAGCAATGGGACACCCTCAGAGTTTAATTGTGAGAAATGGTGTTATCTGCTGGATGCGCCCTTTAAGGTATCTTCCCGATGCTGTGCTGTTATGAAAAAGCGCCCCATGAAGAAATACGCTAAGGAAACTGGAAGAGTGCCTATCATCGCAACAATGGCGAATGAGAGCCGATCCCGCCGCGCTACATGGTTGCGTATGGGGTGCAACGCCTTTTCTGGCAAGAAACCCAGTTCTCAGCCTATGTCGTTTTGGACAGAGGAAGACGTACTCGAATATCTTTACACTTACCAAATCCCCTATGCACCTGTCTATGGCGAGATCATTAAGACTGACGGGGGGGGGTGGACAACAACAGGAGAAAAGCGTACTGGCTGTGTCTTTTGTGCCTTTGGCGCTCATCTGGAAAAGGCACCGAACCGTTTCCAACGTCTGAAAACAACCCACCCAAAACTCTGGAGCTACTGCATGAAGCCGTGGGAAGAACATGGTCTTGGTATGCAGAGAGTGCTTGAGTATATCGGTGTGCCTATTGAATAAGTAAAGGAGTGTAAGTTTTGAAAAGGACATTTGAGGGTATCGGCATTGTAACGACCATTTTAGGATTTATCGGATTGCTGGTTTTCAGTCCGGTTCTCACATTTGGGTGTGCATGGATCGGTGGCTGGATACTAAAAGTATGTGTTGGCAATGCCATCGCTGGTGGCATGAACCTAATGTTCAACACAACCCGATTTACCCCGGATTTCATTCCATTGGCCTGTGCAACACTGGCTACAATCGGAAAATACTTCAAGAGTTCACAAACGAACAATAACAACGGAAGGAGTTAATACCAATCCTGGTAAACCAGGTTCATGTAAGATTGATAAGTACATGGTAAAGCTGCCTGTTACAGCGTGAAATTATTCAAACACGGACTTTAGGTTTGTGGAAAGTAGCTTAGGAGGATTAGGCAGTTGACCTCAGCCAGTGATGGTTGTGGTCGGTATGAAACACATCGTATGTTTTTCTGGCGGTCATTCTTCAGCAATCGCCGCCGTGGAGGTAGTCAGAAGGTACGGGGCAGAGAACACGATTTTGCTCAATCATGACCTATGTCCCCGTACCGAAGACGAAGATATCAAACGTTTTAAGAATGAGGTTTCGGATTATTTGGGCGTTCCTATCACTTATGCCAATATGCCTGGATGGGAAGTCAAAGACCAGTTTGATGTGTGTATGGAAATTAAAGCGTTCAAGTCTGGCGCTCAGTCAACCGCTTTCTGCACAAACAGGCTAAAGACCGAACCGTTTCATAAGTGGTTATCCGAGCACTATCCCACAAATCCTCCCCAGATAAGGGACGATATTTCTCTGGTCTACGGCTTTGATACTAATGAGCAGCATCGTATTCAGCGTAGGGTTGGTATCATGGCTGCTATGGGATATCACACGGAATACCCGCTGACCTGGGAGATACGTACTGTTCATAATATTGAAGAGGTTGGGATCGAACGTCCGAAGACCTACAGCATTTTCAATCATGCAAATTGCACCGGTTGCCTCAAAGCTGGTAAACAGCACTGGTTTATTGTCTATTGTCTTTATCCCGAGATCTGGGAGAAAGCAAAACAGGCTGAGGCGGCTATCGGATACAGCATTCTCAAACAGGGCTATCTTTCAGATTTTGAGATGGAATTTGCCAGGCTCAAAGAAAAAGCATTACCACCATCTGAGAAGACTAAGCCGCAAAAGTTCTGGGCGGCAGCAAGGAAACTTGTCCAAGATGATGGCAACTTGCCTTGTGAGTGCTCATTCTAAAAACTATGGAGGTTTTTGCAATGGCAACATTTAATGTAACAGTCAACTTGGACTGGTTGGACGAGGAAGAGAACCTTGACGGGCGGCTGAGGGACGAAATTCTTTCGGGCATTGTCGCAAAGGTTGGAACAAACATCACAAACTCTTTGGAAAGCGAAGCGAGAAAACTCTTAGACGCAAAAATGGCATCCCTCGAAAACGAAATCAGCGAAAAACTTAATGCTATGATGCAGGAGTTTTTTGACACGCCTAAAGACATCACCGATAGGTGGGGAGATGTTGTAAAGCGTGGTATAACCGTTCGGGAGCAGTTGAAGGAGTCCTGCGCTCAATACCTGGATCAAAAAGTAGACAGCTCTGGAAAGCCCGCCTCCGGATATGGCTCCTGTAAAACGCGCCTGGAATACATTCTTGATAAGGCCGTAAACCACGATATGGAATATGCAATTAAGAGGGCTACTACCGAAGTTACGGACAACATCAAGAAAAAGATTACGGAAGAGGTGAAAAGGCAAATCGGGGAAAAACTTGCCGACGTGATTGGCCTTGATTCGATGATGGGGAACAAAAAGTAGTCAGTAGGATGAAAGCAGACTTTTATGACCAAGGAGGAATCTTTTATGAAGATGGATAAAGTTGCCGGTAGCGGCAACGACGAGTTCTACACGCCGGAGTATGCGATTGCTCCGCTGTACAAGTATTTAGCACCCCCCCCGCAGTGATATGGTGCCCCTTTGACACGGAGGATAGCCTATTCGTAAAGCTGTTCCGCCAGCGCGGGTATACCGTAATTGCTACGCACATTTGCAACGGGCAGGATTTCTTTGAGTTGGAACCGCCACAGTGCGACTATATTATCAGCAACCCGCCCTACTCTCTGAAAGGTGAAGTGTTTGAGCGGCTGTTCCAGCTCAAAATCCCCTTTGCCATGCTGGTCGGTGTGGTGGGACTCTTTGAGAGCCAGCGGCGGTTCAGTATGTTCCGAGATCACGATTTCGAGATTATGTATCTGAACCGCCGTGTCTCTTACTTCAAGAGTTATACGGATCAAAAACCGTCGCTTAACCCGCCGTTCAGTAGCGTGTATGGGTGCTACAGCATACTCCCGAAGCAAATCATCTTTGAGGAGATCGACAAAAGCGCATAAAAAACTTCATTAACAACGAACAAAATCGTTGACAAGAAGCCCGAAATACGCTATAATATAGGAGGTAAGAACCTTGGATTTCAAAACCGCCCTTTTCTGCGAGTTCGATAAGTACGCCGCAGAAAGCTATTGCGCCATTCACGGTGTCGATTCGACAGCCAACATCGGTGATATCACACAGGCCGACGAGAAAGCTGTTCCAGATTTTAACACCATGTTTGGTGGAAGCCCGTGCCAGGACTTCAGCATAGCGGGCAAACAGGGGGGGGCTGCATGGACTTGTAAACACTGCGGTCATGTGTACAACCCTCTGGAAGCTCACTACGATCAGCGTGACCATTGCCCTAAGTGTGGTTCAACCGAGATTGAGAAGACTCGTTCTTCTTTGCTCGTCGAATGGTTGCGCTTCCTGAGAGAAAAGAAGCCCCGCTTTGCCATCTATGAAAATGTCAAAAACATTACTGGTTCCCGCTTCCGCACCACTTTCGACCTCTTTGTAAAAGAGTTGGAAGACTACGGCTACAATGTCTATTGGCAGGTGCTGAACGCAAAACACTATGGTATTCCTCAAAACCGAGAGCGTGTGTATTGTGTCATCGTCCGCAAGGATCTGGACAACGGAAAATTCAAGTTTCCCACGCCGATTCCGCTGAAAAAGGCGCTGGTCGATATGCTTGACGACCATGTTGACGAGCGCTATTACCTATCTGACGATAAAGTAGCTGCCATGATTACCCCCCCCGCTCAAACCAATCAGTAACACCGTCAGAGCCGGAGGTCGAGGCTCCACAGACAGGCACTCATGGGATTTGCTCTCTTTCCGGCGTGAAACTGAGTAAGAAAGGAAGCAAGTTTGAAGGGTACTGCGATACAGCCTTGGCACTGCTGGCCCGCGATTACAAAGGCTTTGGGAACCAGCAAATGACAGGAGTGATGGAGAAGAATGAATGACTTGGTAAAGGTGTTGCTTGCACCACCAGTGGCATATTGCATTGATGCAAATTACTATAAGGGCACCACCATCCAACAGTATCTTAAAAAGAAACGAAGACAACTGGTTATGGAAATTACCATGGAGGATGAAGAAGATATGAAGATTGTATGTGAGCAGCGATGTGACGAGGGCATTCGGTTTTTCCGAGATGATGTCTGCGGCACGATTCGCACCATTGACGGGGGGGGGACAAGAGAGTGATTGAGAACGATATTACAATGATTGGTGGTCTTCAGAAACACCAATCTCCCCGGTCGGACGGGATTTGCCCGTGTGTAAACAGTGCGGCACGGATGGGTGGCGGACAAACGCCTATCGCGATCCGTCCAGGGTTTCGGGTGAGAAAGCTCACCCAGCGAGAGTGTTGGCGGCTTATGGGCTTCACAGACGAAGACTTCGCTAAGGCACAAACCGCAATGAATCAGAACCTATACAGTGGCAATGACCGTAGCGGCTCTCAGCTTTACAAGCAGGCCGGAAATTCCATTGTGGTGGATGTGCTTTGTGCCATTATGGGAGAACTGTGTGAAGCTATGCCGTATCTTTTTGAAGATATGGTGGTAGGATCTTTTTTCTCTGGTATTGGCGCTTTTGAAAAGGCGCTTGCCAGTTTTGATAAATCGCCTAATAGCGACGAACAAAATCGGGCTATCGAAAGTGACGATCTCCACCAGCTTGGATATATCAACGACTACAACGGAGATGCTAACCGCATTTACGATGGAAGTACCGTGGCCCGTGCCCTGAAAGCCGAAGCTGGTGGGGGGGGTGCAAAAACGGGCTGGTATCAGCTTCCTAATAGAAAGGATGAGATCCTTTGAGCATCGTAATTATGAATCGTCGTGAAGCCTACAATGAGATTAAACCGAAACGGGAAAGCCGTAAGGATATGATCCTGGAGGTGCTAAAGAATGGCGATCCTGGGGGTATGACGGCGGAAGAGATTGCCCAGCAGCTTCTTCACGACGGAAAGATTTCTCACATTGACCCTAACTTTACTCGTCCTCGTTTGACAGAGTTGAAAGAGGATGGTGTAGTAGAGGTGGTCGGCAAACGCCGGAGTCAGATCACCACTCGCAATACTGCCGTTTGGAAAGTGGTTAAGCATTGATGTTGGGAGAATACACCTGTTTGGACTGTGGGGCGACTTTCGATGAACCCAAGAGATGGGAAGAACGTCACGGATTGGACACGCCACCATATGAGCAATTCAGCGGTTGCCCAGTCTGCGATGGGGCATATGCGTCAACAATCGTGTGCGACGGCTGTGGCGAAGCAATTACCGGCGAATATGTACGAATCGAATCAAGCGGTGAGTGCTATTGCGACTCATGCTTTATGCTCAAATCGTTTGGTGACGATTAAAAATCTCGGTTAACAACAAACAAAATCAAGGAGGATAGTATGGCAAATGAAGAAATCAAAGACCTAAACCTTGTCCAGAAGTTGGCGGGTATCCGCAAGATGGTTGAGGTTATCCGTAAGAACAAATCGGGCTACAACTACAAGTATGTGTCCGAGGATGAGATTCTGGCCCGTGTGACAGCCGGCATGGATAAATACCATGTTCTGTTGTATCCCGGCATTGTCCCGCAGACGGCGGAGGTAAGCCCGTACAACTACACCAAGATCAAGAATGCCAAAGATGGCAAGAAGATCGAAGAGAGCGTCAACGAGGTGCTGGTTAAGGCCGACATGACCTTTACATGGATCAACTTGGACAATCCGGAAGACACACTGGTGGTGCCGTGGGTAATTGTCGGTCAGCAGAGCGACGCCAGCCAAGCGGTCGGCAGCGGTCTTAGCTATCTCCACCGCTACTTCCTGCTGAAGTTTTTCCAGATCGCTACACCTGACGACGACCCCGACAACTGGCGGAGTAAGAAGCTACAGGCCGCTGAGGAAGAGGAGCGGGCAGTCGTTTCCGCCATGATTGACGAAATCGACGAGCTTATTTCCAACTACCTCAACAGCTTCCAGGACGAGGAGAAACTGAAAGACGCCCGCACTAAGCTAACTGCCGTGGTGAAGAAACACGTCAAGGACGAAAAGGGCAAGCCGTCCGGCAACTACCGGATTGTTACCAACATGAAGACCGCCACTGATGTCTTGGAAGCGGTTAAGAAATTTGTAGGAGGCAATGGAGCATGAATAGTATCATCATTAAAGGCCGACTGACCAAAGATCCTGAACTGCGCTACACCCAGAGTGACACCGCTGTGTGTACGGTGAATGTTGCCGTAGATCGCCCCTATTCTAAAGATAAGGAGACGGATTTCTTTACTGTTGTGTTCTGGCGGCAGACTGCCGAGTTTGTGTCCAAGTATTTTTCCAAAGGGCAGGAAATCTTGGTGCAAGGTGAGATGCAGAGCCGCAAATACGAGGACAAAGAGGGCAACAACCGCATTGCATGGGAGATTAAGGCCGACCGTGTAGAGTTCTGTGGTAGCAAGGGGCAAGGTGAGGAAAATGCCTCTGCGCCCGCCACCAAGGGTAAATCTACAAAGAAAGCACCTCCTCCCACCGCCGAGAGTGAGGTAGAATCCGGTGAGACTGAGGATGACGGTGAGCTTCCGTTCTAAGGAGGAACTAAATGCGATATGACCTAACGATTGAGGCGATGGAGTGGAGCTATTCGAGGCTGTCCGCCTTTGAGGACTGCCCTTATCTATGGCTCCAACGGTACATCTACGAAATACCAGGTCAGTCGAAGTTCTTCGCTCAATATGGAAGCCTGATGCACTCTATTCTTCAGCAATATCTGACTGGTATGCTGCATAAGGAAGAGCTTACACCTTACTACCTTTCCCATTTTACAACTGACATCACAGATAAAGCTCCATTACACAAGATTCATATGGGTTATCTGGAGCAGGGACGGCAGTACCTTAAAACGCTGTCGTTCCCTGCCCGAAAAGTAATAAAGGTAGAGGACAAGATGCAATTCCAATTTGCCGGGCATTCGTTTATAGGCTTTCTGGATCTGTTGTCTGAGGATGAGAGCGGTAAGCTGTACATTACCGATCACAAATCCAGAGCATTGAAGCCTCGCTCCAACAGGGCGAAGCCCACCCTCGGAGATGTTGAATTGGATAAGTACCTACGGCAGCTCTATATCTACGCCAGTGCGGTCTATCAGTTATATGGCCGATATCCCGACTATCTCGAATTTAACTGTTTTCGGACTGGCACATGGATTTGTGAACCATTTAGAAAAGAGCGGTTAGACGAGGTGGAAATGTGGGCAGCAAAGCTGATTGCCAAAATCACAGCGACTGACGACTGGTATGCTAACTTGGATTTTTGGTTTTGTAAACACCTCTGTGATGTAGCTGTGGAGTGTGAGTACGAAGAATTTCTATGATGAAAGTTAAGTTTCATTCACAAACAGAAAGCGAGGATTGCAATATGAATTTTTACATTTCGGCAGAAGAGCTTGCCCAGCGTAAGCACATCAACTTCAGTGTGGATCTGGATGAGAGCGGCCTGCTCATTTCCAGCTGCCCGCAGGAGATTGTTACACCTACCCTTGTCCAACAGCCTGCCGCTGGGCTTTTGACAGATTTGAACCACCTGACATGGGGTGAGCTGGATGCTATTGGGCGGAGTAAGAAAGCGCGACAGCAAATCGCGGTTGGTGCAGTAAAGACCGATCACATGAAGAACGGCTTCGCCGCAGAGTATCGCATCATCGGTTTCGACCACGACGATCTGGCGGATGGTTCCGGCAAAGCTCCATTCTCTTGGGAGGCCGTTCGGATTTATAAGGAGCGGCGTCCTTGGAATAGTGAATGCACTAACGAGGGCGGCTGGGACAAAAGTGAGCTTCGGCAGTGGCTTAATTCGGAGTTCTTGGCACTTTGCTCCGATGAACTACAGGCTGTTATTCGCCCCGTGGTCAAACTTACCTCTGCTGGTGGGCGTAGCAAGGAGATTGTCAAAAGCGTTGATCGTATCTTCATTCTCAGCGAGAAAGAGGTTTACGGTCGTGTAGCCTACTCTGTTCCGGGCGAGGGTAGCTGGTACGAATATTACCGCTTGGAGGATGTGCCTTACTTCGCTCTTGATGAAGATGGCGACCCCTGCTCCAGCGGGTTGCGTTCCCCCTGTTACAGCGACGACGGCAATTTCTGTACGGTGAACGGCAACGGCACCATCTACTCCAACCGTGCTTCCTGGTCGGCGGGTGTGCGCCCCGGCTTT